GGAAGCAGGAATTGCGCATCAAGGACCTGGAGAAGCAGGTACTGGCCTGGACTCCAAGGCCCTATGACCGGAGTGGCCAGTCATGACCGACCTTCACGGCCAGATACGTGCCGCCATCGAAGCGCGCCGGGGCCGGGCACAGGCAGCGGGGACAGGCAGCGCTGCCGAGTGGTACCGCTACGAGCGCTACGTCGAGGCGAAGCACCCGCATCCGCAGATCTTCGACGCCGACGAGGAGCCGGTGCTGTGGCTGGCCATGGACGGCACCCAGGCCGTCATGGACCACATCGCCGCCGAGGACCCGGCCACCGTCCTACGCCACTGTGATGAAGACCTTGACGTGCTGGAGCGGCACGCGCTTGACGGGATGGATCACTGTTCATCCTGCTTCTGGCAGGACGGAGAGCATTACTTCCTGTACTCCTACTCCTGCCCCGAGGCACTGTCGCTTGCCCGTCGCTACGGAATCGAGGCGTCATGACCAGACCCACCTTCGCTTGGAATCAGGCTGCCCTGGCTGCCACAACAGCCTGTCTTGTCTCAGTCCTGATACTGACGGGAGTCAACTTCTGGTTGACCATTGCTCTGGCATCGTGTCTTTTGATCGTCTGGACGATTGTGGGGATCGTCGTGGACGAGATCCGGAGACGGAAGGAGCAACGGTCATGATACTGGAAGCCCTTCGCTCGCTTTTGGTATTGGTGATTCTCAACCTGCTTGGCTTGGCGCTGCTGGGTGTCGTGTTGTTTATCCCCTACCGGTCAAGACGCAGGACCCGTGTCCTGGAGACGATGCAGGAGACGAGGCGCAACCATGGCCAGTTGGACTGACCTTCTCCAGGCCCTCGCTGCCAAGAGGCCAGAGGTCACGATGGTCCCGCCGACGCTCAAGTACGAGAACCTGTGGGACCAGCAGAAGCGCATCGAGGTCCTGGAGACCGAGGTCAAGCACCTGTACCGGGTGCTGGCGGAGATCCTGAAGCGGCTAGACGAACCCGAAGAGTCCTAGGAGGAAGCAATGCTGGCAGTTGTCGCAACGCTGGGTGGTGTCGTTCTCATTGCCCTGTGGAGCTTCGCCTGCATCGCCCTGGGAGTTCGCCTGCACGAGGACACGGCCAAGAAGGAAGGACTGGCCGGTCTCGGCGGTCTCAAGCTTGTGAAGCAGGCCAAGTATCTGTTTGACGAACTCGGAGTTACGTCCTCTTTGGACGAGGTGGAGATCATTAACTCTGAGCATAAGGCAGCCATTGATCAATGGCTGCAGACCTACAAGAAGTGGGAGAAGAAGTAAGTGGCTGCATTCATTTTCGCCATGATTATTCTGCTGGTGGGCCTGCTCGGGCTCGTGGCAGCGATGGTCATGGACCTTTCACCGAAGATCAATAAGCGCGGACTTCCAGAGAGGCCCTTGGTCGGTCGTGGCGTCGCTATGACCATCGCCATAGGCATCATGGCACTGGCCGGACTGATCGTGTTCTTCGATTCGTACGTGATCATTCCGGCTCGCAACGTGGGCATCGTCAACACCTTCGGCAAGGCCGAGGCGACGCTGGACAACGGCTGGCACTGGGTCAAGCCCTGGTCCTCGGTCGATCACCTGGACGCCACGGTGCAGAACATCAACCTGGACTCGGACACGAAGAACTGCATCGCGGTGCGGCTGCAGAACCAGACCACGGCCTGCATCGACGTCACGCTGCAGTGGAACATCGACCAGCACGCCAACGCCAACGTCTTGTGGCAGAACTACCGAGGTACGGACGGCAACGTCGTGGCCCACGTGGGCAAGAACGTCGTCGAGCGGGAACTGACACGGGCTCTGGGCAACGTCTTTACCAACTACAACCCGCTGGTGGTGTTGTCCGACCCCAACAACAAGCAGCCCACTGCCGACGAACTGGCCAAGCAGGCGCTGGAGCAGATGCGTCAGTTCGTGGACCCAGGCATCGACGTGACGAGCCTGCTCGTCCCAACTGGTGGCATCCACTACGACGACGTGACCCAGCAGAAGCTGAACGCCTTCGCGCAGGCCCTGGCTGACACGCAGATCGCCATCCAGAACAAGCTCACGGCCGAGCAGCAGAAGCTGGCCAACGACCTGCTGGCAGCAACATCATCCAACGATGCTGGTGTCAAGTACCAGAACTGCCTGAACCTGATCAAGGAACTGGCTGCGAAGAACCAGTTGCAGAACCTGCCGCAGACCTTCAACTGCGGCGAGGGGTCAACCACTCCGGTCATCCTGAGCGCTCGGGGCAACTGACATGAAGGCCTGGAAGGACCTGAGCCGTCGGGAGAAGATCTTGGCCATGACGTCAGACCTCGCCGGTCGGTTCCTGTACTACGACCGCAAGGAGGACTCCGAGTTCCCCGTGGGATCCATCGAGGAGGCCATCGACAGCGGTGAAGTCACCTTGGACGAGATCGTCGAGGTATTCCTCACCGAACTAACCAAGAGATAAGTAACCAACAACCGAAGAGGATGGATCGTGAACAAGTTGCTTCTGCGCCTGGGTGTTGCTGGCGTCGTGGCCGCAGGCACTGTCTGGGTCGTGCGCAAGTACCAGGCCAACAAGGACCAGACCGAGGAACTTCTGCAGGCGCGGGTGGCCCAGGTCACCGGAGCGCTGCAGCAGGGCGTCGTGCAGGCCACCAAGCAGGTTACCGACCTGGTCGAGAAGGTTCAGGTCCACTTCGACGTGGCCATGACCCAGTTGGCGACCTCGTGGTTGGGCGAGCCCCAGGACCCTGACGAGGGGCCGGCTGACCCAGAGAGCAACGAGAAGCCGGCCGACCAGTACACCAACAGCGACCCGCTGTTGGACGACGGAGGGACAAGGAATGACGCAGCCTGATGCCTACGACCCCGAGGTCACCGGCCTGCCAGAGGTCGGTGTTAGGTACACCCCGCAACACCCGCTGGGGGGTAGGCCAGGCCTGGAGGCGGCAGCCCTCGCTGACTTCGGTGCATTGGCCGGTGCCAACAATCTGGAACGTGGCACTGTGGTGGCGCTGGTGCATCGCATCCAGTCCACCGCCGCAAAGTCGACCCTAGAGGTGATGCCCGAGCTTCTGCGGCTTGTCAAGAACGCCAACGACGCCCGGATCAACAAGATCATCCAGGCGGTGCGCAACCTGCCGGAGGCACCCGTCCAGCAGCAGGGCATCTGGTCCAGGCGCAATCAGCCGCTGGTGAGCTACGTCAGCCGGAACGAGGTGCTGATCCTGCTGGGTCAGGCCCTCGTGGAGAACCTGCAGACGTGAGAAACGGTCATGGGACACCTTGCTCCGGGGGCGTTGTGAGGTGTCCCATGACTCTTATGGAGGAGATCATGTCCAGTTCAGCTAACTGGGTGCTGTGGCAAGGTGCCTGCCGTGACCATCCCGTTCTGCCCCCAGACGCCTGGACGCAGGTGGAGAAAAGCTACCCCCGCGACGACGGGGCCAAGGCGCTGCTCGTGTGCCGCATGGCCTGCCCGGTCCGGGCCGAGTGCAAGGAGCTTGTCCCCCGTGGGGTCGACACCATCTCCGGTGGTGGGTGGACCGACCGCAAGGGCCAGTACCGTGAACCCAAGGAAGATCTGTTCGACGCCAACATGACGGCAGCCTTCCTGGGGATTACGGTGGACCGGGTCCAGAAGATCAGCAAGCGGCGACTACCCACAGTAGTCAGGGAGAGGGGGCGAAGCTGGTTTCACGAGACCGACGTGTGGGCCCTGGACGAGAAGCTGAGCCCGGCCCACGGTACGAAGAGTGCACTGGAACTACATCAGATTCGTGGAGAGCGTCCATGCCAGAGTTGTCATGCGCTGACGAAGAACTTCCCTCAAGGCACAGCCGGCAGATCAACTTCCTCCGAGCCCTCCGTGGCGACGCCCTATGCCAGTACCTAGAGCAAATCCCGTGGTACGTGATGCCTAACGACCTCGTGGGTGGCTGGTGCATCATGCCGGTACCCCTGACCCCTGGTGCTGCGTACGTGCCAGAGGTTGCCGACTTCCTGTCTGAGCGCAACGCTCGATACATGGTCAACTTGCACAACGCCCGCCTGGAGGGAAGCAAGTAATGCGTGTCTTCTACGACTGCGAGTTCGTGGAACGTGGCCGAGAGTTACCCATCCAGCTAGTGTCCATCGGCATGGTCCGCGAGGATGGGCACGAGATGTACCTGATCAACGAGGAGTGTCTGTCCAATGTGGTCAAGCATCCCTGGTTGTCCGTCAACGTAGTGCCGGAACTTCCCATCGCGTTCGACGACCCCTACATCTTCCAGTGGAGCAAGGACCACGAGGACTACCCCAACGTCATGGCCATGGACGCCATCCCTCTGGCCATTCACGACTTCTTGACAGTGGGCCTGGAGCTTGATCCAGCCGAACTGTGGGCCTGGTACGGCGCCTACGACCATGTGGTCCTGTGTCAGACGTTCGGATCCATGGCTGAACTTCCTCCGGGTGTACCGATGTTCACGCACGAACTCCAGCAGCTTTCCGAAGAGCACCCGCAGGTGGTCTTGCCGCCTCAGCCGATCCGTCGTCACAACGCGATGCACGATGCTCGGTGGGTGCAGGAGGCCTTCAGGCGCATCGATGACGTGCGCAACGTGCGGACCATCAGCAACGAGGTCGAAGCCGAGGTCATCGATGACGATGCGTAGACGGTTGCCTGCCTGGGTGCATCGAGCCTGGGCCTGGACTTTAGGGTACTTCTGGCGACCGTGCGCCGAGTGTGGGCAGATGTTCGGTGGTCACGAGGCTGCCCGGGATGGTGCATCGGTCGACGGACGGATCGTGTGCCGGCGCTGTGGCCCCAAGGTCACCGCCCGCAACATGGCCGAGATCGAGAAGCGGCTAGGTCTTCGACATTTGGGACCTGAACTATGACTGAGCAACCTGAGGCCAGTGGCATGGACCTGAGTCACCTCGACGAGCACGAGGCCACCGCCTACAAGCTCGGTGCCCTTACGGCCCAAGCGATTGCTGCTGCTGTTGAAGCTGACCGCAAGCAGCGATTCGTGACACGCTCCCAGGTGCTGACCTGGGACTGGAAGGAAGACGCTCCGTTGGATGACATCGGCAGGGCGATCGAGGAGGCTTCGGATAACCAGGTCCATCTCTATCCGGTCGACACGGGCAGCGACCAGGTGGCCATCGTGGTGTCGAACGGGTTTTTGACGACCGACGAAGCTCAGGAGATTTTCCGTGCCCAGTGGGACTCAGACTGGGACGTCGACTAATGGGCCTGTGGGTTTCTCATGAATGTTGGACCGGCGCATACAGCGCCTTCTCCCGTTGGCGCGAGCGCCTTGCCCGTACCGCCGGATACACCGTTGCGAAGGTGACGTGGGAGGACGCCGACACCTTCATGAACGGTCACGACTTCGTCCTCATCGACTGGGGTCACGTCACCAACGAGCAGTTGATGGGCGACTGGGACGAGACCCCCGCCGACCCGCTGCTGGTGCTGATCGCCCACTCCGACTGTGAGGGTGTTATCCACCCAGCACAGGCTGGTCCACTCGCTGACCGTCTCACGGAGTTGCTGCCGCTGCTTCCCGATGAGGTCGACCGGGGGCACATCGGGGACTGGCGCACGAAGACACAGGCTTTCATCGATGGCCTCCGGGCAGCCGTTGAGGCTGGAGAGGATGTCGAGTTCGCGTAAGACTTTCACGCAGGTGGGGACCAATTCGTCCAGCAGTAAGCAGCCCTGGTCAACGTGACCAACTTCCTGCTGGGTAAGGAGAAAACCACACCATGCTCAAGGTGGGTAAGGCTCTGCTAGCCACTGGGCTAGCGAGTGCGATCTTGCTGGGGTTGCAAGTCCCGGCTCACGCAAAGACGGCCGAGTCTGATACCAGGCTGGCCGTGGCGAACACGGTCAAGTTGGGCAACACCTTCGTTGCCCCGAAGGAACTGGCCGCATCCGCCACGATCACCGTTACCGTCGTACCCGGTGACACCCTCAGCGGACTGGCCTCCAGGCACTGCGGCAACGGCGCCTGGACGGGCATCTACAACGACAACCGGTCCGTCGTGGGTGGCAACCCGAATCTGATCTACCCAGGGCAGCGCCTGGTAATCAATTGTGCCTCGGGCAATGTCTCGGCGGCACCTCCCGCGCCGGCTCAGGCGGCAGTGACGACAAGCTCTGGCTGGGTACCTCCGGTCAACGCCTGCGTCGTGTCCGGCTACGGCTGGCGCTGGGGCCGGATGCACGAGGGCGTGGACCTGGCTGCTGGCTACGGCACAGCCATCCGGGCGGCAACCGGAGGTACGGTTTCCGTGGGCTGGCAGTCCAGCGGCGCCGGCAACTACACGATGATCAACCATGGCAACGGGGTCTGGACGGTGTATATGCACCAGTCGAGCTTCGCTGTCAAGGCAGGCTGGGTGAACGCTGGCCAGGTCATCGGGTATGTCGGGGCTACGGGCGATGCCCAGGGACCACACCTGCACTTCGAGGTCCACACTGGTGGGCTCTGGAACGGCAAGGTGGATCCAGTGCCGTTCATGGCCAACCGTGGCGCTAGCCTCGGCTGCTAGCGGAAGAGGAAAGGGTAAAATGTCTGATATCGAGTGGATCATCAACTGGATCAAGAGCAGTGCGTCCGACAGCCAGGGTGGCAACTGCGTCCAGGCCGCCTGGACCAAGAGCAGCCGCAGCAACACCGACGGCGCCTGCGTGCAGACCAGGCTCGACGGTGATGAGGTCTGGGTCCGCGACTCCAAGAATCCCGATGGTCCGGTTCTGAAGTTCACCGGTCCCGAGTGGGATGCTTTCGTGGCCGGAACCAAGGACGGCGAGTTCGACCGCCTCGGAAAGGATTGATCAATGCAGCCTGACGGCGGCTGGCACAAGAGTAGGTACAGTAGTGAGTCGGCTAACTGCGTCGAGGTCTTCTGGCGCAAGAGCACGCGCTCAGGTCCGTACACGGACAACTGCGTCGAGATCGCCTTCGCGGGCAGTGACGAGGTCCTAGTGCGTGACACCAAGGACAACGGAACCGGCCCGGTTCTGAAGTTCACCGGTCCCGAGTGGGATGCTTTCGTAGACGGAGCCAAGGACGGCGAGTTCGACCGCCCGTAACTGTTATAGGCTCCAATAACGTGGCCCCGGCTCCTAGGCAGAGAGGAGCCGGGGTCGCCCTCTCTGGAAGGAGTCTTAAATGGGAATCATCGTCAAGCTCGTTAGCCAGGAATCCATCCTCATCAACGGGGACTCGATCACCTACGCCGAGAACGGCAACGTCCTGGAGATCTTGAACGAGGGCGAGGAGTTGCTGGCTGCGTTCAAGAACTGGGAGTACGCCATCGTCCAGGAGTCCGAGGAGGAGTACCAGCGCTCCGTCGCCGAACTGGACGACGAGGAAGATGAGGACCTCGAAGAAGAGGATGACGAAGAACTAGACGACGAGGACCTGGAGGAAGGAGGCGAGGAGGAACCCTCTCCCAATGGCGCCGTCTCCGACCTCGGTGAACTGATTGCCGTAGAACACGCAGACGTCCTGGCTCGGCTCGCCGCCGACGACGGAGCCCCAACTAACTGATCTTGGGCGTCCGGTACGTCTTCGTCCGACCATGGGCATAGCCCCGGTTCATATGCACCTCCTGGCGCCTGGACTCAAGCTGAAGCTTGGTAGCGTCCTTCTCTAGGCCCCAGGTGACTAAGTTCAGGATGTCCTGCGCCAGTTGCCGGGACCACCACTGGTCCCGGCCCACGATCGTCAGGTTCAGGGTGATTGAGCCCACGGCCTCGCCGGTGATCCCATGGCACTCCACCCGCTCGTCACCGTCGCAGGCCCAGCCCAGAATCCGCTCCGCCCGCGCCAGGACCTTGGGAGCATCCTCCTGGGTCGTGGGCACCAGGGCGTAGCTGTAGGTGCGCCGAGAACCTGGCATCGAGTTGCCTAAACCTTCCTAAAGTTTCCTAAAACTCCTAAAGGAAGGCCCGGCCCACACGGCAGGGTGGTGGGCCGGACGCGGTGTCATTCTAATCCTCGATGTCCCGGAAGCGATAGCAATGCCACTGGAAGCTGTACGGACGGGCTCGTCGCACCGGTCCGGGCGAAGAGTCAGGCAGAAGCTCCCAGCACAGCACGTACCCGGTGTTCGGGTCGTTGTTCAGCCAGCCCTCCACCATGACGATGACCCCACCGACGGGACCGAGCAGCCCCATGGCGTCGCCGGGCTTCAGTTCCGTGGCCGGGACCTCGGTGGCCCAGCCCCCGGTGTCCAGGGTCAGGGTGCTCATGCCCCCGAAGTTGCCGGGCAGGTAGGTGGGGATGTCCCAGCACATGGAGACGTACCCACCCTCGTCGCACCGGTAGCCGTCCGGCTGGTGGATCTTGTTGCGGTCGAACTCAACGGTTCCCTGCGGCCAGCCGTATCGCATCCGTAGCAGCACCCGCTCACGGCTGATACCCACGTTAGTCAGGCCTCCTGCTGGCCCACTCGGGGTGAGCCCTGGTCCAGTTCACCAGGGCCTTGATTGAGGCATCGAGGGGAACCGGCATCGTCCATCCTGTCGCTGCCAGCTTAGACCCGTCGAGGGCGTACCTGAGGTCGTGGCCAGGACGGCTGGTGTGGAAGTCCACTAGCTCGTACTGCAGCGGTTCCCCGAGGCAGTCGGCCACCATCTGGGCCATCTCCAAATTGGACACCTCACGCTCGCCCACGACGTTCCACCGGTCCGGCTGCGTGGCGCCGGATTCGTACCGGGAGATGTTGCCTCGCCGGATGAGGAACAGGATGGCATCGGCTAGGTTACGGGCATGCAGGTAGAACCGGGAGCCGATGGTGCCGTCGGCAGCAGCATGGATCGGGACGGGCTCCCGGTGCAGGACCCTCGACATGATCATTGGGATGAACTTCTCGGGGTCTTGGGTCTCGCCGATGAGGTTCATACAGTTGGTGATGATCAGGTTGACCCCGTAGGTGCGCCAGTAGCTGATGGCGATGGCCTCCTGGGCAGCCTTGGAGGCGCTGTACGGATTACTAGGGATGATGGGATCCCACTCCGCACAGTCGTAGCCCTCGGGCGCCGGCCCATAGACCTCGTCGGTACTGACCTGGACGAAGACGCTGGGGCGGATCTTCCGGGCGTACTCCAGGACGTTGAGTACCACTTCGATGTTGTTCTGAATAAAGGGAACTGGATCATCGATGGACCGATCAACGTGCGACTCGGAGGCGTAGTTGATGATGTAGTCGATGTCCCCGAACCGGGTGGCCGTGGTGTCGTTGATGGGGGCTGCTAGGTCACACCGAACGACAGTGATCCTGTCCCACCAGTCCCCCTCCTCGTCTACCGCCACCACGAGGCGCTCGGGTAGGCCCTTGTGCTTGAAGCTCACCGGACACACGATGTGCCAGTCCGTTTTGGTTAATAGGTGACGCAGACAGTGGGAGCCGAGGAATCCAGCGGCTCCCGTGAGCAGGACTCTCAAGTCAGTTGTCCTCGATTGCGGGGCCAGTGTCGCCAACTGCATGCACATGCGGCACGAGCCCGCCGGGGCCCCCGCCGGTGTTCATGATGGCCTGGGCCAGCAGGTTGGCCACCTCAAACGGCTGGGTCTCTGGGTAGTTCCCGAACTTCTCCGGTGGCGCTGGCACCGTAATTGGATCATCCATACTGGCCAGACCCAGGAGCAGGTGCTTTGACTGCCAGGCCCAGATCCCTGCCAGCCAGGCGTAGTAGTCAGCGTATGCAACGTACGTCGCTGCTGGGTTCGGCTTACCGTCGTTCGGGTTGTTGATGGGGAAGTTCCAAAAATCGGCCGGGGATGTCATGCCCTCTCCGTTCAGAATCGCCGTAGCGCGGTTGAGGATGCCCTGTCGCTGAGCCTTGATCGGCTCACCGGGACAGTTGTAGTGGCCGCCCCAGGCGGCACCACCCATGCCGTGCCAACCGAGGCCAGGACGGTTGACGTCGTCAGTCAACTGGAGTGGGACGTGCTTAGCGACAACGAGCCAGGCGTACAGGGCTGCCGTCGACTCGAACTGCGGTGGCGTGAGTTCCTCGTAGTTGAACCCGGCATGCTCCACGCTGACCCAGTAGCCGTTGCCGCTGGACTGTGTCCAGGCGGTGAGGTTGATGTCGAGCATCTGAGCACGTTCGCCAGCTTTGCCGTGCACAGTATGGCTGGACACGTCAGATGCTGGGTTCTTCTGCCAGTTGATGGTGCCTTCGTATGAGCCTTCTGCGATGTGTAAGACCAAGCCCATGAACGCCTTCATGGAGCCGCTGTAGTTTGAGTCGGGGGGCCCGAGGTAGGTCCACTCAGGAATCAGCAGCATAGTCGGCCTCCGTGGGCTCGCTGCGATCTAGGAGTAGTTCTCCGGTCTCTGAGTCGTGGACCTGGACTCGGGTAATGAGATCAGCATGGAGTAGCTGGTGGGCGTAGAACCCGGGCCCGTCTTCTCCAGCATCAAGTTCTATGGTCTTGACCTCGACGCCGGCTGCGTCGTAGGCAGTGATCTTGTATCCCGCCGTCATAGAGATCACCTTAGGTTGGAAAGGCGCTGCTGTCACTAAGTCGAGCGGCCGGGTACCAGTTTTCCAGTGTTCTGGAAGTCCTGGAAGCCAGGCTGTAGCGGCGACTGGGTAGCCGTTGGAATCTGGTTGGCCAGTGCGTAGGCGCGGTAGTCAAGTATCGTTTGGCAGGGCCATGCGTTGTAGCACTTACCGCATACGAGACTGAGGTTCGGAGGGTTAGGTGGCTGTGGTCCTGGCGCAGTTATCTCAACTGGAAAGTGAGTTATGCCTACCAGGGCAAAGACGGCATGGTCGCTGTAGTTGTAGGTCACTGTGCCGCGTCTCCCTTGGTAGGTAGTCCTGACGTGTTAGCCCCGTGGTGACTCCAGCCCCAGGTCTTCTTGACCAGGTGGGAGATCTTGGCGCCCTTCTCCAGGCAGTTGAGGGTGAAGTATCGGTCCTCGCCCGAGTTGATGTCATGACCTCTGTTCAGGGGCTTGAATCCAACTTCTTTGGCTAGTTCTGTGCGGACCAGGGTCGTAATCGTCGTCTCGATCGGGCTTTCCGGGTCAAAGGGTCGGGTGAAGTGGGTGGACGGAAAGATCGGGTCATGATCCAGTAGCGACCCACCCCAGGGCGTCTCCTGGAAGACCTTGAACCAGGAGTAAACGTAGTCAGCACCCGTCTTCTGCTGATGATTCATAAGCTGTTCAAGGTGCTCAGCGAAGAAGAAGTCGTCTGAGTCCAGGAAAGCCACAAAGTCTGTATTGGCCATCATCAGGGCCCGCTGCCTGGTCGCAGCAGCACCTTCCCGATCAAGGTCATAGGCGACAGCATGAGCATCAGGTAGAAGTGTCTGGGCCCACACAGACTGCTGGGCACGCAGCAACATTCCATTGTGCACTCGGGCCGGATGCGTCGGGGTGACGACGGTAATGGTCGGTCTGCTCATACGTAGCCCCTGAAGTAGTAGTCCACTGTCACCTCGGGCACAAATACCCAGGTCCCACCGGCCAGCAGCCAGGACTGCACTATCTGCCAGTCGATATGGTATTCAGAGGGGGCCGGCCACGGTCCCAATTTCCGGTGGGTGTCAGCCCGGTGCATGATGATCGAGGAGTCTATGCACCCATAGCATGGTGGATCACTCCCGATAACGTCACCCAGACCATGTCGAAACATCTGGCTGTAGGCAAAGTCTCGGTCGGGGTGCTCGGCCAACGCAGTTGCCAGAAGCTCGACATGGCTGGGCCGGAAGACGTTGTCATCGTCCAGATAGGCGATGAAGTCACCTGAGGCAAACTCCAGGCCCCGATTACGAGCCCATCCACCAACGTTCACGCCCTCGGTGTGGTGCTCGTCAACCTCGACGTACGTCACGTCGAAGCCAGCCAGAAGCTCCCTAAGTACTGGGTCAGGACCGTCCGAGACGACAATGTGTTCGACCGGCACGGTCTGGGCAGTCACCGAGGGCAAGCACCGGTTGATGAGAATGTCATGCCGCTGCCAGGTGGGCGTGATGACTGAGATGTTCATGCAGTCACCCCGAACACCATGTCGGTCACACGCTGGGCGGTTGCCACAGCGGTACAGATCTTCCCCGACAGGACCTGGATGACGTTCCCGTCCCACTCAATCAGGGTCGGCCTCTCGTCGGTAGCATCCACGTCTGGCAGCACCGCACGGATGGCGAACATCGACCGGTGATAGATGGCCAAGCCCTGTCCGCGCGGTTCTAGGCCACGCAGGTGCTGGCCAGCAGTCTTCAGCATCACCTCGTACCGGCTGACCCGTTTCTTCGGGTAGATGATGCGGGCCGGATCGTCGGAAACATCGTGGACGCTATTGACTACGTCATAGAGGGCGTGCACGCGACCATACGGGTCCAGTGATACGTGGTCACCGTCGAGCACCACGAACGATTGCCCCTGGTAGCGGGCAACCTCAACCAGTGCGACCTCGCACAGTTCGTACCGCAGTGGCCGGGACCATGGCTGACCGTACGTTGCATGCACTATCAGGTCATAGCCGAAGATTGGTCCAGCAATCTGGCCGAGGTTGAGTACGACGTCAGCCTTGGCCAGGTCCCTGCGCACCAGACGACGCAAGATGTCCACATCCACGAACGCCTCAGGCACCCGTACGCACACCTGCGCATGGTGCACCTGCGGCGGCTCCACCACCTCGTACGGCAGGCTGAGCCGGTCGCAGAATGCCAGGTACTCATCCGCCGAGACCTTGCTGTCGGCCGCGATCACATAGTGGTGCTGGTCCCGACGTATTGCCGTCGGGTATCGAGCTATGAACTGTGGCGCTGCGTCCCGTGCCGACGCTGCTGTAGTGTCGCTGCGAGGGTAGTGGTAGCCCGAATGCAGCCTCGCCTGACACCGTGCCGTTGCACCCTGGAGGACGTCGTTGCGGGCCTCATAGAGGTCCACTTGTGCGCCAGCGCGAGCGAGGTCTACGGCAATGGTGCAGCCGAAAATTCCCCCACCGACGACAGCTACTTTCATGCCGGTCCTCTGTAGATTGCGAGAGTGTCGACCAGTTCCTCAGGGACCTTCCAGGCATCGAGGGCTTGTCGTACGCCAGGACAGGTAGCCTCGTCGTAGTCGTGACAGGCCAAGATTCCTGTACCTGGACGCAGGAGCTTCAGGGCCCAGGTGACGTCGTGAGTAACTGCCTCGGCTGAATGGTCTCCGTCGATCCAGACCAGGTCGAACAGGCGACCTTCCGAGTGCAGCCGTGGCATCTCATCGTTGCTACGAGCTACTCGGATGTCCACCTGATCCGATACCTCGTATGCAGCCAGGTTCGCCTGCATCGGCTCCAGTGAGGGGAGCCAGTTGTGTGGATCAACAGCCACGACACGAGCACCAGCCAGCGCCATGGCCACAGCGCTGTATCCGTACGCAGAACCAATCTCCAGGACGTCTGCACCAGCAGCAAGCCAGCGGAGCTTGGTCGTCTCGTCGTACGTCAGCGACGTGGAGATAGCTGGACCTTCTCCGGGTGCGACGTCGCGCCACGTGAGCGTGATCATGGCAGCCCTACGCCAACTCTGGCAGCGGGATCGGCACCAGCCACTCACCCGTGAAGGACGACTCCTTGCGCCGGATGCTGTGGAAGTAGTTCCAGTTCAGGAGCAGGTACACGTCCGGCGATCGGCTGTCCGAGGCAGGACTGATGATCGGAATGTTGGTTCCGGGTGTGTAGCGTCCCTGCTTGGCAGGAGTTGTGTCCACAATGTACTGAACAAGGTCAGGTCCGATGTGGCAGAAGTTCAGCAGAGTAGCTGACTTGGCTGGTGCGCCGTAACCAGCGACTAGCTTCCCCTGATCCTTGAGGCCATAGAGCAGGCTCAGCAGACGGTGCCTGATCCAGTCGGCACGGCCCTGAAGACCGGCCAGGCAGTAGGGCTCTGTCAGCCACTTCTCATTGGTCCGTAGCTGCCTGACGCTGGCGTCCGGCGTCAAGGCACCCTCGTGGGCGATGGTCACTCTCAACGAGCCGCCCTGCGGGCTGGTGTGCTTCACCAGGACCGGCTCCAGGCGATGGCGGCGTAGGGCAAGCTCCAGCGACAGCAGGCTGAAGAAGAACCGGTGCTCGTGATAGACGTGGTCGAACTGGTTGCCGGCAACGAGGTCACCCACGTACTGGAACTCCACAATGGCCACACCCTCAGGGCGCAGAAGAAATGCCATGCCACTGATGAAGTCGTCGAGGTCGGCCACGTGGGCGACGACATTGTTGGCGATGATCAGGCCCGCGCGCCCATGACTGGTGACGATCCTGCGAGCAACGTCCAGGCTGAACTGGTCAACGACCACGTCCAGGCCGTGGCCCCGAGCAACTGCCGTAGGACCCCGCGCAGGGTCCACGCCCAGGGTCTGATATCCGGCTTCCTGGAAGTTCCTCAGCATTGTCCCGTCGTTGCAGCCGATCTCCACGACAAGCTTCCTGGCCAGGGCCTCGTGCTTGGCCAGGACGTCCAGAGCGTACGCACGCTGCTGCTCCACCACCTGCCACGAGCCGCTGGTGTAGAAGCCGTACTCGCGGTTCCAGAGTTCATCGTCAGGCACAACCTCCGTCGACTGGACCAGCGAGCACCGGTTGCATCGCAGCAGCCCCAGGGCGTACTGCTTCAGGGTCAGGTCCGGCTGAACTGGATAGTCGTTAGCCAAAGGCGAGGAGCCGAGATCCAGCCACTCCGTCAGGTTCGTCGAGCGGCAGCCGCCGCAGATCTCACGCCTCACTTGTAGACCTCCCGGTAGATGGTCTCCCAGCGCCCAATCTGCTTGTCGATCGTGTACTGGAGGGCTGTGTTCATGGCTGCCTCACCCATCTGGGACCTCAGTCCATCGTCCGATAGTCCGAGCAACAGGGGCGGAATCTCCTCAAGTACGTCGTATAGGAATCCATTGGTTCCATGCTCGATGAACTCGGGGTATTGCCCGATTCTTGGAGCCACAGCGGGGACACCACGCGCAGCGTATTCGAGGACCTTGATCCACGACTTGTGCTCGTTGAACGTTGTCCGAACCAACGGAGCAATGCCGATGTTGAAATCCATCGCATGCCAGGCTCCTTCCACAGTGGTCCAAGGGTGCACTCGTGCCGGCACGACCGGGTTCATGTAGTCGGCACCGATGGTGGAGAACCGGGCCCTCGGCTCCTGCTGGGCGTAGATAGCTAGCTGCTGGGCCACCCCACCCCAGTCCTGAATGTGGAACATGCTGCCGCACCAGCCCACCGTGATCTGGTCCTGGGGGAACTGGATCGCAGCAATGTAGTCACTGGGCAAGCAGTTAGGCAGCACGAAGGTGTTCGGGTTGATGGCCTTGATGGCCTCAGCCAGCTTGGGCGTGGACACAGTGACCACAGTAGAGGCAGCTATGTTGGCGTAAGTTCCAGGCACGATCGGGTCGTAGATGCTGAACGGCACCGAGTTGGCCCGGTCCACCCGGAGCAGGTTGTCGTCCAGGTCGTAGACCGTGGTCAGTCCTGGTGCCTCGCACATGTCCAGCCAGGCCTGGTTATCGCCTGCGATACGCTGCCCAATGACCAGGTCCCCCGAGTGCCACTGGTTATCGGGCGGTTCCCAGATGACCTCGAACTCTTCTGGGTTGAGGTTCAGCAACGGGAGCCGGAGTCTGTAGTGCAGGCAGGCGGCCCCGTCGGTGGCGATGACGAAGATTCGACGCTTCACCAGGGAACTCCGCCCCACTTGGCTGCGAAGGCAGCCCGGTCCTTGCCGGCTTGTTCTCCAAGCTCGGGCCTTTCGCTGGTGTACTGCCCTGGGTGGACGTTAGGAACGGGGTAGCCACCCACCATGACGAAGCCACCAGCCCCCCTCGCCTGCCAGTCGAGGTCGGTGTCGAAAAACCACCACTGCATCGACTCGTCGGCGCGCAGCCCGCGTGTTGCGTCTATGACGAAGGCCCAACCAATCATCCGGCCCATGATGTTCGAGTCAGGGCTCGTCTTCACCATGGGTGGATGCTCCATGCCCCATGGGTTAGAACAGCCGATGGCGGCATTGGTGTCCCGCAGTCCAGTAACGACGGCATTGAACCAACCGTCAGGCACGATGGCGTCGTCGCAGAGGACAGCTAGGTCATAGGGCTTGCCGGCATAGACCTTGTCGAAGAAGTCGAAGCCGTGGTTCCAGAACCGGGCCAGGTTAGGCGGCTGGTCCGGGATGTACTCCAGCCAGACCTCCGGTGGTACGTGGGCCTTGGGGTCGGAGGCGTTGTCGAGGACCAGGACATCGTCCACCTGTGGCCTGATGGCCCTGATGCAGTCGGCCAGGAGACGTGGCCGATTGTGGGTGATGATGAGCGCGGCTCTAGCCCTGTTCACTGATGGTCTCCAGCCCCAGCCCAAGCCAGTCCCGAGACTCGTTGGTGAGGCCCATACGGATGGCCTCGTCTTTACTGATAAAGATGCGCCAATCAATGTAGTCTCCGTGGCATCCCCAGCCGGTGGTGTCGCAGCCGGCATGGACGGTGGCCCAGTCCCCGCTCTGAAGTTCAACCAGGGCGGCGTAGTCGGCCTGGCCCCAGCCCTCGGTACTGGTCTTGTGCATGGCGTGGACCTTGTACACCTGACCCAGGCTCACCGAGGCCCCGTCGGTCTCGCCGTTGTAGACCATGCTCTTGCCTAGGATCTGCTGCCAGTCGTAGATGTCCCATTCACCCTGCGTTGGTAAGTCCGAGAACTCCTTCACTGCTCCTGCTCCCCTGCTCGATCTCGTAGGCTTTGGTCCAGGCCTCCAGCCAGCGCCACGAGTTGGCCTCGATGGTCTGAGTCCTCATGTACTCCCGGCCCCGTTCGCCTAGTTCCTTGCGTAGTACCTGATCATCCATGAGTTGCTTCACCCCCTTATACCAGTCCTTCGGGCGCTCAGCGAGGATCCCGGCCTGCGACTCGGCGAAGAACCGGCGGTACTCGGAGCGGGGGCTGGCTACCCAGGGTGTGCCTACGGCAGAAGCCTCGATGATCTTGAGGCGAGACTTGGCATCATTGAAGGTTGATATCTCCAACGGAGCTAGGACGACGTCCAGAGTCGCTACGGCGTGGGGCCACACGGGGGTGGAGATGACCTCAGTGAACTGGGGCTCCTCGGTCAGCTTCAGCTTCTCCTTCACCTTTGACGGAGGGCCGATGACCCGGAACCTGTACCCGTCATCGATGAGTTCCTGGACGGCCTTCCCGCAGGCCTGCAGGTCGACCGGGTGAGAGTGGGTGGTCCCAGGCCAGCCGAAATGCCCACTTTTCCGACCCTCGATTTCGAGGAAGTACTGGGGCACGAAGTTGTCGATGACCATGCCTCGACCGTGCTTGGCGTAAACCTTCATCAGGGCTCGCGTGGACACGGTGACCATGCTGGCTGCTCGGCAGGCGTCCTCGGCGTTCTTCCACGAGTACGGCGTGTTCGACCTCGGGTGATAGTTGAGGTAGGCCATGTTCTGGCGGTGGATACAGGTCAGGTTGTCGTCCATGTCCACGACCACGGCCACACCCTTGGCCCGCATCATCGAGATGACGCTGGCATGCCACAGGTGCGATGGTCGCTGCAGCACAACGACATCTGCACCGTCGGGCACCTTGCAGTCAACGGGCGTGTCGCCCTCCATGTGGACCTCTAGGCCAGCACCCTTTTCGGGCCACTGGATTTCGATGTCGTGGCCCTGGCTGGCTAGGTGCTCGGAGGCCCAGATCAGACGGTAGTAACCACAACCGGCAGTGTCGGCGGGTATGACCAGAACTTTCAACGCCAACCCCCTAGAACGTGGGAACGAAGGACAGGCCGCGATTGGCGGTAATGGATCCGACGCTTTCCACGACTACTGCTAATGGGGCATCGGCGGCGGTGCCATACAGTGACCAGGTGCCAGCACCGATGACACCGTTTACCGTCAAGGACAGCTTCGTCCTGACCACGTCGCTTGTGTTGTTTTTGAAGTACATCACGTAGCAGAAGCTTTGAGTAAGACCACCAAATCCAACAGGTGAGAACTTCTCAGCGAGGCCAAGAACCGTGCCCGTGGTCGAGGCAGATCCCCTACGTATCCGGATAAGGCCCACAGCACCTCCGGCGCCGGTGGACTCAATCATGAACCCACTAACGGTGGCCTTGTAGATGACTTTAGGGTCAAAGAAGTAGGTAGGTTCCGAGTTCCAGCTTCCCGCCGGTACTGCTGTCTCAGCCCCACCTGCAGGCGTCGTTGCTACCGTTCCAACGGTGCAGGTGTTTGCACCCATATTCCCCAATGTCGTGTTGAGACATCCGACGACGAAGTTGCCGCTGGGTGGAACGATGAGACAGTAGATGCGTTGTAGTGGCGCCAGGGGACCGATCATCGAGACGGCGTTGGATGTATCTGCATCACCGTCATAGATAATGGTCAACGGTGAGGTGGTGAGTATTGTCGCTATGCGGAGTGTCCACGTAAGGCCAAGACCTCGCGAGTCGCTGACAACCTGCTGTACCGCCGACGCAATAACGCCAGGAAGCTCCAACGACGTGTTGGCAATAGGATCACTCATCGATAAGCCTTCCGCAGGGTATGACTCATCGGAGAGCCTTCGACCAATGTCATGGACCAGCCAAGCTCAAGCCACAGATCTCCTTGCCACTTGATCACGTTGTAGGAGTCATGGCGAGGGTCTGGGGCAGTCGTGATGGTAGAGGTCTGGATGACCGACTGGCGCTGCACAAGGTTGGTGGCGATGGCCGTACATTGCTCACCCGTAAGTGCCTGGAGATCCGACACTGAGGCTACAACAAACCCTCTATTTTGGATGGAATGTGGTGCGTTCACCGGAACGTCAGCAGAACCGAAGGTTGGCACGTTGCGGTCGGATGGAGCATTCGAGATCACGGTGAACCGATTGGGTGCCGTCAGGACGTTGCTGGACTGCGTTATGGATGACCGTAGGACCTGCCTGCCGTTGTCCCAGTCGAAGTCGGGAATCTTGAGGGCAGGATTGAAGGCTCGGATGAAATGAAGCACACCATCGTTACCGAACCAGGGACTGAAGTAGTCTCCCGTGAGACACAGGGCCTCGATGATCTGTCCTCGCATGGTCCCGGCCGACCAGGAGTCAACAGTTAGGAACTCATTCTCCTCGATGTCGAGTCGAATCGGCTGATCCTTCAGGAGATTTTCGATGGCAACGGAGATATCAGTTCCGTTGGTAAAGAACGTGGGTCTTGTATCATCCCGTGCGCTGAACGCGGTTTCGATCTGTTGATCGACGATGAACATCATGTCACTGAGGACCATATTGGACAGTTGGCCCGACGTGAATAGCTGATACGTGGCGTCACTGAACACGTACTCACCAAGCGGGTACTCCTGACCCTCAGCGAACACCATGGTCACTTGGATCATGTCGGTGATGGGATTGATGGCCGCCGTATCAGCAGCACCAAACGCCACCGTCAGTCTTCGCTTGATAACAGCCGCAGTGTCATGACTCAGTGACGCAGACCTCAGCGGATGGACCTCCCCCAGGTGAGCGCCAGACACCCGGTTAATGAGGTCGAACCGGAACGTGGCCTGCCGCTGGCCCACCCACGGAGCCAGGTCCAGAATCGGGTCATACGCAAAGTTGGTCAGCGTCACGGGTCTACCTCACTGGGGGTGTCCGTGATCTCGACGATGTCCACCGGTGCCAGATAAAGCCTCCTGTCCCTGAGCACCTGGCCAGATGGAACCATGACCGTGGCGAACCAGCGGTTCCCGTCTTCGTCGCGAACGCAGATGTAGGACACGTTGTCCCAAGCCATATCCCGCAGGGACCTGAAGTCCCCCAGTGACGGTGGCGAGATGGCAGCAGCTTGGACAAGGACGGTGCGACTGAACCGTTCCCCACCTCGCTCATTGGGTCTGAATGCGGTGAAGAAGTCTCGGTTGTACATGGCCTGCATCTGAACGAAGCCAGCCTCGGCGAAGCCAAAGTCTTCCACGACCTGGGTGTCCATCCAGACCGACGAGTAGGCCAGGTTACTGGAGCCGTCCTGGATCTCGTTCGTCGTGAAGATCAGGAGGTGGCCGTTCTGCAGGCAGCTTCCACCCGATACACCAATCGACGGAAGCGTGACGCTCGCAGTCGAAGACCATGGACCTGGGAACTCGTAGAAGTCAAGGGCTCGGATGCGGTAGGAGCTTAGGATTCCTACCCTGGCCTCGTAGTCCTTGAAGGACACCTGTCCCGCGTCGGTGCTCTTCATGATCGTCTGCCATGTGGTGTTGACCGTGTCCATACGCTGGATCTCGTAGGAGTTGAACGACACGGGAGTCACAGTCAGGTTGTCGTACTTGAACTCCACCGGTCGCGGGTTGGTGTTACCACCAGCAGATTCGGCGTACATGCTCAAACTATTGCCGCTGGCGAAGTTGGTATAAGTCTGAGTGATGAGCCAGGACGTTGGTTCAGCCGTGTTGGATAGCCAGACCTTTCCCTTGATGGTTGTTCCAATGGCTTGCACCCGAACGGACAGCGGTACTGTTGCCGATGCAGTAAACCCGGCTGCCACGGTAGCGGTGGCAGTGAAGACGCCTCCAACCGCATTTCCCATTTCGAGGGTCACCGCTCCACCAACGGCCTCGATGACGTTGACGAAGTACAGGTTGTTGCCATCTACTCGCCGGAGACTGACAGACTGAAGTAGCTGCCCGCCCGTCGGTATGGGCATCAGCAGATTGTAAAATATCTCCACGTCTGAATGTCTGAAGGTGGTTACGATGGTGGTGTTGTAGGCGCCTGCGCTCGTGATGCTCTGTATGCCGTCATCACCGTCAACCCTGTAGTCGTTGGGCGTTGCGATCGGCACCCAGACGAGACCCGAAGACGAAGTTCCCCAGCCTCCGGTGACCACTGTTCGGTTAAAGTTGTCGGACATGCCCAGCATGCCGGTCCAGGACAGTTGGTTATAAAGGATTGCCGTGGGGATGCAGCATGGGTCAATGCCGCAGTTCCGGCCGATACCGGAGACGGCCATGCTTGTGGTGACGACACCGAAACCACTGACTGTCGGCATATCTTGGGCCAAGATGAACGAAACATCGGCTGTGGGATCGTCGGTGGTTGTCGTGGCGAACGGGTTACCCGCCAACGGCATCCAGGACTCTAGGATCGTGCCACCGGACACAGGCTGTCCGTACGTGGCAATGGTCAGCGTGTGAGGGCTAGCCACCTGTTGGAGCATCGGATTGGTCGGTGTACCGGTCAGGGCTGGTGCTGCTGCACCCAGGATTTCCCACCTGTTGCCTTGGGTCTGGTCTGGCACTGGCGTCCAGATGAGGTTCGGCACCGTTCCAAACGTCAAGGTTCGGGGAACGTCAAACCTGAGGGTGACCTCCTTCCAGCCGTCCACAATCTCATCGAGGGCATCAAAGTCTGCGACGGAGATGGTAGCTGTCGACGTGCTGCTTGTGACGCGCAGTAGACCGGTGGTGTCGCCGTACCGACGAGCCCAGAACCGAACCCACGGGAAGCTGGCTGTTCCTGTTCCCAGGAACGTGGTGTCGATGCGTTGCTGCACGTTGTTGAGGGCAGAGGCAAACACCTGACCCGTTGACTGTCGACCGTATGGGTGCGACTCGAACAGGGTCCCGCTGGCGCCACTGGCATGGAGTGTCAGTTGGGGAATGAGCACGGTGCTGGTTGACGTAAGCGTCTGGTTGATGGCCTCGTCACCGAGCGGGAATGGGATAGCAATCTCGACACCAGGCACAGTCGGAATCTCGTATAGCTGACGAATCTCATTGAAGATCGGGAACCGACCAGGAGTCCTGAGCCCGTTGTAACTGTCACCGAAGTTGGACTCGCTCAGGGTCACTGTGTAGTCGCCAGGCTGCAGGATCAGCGGGTTGCCGGCGGGGGTCCTCACCGTGATCGGCATGGCGCCTATGTTGATGTAGTTGGCCGGCCAGCCAGAGTCATATCCAGCCTGGATTATTCTTGTTCCGAAGCCGACCCTGGCCTCATCGCAGTAGAAGACTTCCAGCGCCGCATAGGAGATGATGACGCTCGTTAGGCCGAATGCAGATCCAGCAATGGGAACGTTGAAAGCCATGTTGATTCTATTGGCAGCGGAGGCCTCGAATCGGGCTAGCTCGTTATAGGTCCATTGACACACTTCAAGGTTCATTAGTGCAGGGTTAAACCCGGTAGTTCCGAAGAACCGGGCCACGTCCCCAAGCTTGATGCGGTCAAAGCGCACGTCCGTGCTAGGTGTTGCGGGGGTGACCAGACTGGGGTAGCGAATGGCTCCTGCGGTCTCGTAGATGACTGCAAAGTTTCCTGGCGCCCTGACAATAGTGTTGTCGTTGGCCATGTATAGCCGCAGATCGACTTCGGTGTTGGCAGTGGTCTGTCCGATGTCGATGCTAGTGAGGAAGTTGACTCCTAGAATTCTCTTATTCTGAAGAAGGTTCTGATACTGGCTTACACCGAAGAACATGTATGTGTCAGAGAAGTCTGAGAAACCAACTCTGAGAGTAAGGGCCTGCTCGCTACTCGGGTTCCAGAGAGCGGTTGGTATGTCAGAGGCAAAGGTGAGGGTAAAGGGAGAAGGGCCGCCACCTGTAATGATTCCGCCCGTGCAAGGGATGATTACCTTGCGCACAGGACCCGACTGGTTCTCGAAGCCCTTGGGGTAGATGCTGGCTGTGAAGGCTCGATCCATGATGAACTGGTTCGGCATCGTGTTGACGTAGGCCCGAACGTTGCTGACGTTCTTGGCCGAGGTCAGAGTGAAGCTGTACCCGCGCTCGAAGGAGTTCGCGTAGGGGTTGTAGATCAGGCTCTCGTCCCTGATCGGAACCCACTCCTGGCCAATGTTCTGCGGGGCATGCGGGTTATAGTTCGCCACCTACTGCTCCTTAGGCCATGGATCTGACGGCGAGGCGCGTATCACGTACTGCTAGTCGGCCCGCAATTCCTCCACCCAGCGCTCCACCAAGGGCCGTGGCCTGACTGTTAGTGGGTAGCTGCCCATTGAAGGTTGCTTGTACCGAGTTGGGTCCGAAGACCACGGTGCTGGCCATGTTGTTCGTGGCTGCAGCCAGCGCCGGCTGCTCCATCTCCATACCGGTAACCAGACGGTCAATGAGCTTCTGGCCCGCGTACATCGGGTCACCCTTACCGGACAGAGGACCTTCCTCGGCGGGGGACAGTGGCCAGTACTGCAGGAAGACGGCAGCGGCATTGTGTGCGGCTCGACCCAGGGCGTCGTACATGGAGATGACACCGTCAATGAGGCCTTGGATCAGCTTCTTGCCAGCGTCGAAGAGGAAGTTTCCAACATCCCCCAGGGCGTCCCAGATTTTCCCGGGCAGACTGGAGAAGAAGTCGATGACAACATCGATCCAGTGCGCGACGTGGGTGACGATCCAGCCGGTGATGTTGAACAGGGACTCCAAGATGAAGGCGCCTAGGTCAAGGAACGCCTGGCCCAAACCCTTCACGTAGGTACTGACGACTTCGCCCACCGTGGTGAAGAAGCCCATGATGGCCTTGCCCACGGACTCAAAGAACTCCGGGATGGTGTTGGTGATGAAGTCCGTCAACCAAGGCCAGAGCCCGTGACGCAGAAACTCAAGGACCAACTCGAATGCCGCAAGCAGGGCTAGGACGCCGAGCACCAAGAACGCGAAGGAGAAGGCCAGGAACTCGACGACGTGAATAAGACCCTCAATGGCCTTGGTTCCGATGTCCGTGCTCAAGAACACAGCAACCGCGTTCAACTGGTTGGCGATGTCCTCCAGGACCTTGTTGCCACCTGCTCGGTCCACGGCGCGGGTCAAGGCGAACAGGAAGAAGGCGACGGAGTCAATGACCTTGCCCAGGTCGTTGAAGGTCGTCTTCATGTCGTCGAGCCACTTCAGGAACTCCGGGTCCGACGAGAGCTTGGTGAGCCAGTCACCCAGGGTGGCGAGGCTGGAGGTCAACGATGTGCCGACCCACTCCAGGAACGGTGTGACGGCAGTGCCGATGGAGGCCAGGCCGAAGAGGAACTTCGACAGGGCCGGTTCAAGCTCCCTGATCCAGTTGATCGTGGCTGGAATGAGGGTGCCTAAGAACTGGGTAAACGCTGGGTCACCGAAGAAGGTGACGATGGTCCGGGCCAAGCTGCCGAGCGCTGCCGCCACGGTGCCCAGGTTGGCGTCAAGGAACGGGATCAGCCTCTTCGTTAGGACGGTGATCGAGTTGCCGAACTGCTCGAAGAACTGCTCCTGGACGATGTCACGAATGGCCTTGAAGGCGTCCCTCAGGGGCAGCAGGGTCTTGACGAACTCCTGTGCAGCGGGAGTCAGCCCCTCCAGAGCCTTCTTCAGTTCGTCGGCATTCTTGGCTGCAAAAGCGCCCTGGATGGCAGTTCCAAGACCCTGGAAGGCGACATAAAGGACGCCCACCTGCAGGATGATGGCGCCGATAAGGCTCGGCACCACGAACAGGGCAGCCGACAGTGCATTGATGGCCTGGACCAGGCCGATCACTAGCTCGGCGATGAAGCCGAACAGCGGCACTAGGGCCAAGATCAGGGGTGATTTGCCTGAGATGTTGAAGCCGGCGCCGACAGCGTCGGCGATGGCTGCACCGATGAGACCAAAGGGACCCTTACCGTTACCACCGCTACTGAGGGCCTTGACCTCGCGCTCGATGCTTCGTCCGAGACTGGCTACTTCCCTCTGGACGGTGTTGCGGTCGGTGTCAAGGTTCCAGTCGATGTTGGCCGGGTTCCTCGATGTGCCTTTCTCGACGGCATGGACGAAGGAGGGCCCGTGCTTCTCGATCTCCTTTTCCATCGAGTTGCTGATGGTGTCGCCGAAGTCCTTGCCGATTCGCTTTAGCTCAGGGTCAGCGTCGTTGGCAGCGGCCCGGAGGCCCTTTTCGATGTCAGGATCGACCTTGGAGGTGTCGCCACGGACTTCAACCCGGACCTCGCCAATGGGCGCACTCACGACAACACCACCTCTCGGTACCCAGTGATGCGCGCGAGCAAGGCTAAGCGACGCTGGTGATCAGTGTAACTAACCGCCCAGAGAAAGGAAGGCACCCGTATCCATTTCCATCTCGTCGAAGACGTCCTTGCCAGGGTCCTTCACCGTGTCAGGAACTGCCTCTAGCTGCATGAGGAACATGGTGGTCTTCTTCGGATCCATGGCGCCGAGGATGGTCACCAGGAGCACGTCGAGCCAGCCCGACAGGGACTGGGTATTGGGATCGGCCCCACGTGCTAGAAGCTCGGGCCCGAGGATGTCCCACTGGTACCTGGCGACGGAGATGAGGCGCAGGCTCACCCACCAGGGGCGTGCTGCTGCACACGAGATGATTTCCATCACGACGTCGTAGACCTGGTCAAGGCGGATGGCCCCGTCGTAAACCAGATCTTCAAGATCGGGAACTATCTCGCTGATGAGAGTGTCGATATCGGGTTCGGCTTGCATCAGATAGCAGAGCCAATCCGTGGCGCACATGGGAGGCACTTCAATAGCCGTCCCGGCTACCTCAATCTCGATAGGCCATGGCCGCAAGGACCACACTGGGTCCGTGTTCAGCCTCGGGACCTGGACCCTGCCCTCTTCGGCGGATGGAACAGACGATCTAGCTGCGCTTGATCGCCGGACGGCCACGACGGACCTTTGGCTTCTCGTCCGGCTGGTCCTCATTGAAGGCGCTGATGAAGCTCATCAGGTCGCTGAGGCTCAGCGTGCCCTCGGCCATGAGGTCCTCCAGGAACTCTTTATCCTCGGGCTGCACAACCACGGATTCCAGGATGGTGAACATGCGGTCCACCGTGGCTAACTTGCTGGCTCTGTCGACGTCATCACGCTGCAGTAGCCGAGCGCCACGGTTGAGCAGCATCATCTGGGCGTCAATCAGTTGCCTGATGACGATGTTTCGTCCTTGTACGGGAACGATGCGGGTCTCTCGTCCAGGGTCTGGGTTAGTCATGCCGAGATACTAGACGCATTACGTCTCGTAGACGACAATCTTGAGCCTGTGGCGGACGGCAGCGTGCTTGAGTGGCGTGAGGAGGTAATGCTTCGCCTTCTGGCCGGGATGGGATATGCCTATCGTGCTTATCGCCATGGGGATTTGGTTGGCGTAGACCGTGCGTCCGTGCCACTCGAACTTGAGGGCGGGGCGTCGTACCTTTCCGAACCGGTAGACGTGAGGTGCTCCCCTGGGGAAGATGTTGTGGATCTTGGCACCTGATTCCACCGCCTTGGCGTAGGACAGGTGGGTGGTGATTTGGCCCTCGATGAGGGTGCCGACCGCATTGGGACCTATCTTGCGGAGGCTTCGCGCGAGGTTTCCCCTGGTATAGGGACCCACGGCGGCAATGACCTTGGACTCGGCCAGCATCTCGTTCAAGACCCGATTGACGAACCGACTCGCCATGCGGTTGGTCTGGAACGCTAGGCGAGCATGAAAGATGCGAACATCCGCCGCCATTTAGCACTCCGGACAGGCAGCGGCCTGGGCAATGAGCGAGATCGAGCGCTCCATGCAGCCACCGTTGGGCGTGGCCGTGTTGTTCACGCCAATGACGACGTTGAATCCAGGCTCCAGGACTAGCCAGTTCTCCTTGAAGCAGCAGGCGGCAGTGGCCAATGACTGGGCGTCCACCAGGTTCTGGAACGCTGCCTCGGTCCAGTCGGCGCACGTGGGCATCATGGTATTGGTACCAAGTGGGGCACATCGGATAATGCCCATCTTGAGGTTCACGGCCCAGGACGGGAAGGAGCACTTTTGGTTGGCCTGGGACACGATGCTCTGCTCGGGGAAGCTGTCCACGACCGGGAAGATGTCACCCACGCTGACGTAGGCCAGGCCCTCGCAGCAGAGGTCGGTGGTGATGTCCACGTCGTGGGTTACCTGGTCACCCACGCGCAGGCAGCAGTTCAGGGGCGGGTTCGCATTGCCGCTGACTGCCTCGCACAGGCAACTGAGCAGCAGGGTGGCGATGTCGTTGAGCCTGACGATGGGACCGGTCATGGGTTCACCTACGGCCAGGTGACTTGGCGCGGTACCTGCAGATCCGGCGAGTACATCCGAGTCTGGCCCTTGATCCCGTAGGGGTTATAGGCCATGATCAACTGGTCCAATTCCCAGAGCCCGCTAAGGCCGTTCTTCAGTACATCGGAGATGTCGGCGAAGGAGACCGTTACTCCCTGTCGCGACAGGGAGGTGATCCTGCTCGGCAGGCGACAGGGCAACCCCAGGCACGCTCGCGCAAACTCACAGGCAAGGCCACTAGTTGCTTGCGCAAGCGCAAGTGGCACCTCGCGACCACGCAGGTACGTGACCTCGAACGCATTGGGATCACCCGGGTACAGGCTCTGGTCCGAGCACGTCGGCCAGCACGCCGTGGTGTCGGTTCGGACTAGCCACATCTGGTCTAGGACGAAGTAACTTCCTGTTGCCGGTAAAGTTGCGCCATCAACAGTTACTCGCACAATAGAGTTCACCGGGCCAGGTAGGTACACCTGGCACGCGGGATCGCAGGTGCAGCAGCCGGAGTCCTGGCCACACCAGCAGTTCTTCCACTGCCCGTTGAAGGTGTACGGCTGGAATGACCCGTACCCGTCGTAGAACCAGCCCGAGGGGCAGTCCTGGCAGAAGCGACCGCAGGGACGCACGGTCAACTCACAGAGACCGAACTGCCTGCCCGTGGCCATCCAAACGAAGGCCGTGGCGTAGTTTACGGCTGCGCCAGTGACGGCGGGACTGAACGTTGCCCAGTCTTCTGAGCAGCAGATTTGTGTCAGGTCGGGCCAGGTGCAGGGCCCAGAACTGATGGTCATTCTGGGCCCCCTCCCGGTCTCGAAGCATTGACCAAGTTTATTTGCTTGTACAAGCAACTAGTGGCTGATGCTTGCTGTATCAATTACACCGCTGCACAGCCACAAGCAGCCGCTGGTGGTGCCAGCCGGGTGATGAACATGCGGTGATGCTGGGTGCTCAGGATCGGCGTGAGCATCGGGATCGGGTTGTTCAGTGTGCCAGCAGCATCTGATAGGTCAACGTTGTACGGACCGACGCCCCAGAGCGAACTGCTGTGGGTGCGGGCGTTGACCACGAAGTTGGCGACGCCGTTTTCCAGGGTCATGTCACCGATGGTGCCCTCCACGACCCATGGGAAAAGGACATATCCGTACTGCGTGCCACCAGTACACGCGACCCCAGAGCCAGATAGTCGAGTCCACCCTTCGAGGGCGAAGTTCACGTTGGCCGTTGAGCCTTCGGTGGTGGACCAACCGATCTTTACTGCGGCAGCAGAGTCGTCTGTGTACAAAGGTTCTGCAGCAACAAGGTTGACGATATCTGGGTCGACGTTACACATCGTGATGACGAGGTCGATCCACTTCAACTGCGGAGCGTTGGTCTCACGCACGCAGAACTGACCGTCACCGTTCTTGACGAAGAACTCTTCCCGGTCCTCGTAGTTCTTCGTCATCTCGATGGAAATGATTCCGTCGGACACAACCTGTGAGCAGGAGCCCGTCACCACCTGGCCGCAGGAGTTCAGCTTGGTGACGCGGATCCGAGGAATCTTGAACGGGGTGAAACAGGTGCTAGTCATCGGGGGGCTCCTCGCCATTCGAAGCGGAGGCTGCGATGTTCCTCGGTTGTCCTGGCTCCCTTACGACAGGAACCGGAATAGGCACATCTTGCGGGTCTTCTGCTTGAGCAACTTTCTCCTGGTACCACTTCTCCGCCAGGTCGGGATGAACCAAGATCACCCGTCCTGCCACTCCGTAGGTCACCTCGACGTGGTTCTGGTCGATAGCCATGTCCACAAGCTCACGGACGATCTGAGGAAGGAGCCCTTCCTCAACGATGATCTCCGTGTAGTTGCGCATCAGTGGCATTTATCGATCCGTTGTACTCAAGGTTGTTAGTACGGCAGCAGCGAAACAGTCGTAGGTCACGATGTACTCGCGCTCCATGACGATGGTCAGGACGTTCGTGGTCCGGTTGATGACCTGGCCCATGGGAGGGACGAAGAGGTCGTTGTCCGGTGTGCGCCAGATAGCCACCGCACCGGTGATGTAGATCCAGGCCTCTCCGGCGGCAGCAGCACTACCCGTGGGCCCGATGTTGGCGTAGTTACCCAGGGACACGCAGGTGCGCATGTCCGTGTACCACTCCTCGCTGCCGTACGGACCTTCGCGGTCGATGGCATGCGAGCCACTCAGATACGGCGCAGCGAAGACAGGAGCATGGATGACGCCCTTAAGGCCATATCTGGCATAGAGCCAGGACTCCAGCTTGGCTATGGCATGCACCGGACCCACGGCTGTGCCTAGATTCGTGGCGCCTTGCAAGCTGGGTGTCTGCGCCACCAGGCCCTGGGAGAAGATGCTCTCGACGGTGGCCTGCTCGCCCGCAACAAGCTGGTCGTAGAGGAACTTCTGCACCCGTTCCTGGCCCCAGTTGACCAGACCCACGGTGTCGCACTGGATCGCTGAATAGACGATGAAGGGGGCGCCCGTAACAGTCGTGACGCCGCTGTTGATGACCTTGCTGTTGTGGGTTTCCTGGCACTCGACCTCGTACTCCTTGGGGAGAACGCAGGTCGAGATCTCGTACTGGAGGCCACCCGTGCGGGCATTGATGGGAAGGTCCAGTGGCCCCGTGGCGACCTGGAAGAGGCCGTACCGGGGCAGGAGCGGATTGGGAGCCGGTACATAAACCGGTCCCGTCAAGCTCGCCATGAACCCACCTCCCTCAGGTAGCGAGGGGCTGGACCGGTTGGCCCAGCCCCCTCATGCCTGTTAGCAGGTCACGACCCGCTGCACACCGGTGCTACCGCTTGAGCAGATGTTGATCGTGTAGACCCTGGAGACGGGGCAGAACCTCATAGCTCGGAAGCCATCTTCGAGGAAGAGTTGAGTCACCTTGTTGGTGGTGATGTTGACGCTGTCGTAGATGGTGTCGAGCCGGATGACGTCCTGGCGAGCCACGACCCAGGTGCCGGCCGGGTAGATCAGGAACTTGACCTGAGTGGGCAGGGCACAGATCGGAACGTCCGAGCCGGGGAATGGACCACCGGAAACGCCGGTGCTGGTGAAGGAGTCCTGCCAGTCGTAGATCCACTGTGGCCGAGCGTGCCTGGTCCGCAGGAGCGCCTCGATCTGGCTGTCGGCCAGGTCGGGGTCCATGGGGCCGTTGCGCCGGATCCAGTCAGCCCGCATCTGAGCCTTGAGCCAGTACGGGAACACGACCTCCAGGGTCTGGTCCCGCTGCAGACGCAGCCGGTACTGGATGTCGACGGTGGCAACTTCCACGGCCGACATGACCTGGGACACGACCGATAGATCCACGTTCCACGGAGCGCAGGCAGTCAGGTCGACGGCGGTGGAGTCGGTGACGATGTCAGCGATGATCTGACGGTTGACGTTGTGGGCCTGGGCAGCGATGGCGCCCTGGACGAACTCGCTGACGAACTCGGGGTAGCCCCGGTTCTGCAGGATGTCGCCGGTGAGGCACAGGGCCGCGACCTTGAGCCGGTCGTCCACGAACGCTGGACATGGGATGGCGACACAGGTCTTGGTGGTGTCGGAGATGACCTGGGCCTCAGTCAGGATGTTGAAGCCGGTACCCGAGCCGAAGATCGTGTCGAACTGGATGCCCTGGTTGTGCCGGATGCCGCCACGACGGGCGCCGATCTCAGGCAAGGACAGCAGACCGTCGGTCGTGATCTGGTTGCAGGTGGTGTAGATCGTCTCGGACGGGGCACACCAGCCAACACCAGCGAGCAGGGACCCGCCGGGGAGACGCTTCTCGTCCCGAGCGAAGTCGATCTTCTGCATGATCGTGACGTCGTCGTCGCCGTCGCTGACGGAGAAGTCGCTGCCGAACTCGCGACGAATCGTGGCGACGGTGCTCTGCTGGGCGGTGCCACCACCGTGGGTGCGCGACCGGGCGACGAAGGCCTTGGCCACGTCCAGCCAGCCGTCCAGTTCCTGTCCGGCCGAGAAGCCGGTGTCGGCAGCCGCCAGGATGCGGAACTGTGGCCTGTTGTCCTCGTCGGTGACGACCTCACCCTCAAGGACCTGGTTGCCAGAAGCGGCGATGTCGCTCACCGAAGGAAGCCGGGAAACATCAGCGGCGTAGCTAGTGCTCGACCTCTTGCCCTTGGCGGCAGGGGCAGGAGCCATCGAGGCCTCTGCGTCTTCTGCGTCTTCCTCGTCGGCGTTGTCGTCTTCCTCGTCCTCGTCGGCCATGGCCGTTGGGAGGGCGTTGAAGCGGCCGGCACGATCGCGGCGCTTGGACAGTTCGTCGTCGCACAGGACCATGAAGGCCGACAGGTCTTCGAGGTCGTCTAGGTCTTCGTCGGTGGCTGATTCGGGGGTCAGGGTCTCGCGGATAGCGTCATAGGTGGCGGCGGCCTCAAGGCCCAGGTCACGAAGAGCCGCGACCGTGAACCGAGGAAGGCTGGAAGCCTCGGGGATCTCGAATTCCATGACTAAAGGGCCTCTCACATGAAGAAGGGAAAAGGCACACAGCCTTTTGACTCCTCAGGAGGCCCTCAGCACTACCCTGAAGCTATCGGATGATCAAGATAATAAAGACTTGATCAGATAATGTCCAGTTTCGCCGCTACTTTTTCTTAACGGTTATGGTTCCACCGTTGCGGGTGACATCGATGTCGGCAGCCACCTTAGAGGTGTGCTCCTGCGTAGTCCCGTTGCTTCTGGTGACCACGTAGCTCTCCGCCGGAGCCCCACCACTCTTGCCACAGTTGCACATATCAGCCCTCTCCCTGCAATGATCTCTGGAGCTTAGTTCCTTTGTAGGCCACTCGGCCCCTTAGATCAAGGTGTGATACTGAGAGCATGGCTGACCCAAAAGTTTCCGACGAGGAAGTCGTGTTCTACGACGCCGACGGCAACCCCACCGAGAATAAGGACGAAGCAGTCACGGCCGAGGTGACCCAGACCATGTCCGATGGCAGCGTGCGGCACACCCTTATGAAGGCGTCACCCTCCTCCTCCTAGGTCCTGCCTCCAGCTTGGCAATCTCGTCTCGCTGCTGCCGGGCCACCTCGGGGAACAGCTTGTCCAGGATCGCGGCCCGCTCAGGGAACAGGTCCCGGAACCAGAGCGCCGACATTCCAGGCTGATCGAGTAGTTCGCCATAGCCGATTTTGCCCTGAAGGTAGAGGTCAACCGACTCGGCGAAGTCCTCGATGTCGGAACTGCCTCCATACGGCGTGATGCCGTATGGGTAGCGAGCCCCCGGTTGTGGCTTTAGGAGCATTTTCTTGGCCCGTCCACCACGCGCAGACGAGGGGACCCATGTGCTTGGGTTGATGTACCTTGCCGGATTGGCGTTCGCCCCGGCCTCGTGCCACCCTCCCGAGCCGCTGATGCCATCGGTATCGGCATTGTGGCCGAACTCGTGGTTCAAGTCGCTTATCAGTTGGGTAGCGTCGACCCTGCCTTCTGGGGTCCTCTTGACGCCTGGCTGCCAGATGTGGGTGTCGCCACTACCAGCAGTCATTACTGACCTGAATTTTTCGACGCCGAGTCTCTTTGCGAACTCAGGGTCCTCCGGGTTGCTTCCACTGTTCCAGACATAGGACCGTTGGTATTGCCGTGCCCCTGCAGGAAGGCTCTGGTGGTGGTGCTCCATCACCTTGGCTGCCTCAATAGCGCGCCGCTTACCCTCGCCGGTCTCGTCATGCTCAACGACGTAGGTGACGCCGTTACGCCTCCAGGCGGTGCCGTTCTTGATCGTGTAGCCACCACCGAGGAGTGGGGTGAAGTCGCGAACAGGAACACCGCGTGAGTCTGTGTCCCCATTGAAGAGGTCCCCGGTGCGGAGGCTTGCCTTTCCTGTCAGTGGTCGCTGCGTACTGCGGTGCGATGGCGTAGTGGCCTTAGTCCCTGCCCGCCTCACTGCCGGGCGGGTCGGAGATCCAAAGATCTTGTCGACGGCTCGGTCCAGTGTTTTGGTGACGGCTGACCTGTCGTCCCGAAACTTGCCCCGGCTGGTTCGGGGGTGGATTTCCCCCACAGGAGCAGTCGTCACGCGCTTGACGACTGGCTTCTGGAGCGTGACGACGGTGCCGTCCTTGTCAGTGAAGATCAGGCCAGGACGGATGACTTGTACGTCAGCGTTGTCTGGGATGTCCCCGCCGACGGACCGGTGCAGGTCCGGGTTGAACCTGGTCTGGGCGCCGGGGGTCGAGGTCATGGTGACGCCGCGCTTGGCCAGTTCCTGCCGCAGCCGCGTGCCCAGTTCCTCGGGGTTGGTGAAGCTCTCCCCGGTTAGGGCCTTGCGAAGGTCGTCGTAGCCCTGGGTCTTGGGGTCGGTCTTCTCTCCGGGAGTGGACAGCAGGCGCTGACGTACGGCCCGGCGGAAGGCGGCTGGGTCGTCGTTGCCTTGGCGGGCCTCGATGACTTGGTTCAGCATGTCGGCCAGTTCGGCTGACCCATCGGCGGTGGACCGGCGGTGGTGTGCCTCTCGGGCCTCCAGTCGCTTGCGAGCACGAGCGGCTCGTGGCTCGTTGGGGTCGGGGATGTCGGTGCGAGGCTCCGAGACCTTGGGCGTGTCAGAGCCGGGGGTCGGGGATGGGTGCGGTCCAGCCGTCTCACGGTCGCGAGCCCACTGCCGAAGATCCCGGCTGAGGGCCCTCTGCTTGTCGCTTCCAGGAGGGCCAAGGTCCTGCATCTGGTAGGAGCCGTCCCGGCTCTCGTGGTAGCGACTCAATACGTTGTCGACGGCCTTGTCGATGTCGCCGCTGCCCTGAAGCTTTCCGGAGTCGATGTCTCGGTAGACCTGAGCCAGTTGATCAGTGGCTGAGATCCGTTCCCCATCTCGACTCGGTTCCATGCGACGGGCCAGCGGGATGCGGTTGAGGTCACTGAGCAACTGCCGCGCCGACTGGGGAGTCCCTTCTGGCACGTCAGGCACAGACTTGGGCTCTGCGTCCATCTGTGCGATGGCTTCGTCGTACAGCTTGCGGACCTCTGGGTCCTTCTCCTCCAGCCGCATGAGGCGCAGTTCCTGGACGGCCTTTTCGGAAGCGTCAAGATCCTTCTTGCCCTCGCGGGAACTGTAGCTACGCCGCAAGTCCATGACCTTGTTCGCAGAGCCGTTGCGGTCCCCACGACGAGCTAGCTTCTGAGCAAGCTCCATGGACGGAGAGTCTCCGTGCATGACGCTGTTGTCACCCTGAGGGTCTCCCCGGAGGGGAACATTCTGGTCAAGTGGAGTCCGCCTCAAGGCCCTGAGGCGACGGGTGTCTTTGTCGTCCAGGCGCTTGATGCGGTCCATTTCCTGGGCCACAGCGTCGTCGCTGAGGTTGCGGTCGCCCTGGTGGAGCAGGCTTGCCCGAGCGCGCTGAACCTCGGGCTTGCTGAGGTCCTGCTTTGACGCAGGACGAGCAGCCTTGGCCGGAGCTTCGGGAGCAGCAGCCTCCGGTGCTGTCTTCTTGGCGCCGGCACGGGTGACCCGGGGGCGGGTGGCCTTGGCCGGAGCCTCCGGTGCTTCGGGAGCAGCCTTCTTGGCCACCCGCTTAGCAGGTGCAGCCTTCTTGGCTGGGGCCTCGGGTGCTTCTGGTACAGCCTTCTTGGCGGCGGCACGAGTCACTCGGGGACGGATGGCCTTAGCTGGCGCCTCTGGTGCAGAAGGTGCAGCCTTCTTGACGGCCCGCTTAGCTGCCGGAGCTTCCGCCTTGGGGGCTTCGCCTAACCACACGGCCGTGTTGGCGTTGCCCTTGAGGGTGCTGCCGTCGTCCCTGGTGATCGTGATGCTGTTGCCGTCACGTTCGACCTTCGTGACCCGACGGGGAACCTCGGAGCCACCCCGGGCACCGCTGGCGCCACGAACAACGTCACCTTCCTGGACGTTGGTCATGCTCTTGCGGCGGGTGCCGTTGGTGAGGGGCTTCAGTTCCTTGGACTCAGGAGCGGCCACCTTTCGGGGTGCTGCCCGTTTAACTACTGGACGCTCGGGGGTAGCTGCTTCCGGTGCCGCCTTAGCGGCCACCTTCCTGGGCGCCCTCGTCGCCTTGGCCGGGACCTCCGGCGCAGCCGGAGGGACGGCCTTCTTAGCTGCCCGCTTCACCGCTGGGCGCTTAGGGGCTGCCTCCTTACCCTCGACCCGATCGGCCAGGTCCCGTAGCCGACGGACGAAGTCAGCCCGGTCCTCACGGGCGGCTCGGTTGATGGATGGGTCTGTAGATCCTTGGTCTAGTGGGGACTTCTCCAGGTTGGTGGCGTCTCGACGGATCTTCTTGGCTACGTCGGCACGGCTCATGCCTTGGTCAAGGTCAAGCTGACGGCTGGGGACGATGCCTGCCGCATCACCCTTGAAGCCGGCTTCTTTGGCCAACTGTGCGATCGATGGTCCGGTTTCCTCAGGCTTGGATGGCGCTTCAGGAGCAGCCTTCTTAGCCACCCGCTTGGCAGGTGCAGCCTTCGGTGGTCCAGCCACCCGAGCCAGCCGCTTCTGGGCGTTCTCCAAGCTGGAGGAGCTTGAAATCCGGCCGTCCTTGTGGAGCTTGCCGTCGGGGTCGAGGATGTACCAGCGCTTGTTGCCGTCATGCTGGACGATGTCCCAGCCGGGGTGCTCCGCCAGGCGAACCACGGTGCCCCGGTTGGCGATGACGTCGTCGGCCGACTCCACCTTGGCGCCGGCACGAGTAACCTTCGGACGCTCCGGTGCTCCCGCTTCAGGTGCAACCTTCTGGGCAACCTTGCGGGGCTTCCTTCTGGCCTTCTCTTGCTCAATGCCCCTGGCGTGTGCCTCGCGGACGAGCCTTGGGCTGGCCTCCATGGCCGCCTCGTGGCTCATGCCCTGCTTCCTCAGGCGCTGGTACTGGGCTCTTTCCTCCCTGCCTTCCAGGGATTCCCAATCACGAAGCTGCCCTGGGGTTAGGGTGTCGCGGAACAGTCTTGGGGCAACGGGCTTGTGGGTGGTCTCCGGCTGCTTGACCTTCTCGGTCGTCTGGCGCCTGAAGGGTCGCGCAACAGCAGCAGCCACCTTCTTGGCTACACGCCTGATTGTGGGACGTTCAGCCTTCTCGGGCTCGGCGGCCTTGGGGCGTTCAGCAACCTTCCTCGGGAAGAAATCGGGCTCCTCGCCGTAGACCCGAGGAGGGGTCTTCTTGACGATCTTGGCTGCCCTGGCTTCTCGTTCTGCCTCACGCTGCTGTGCAAGGCCCTCCCTGGCCTTTACGATCCCCCTGGCCCAGCCAGTGGCAGTCTTCTTTGAGAAGCCCCTTGCCCGTGCCCGGTAGTACTCGTCAGCGTCGGCGCCCTCAGGCACTGGCTCAGCCTTGATGGCGGCAGGGATCCTCACGGCCGCCTTGCGAGCAGCCTTGGGCGCATGGGGCACCTCAGTGATGTCGGTGACCTCAGGTTCAGCCTCGTGTGCCTGAAGCGGCGAAGTCCTAGGCACAGCCTTCTTGGCCGCACGAGTGACACGAGGGCGTGGGGCTGACGGTGTCTCCGGTGCCTGAAGGGCCTTGCGTCCCTTTTCTGTGGCCTGAACACCAAGACCGCTGCCGACGCCATTTTCAAACTTGCGGTACTTGCTGCGCAGGTACCCCTTCTTGATGAGGTCCCTGACCTCAGGGTCGTTCTCGTCCGCAATGCCGATCCAGCCTTCCCTGGCGGCAAGCCGCTGGAGGCGGGTCCGGGCGCTTGGTGTGAGTTCTGATGCAGCAGCCTTGGCTGCCCGTTTCGCGGCGGGGCGGGCAGCCTTGGTCGGAGCTTCTGGCGCCTCGAAGACGGTGGCCTTGTGGGTGATGTGGTTGCCGAGCGTGCCGCCTGGCTCGTTCCACTCGTAGCCAGGACGGGTGATCTGCACCGGCGTGCCGGCTTTGATCGAGGCATCCCCGCCTGGGTGGTGCTTGGCCGGGTCGAACGGAACGACCTGGCCTGATTCACCGATCCTCTTGATGCCAGCTTCCTGGGCCAGCTTCTTAACCTCGGCGCGCATCTTCTCGCGGTCGGTGCCGGTCGCCAGAAGCCGGTCACGAACATCGTTGATGTCCGTGCGCTCGAACTCCTTGCTGACGCCAGCACGGCTTCTGATTCGATGCTGAAGTGCCCGGTCGCTGGGCTTGTCGCGGAGAAGCTCGTCCACCTCGCCGAGCATGATGGCGGTCTCACGCTTGCGACGGATCCGCTGCTGCCTTACCGTTGCACGGACCTCCTTGCGGGTGGCCGCAACAGTGCCCTCGTGCTCGCCGTGACTGCGAGCCTCAGCGTCAGTAGCGCCCTCCTCCAAGGCCGCCTTGATCCGGTTCCTGGCACCACGCTTCTCGGCTGGGGTGTCACCGATGCCCTCGGCGATCCGGTTGGTCCGTTCCTCAATGGACCCAGGTGCGGCCTCAGGGGTGGCCTTAGCTGCCACCTTCCTGGGTGCAGCACGCCTCACAACCGGACGCTCTGGTGCAGCCTCCGGCGCAGCCTTCTTGGCGACACGAGCAGTCTTGCTGGCCTGGCGCTCCCTCAGACGCTTGCGCAGGTTCGTGAGCGACTCGTCGCCCCTGGCCCATTCCTGAGCCTCAGCCGGACGGAGACCTTCACTGAGGCCGATAGTTTCCCGGTCCTCGATGACGTTGTTCTTGTGCCAGTCCTCGATCTCCTTGCCATGCCGCTTGTACAGGCTGTCCCAGCCTTGGATGTCGGTCTTCTTACCTTCCTTGCTGAGCCAACCTCCGGTGTTGCCCCGGTAGCCCTTGAAGGCGCCCCACTCCTTGGCCTTGAGGTCGGCGCTCTTGCGCCGTGGCAGTCCGGTCTGGGTAACAGCCCTGTAGCCGCCACTCGGTGCAGCAGCTTTGGCAACCTTGCGTGCTGGCGCTGCTCCAGGAGCAGCTTCTGGGGCAACCTTCTTGGCCGCTCGCTTAACGACCGGACGCTCAGGCAGCTTGATGCCGCGTCGCTCGGCTTCTCGTTCGACGATCTGGCGAACCAGGTCATCAAATTTTGCCTCGGCCGTTTTCTTCCCGGATGGGGTCAACCCTGCTTTGCGAGCGACCTCATCCATGCTCTCGGGCGGAGCTTCCTTGAGCATGTCACCGAAGGTCTTAGGTGCTGCCTTGGCTGCAACCTTCTTAGCTGCTCGCTTGACGACCGGACGCTCAGGTGCCGACACGCCAGGACGCATGCTCTCCAGCAGTCGAGCCTTGGCGCCCTCCAGCCCTTCCTTGTCGCTCGTCGGCGGGGAGCCGATGGTACGTAGGGCATCGTCCAGGCGCTGGCGTGAGCGGATCGGTCGGATGATCTTGGCAGCTTCTTCGTCAGTCTTAGCAGCCTGAAGCTGACTGATGACCTCTCGGCCAGAAGCTGGCCGCTTCCTCGGGGTAACTGGGGCCTGGGCGACCTCCTCAGCCCGAGCAGCAGCCCGAGCCTTAGCTGCCTTGCGCCGCTGGGATCCGCGAAGCTCGACGCTCTCGCCCTTGAGAACGCGCTCCAGTTCGTCCCGGGTGAAGGTCTGGTCGTAGGCATGCAGGTCCTCGCCAGCGTCCCGGCGCCGGTTGATTTCCTGCATCAGTTGCTCGCGCGTCATGCGCTTGGCCGGAGCCTCAGGAGCAGCAGCCTTGGTGGCTACCTTCCGAGGGGCAGTGGCCCGCTTAACGACGGGGCGTGCTGCTGCAGGTGCTGCACCACCGGTGGCCTTCGACAGGGCCGAGTTGTGGTCGTCGCCTGATTCCACGCGCCGAACCCAGTAGCGGGCTCGCTGCCGGGGGCTGAGGTCGCCAAGCTCCTTCTTCTGGTCGGCGCTCAGGCGACCTTCTAGGTCAGCCCGATTTTGGCCAACCTTTTCGCGGAGTGCCTCGGCGCTGGCCCGTGGGCGAGGGGCAGCCACCTTCCTCGGTGCCCGAGGTGCAGGAGCCTCAGAGACAGCTTCAGGAATGGCCTTCTTGACTGCTCGCTTGACAGCCGGTGCAGCCTTCGCTGGGGCTGGGGTCTCGGGTGCCTTAGGGGCGTTCCGGTTGTTCTCGTCGACCTTGAAGCGGATCTCGCGACGTAGCCCGGCGAGGGTGTAGCCCTTCGGGTTTTCGACGCCGACACGTTCAGCAACCGCTGTGACGTTCTCGCGGTCCATGCCGGTGAGCATGTTCTGGACGTCGAGGCCATCAGGAGGGTTGGCCTTGTCGTCGAGCCGGGCCAGGACTGGTGCTGCCTCAGGCTTGGCTGCCTTGGTCGGGCCGGGGGTGCGGGTGAACCGGTCACGCAGGGACCGGGCCTGAGTCACGTGGGTCGCATCGACGCCACGGATTGTGGTGCCCATGCTGGTCCGGTTGGACGGGATGGTGCGCTTGTCCCCGCTCTCGCTGATGGACTTCAGGTCGTCCAGGATCAGCTTCTTGCGATCTGCCGGCAGGGCGTCGAACTGCTCCCGGGTCAGGCCGTTGTACTCGTTGACGCGGGTCTTGCGGGAAGCTGGTCGGTCCAGGTTCCCGGCCAGGGCCAGGGCCTCAGCGTGGTTGGCCTTGCGCGGTCCTTCGCGAAGCTCCCGGTACCGGTGCTGCGCGACGGGAGACAGGCCATCGAAGCGCTCCTGCTCGAAGCGGTCAAGCTTCATTTCAGGAGCAGCCTCGGGAACGGCCTTCTTGACTACCCGCTTGACGGCTGGTGCAGCCTTCGCCGGTACTGGGGCCTCAGGTGTCTCAAGCGACTTAAGATGCTGCCGGCCCTTAGGTGTTACACGGATGCCGGGTGTTACTCGCTTGAAGAGGCTGGTGTGGCCAGCGCGACGTTCGACAAGACCCTGACGAATCAGTTCGTTGGTCTCGGCCCGCTTGATTCCAGTTTCCGTGATCCAGTCGCTCTTGGTGCCAAGCCTGCGAAGCCTCTCCTCGGCTCCTGGGCTTAGAGCCTCTGTGCTTGGAGCCTCTGGCGCAGTGACCTTCTTGACGGCAGCGCGGGTGACCTTGGGCCGCGCTGGTGCTGCTTCAGGGGCAGCCTTGGCTACCTTGCCGGGGCGGATGGTCTTGTTCTCGGCCTCGAAGTCGTCGGCGGCCTTACGTAGCCTGACTGCCTGCGCCTGAAGCCGCTTGACCTCATCCGGGTCGGTCATGTCATAGCCGTAGGCGCGGGTGCCCCTGCCTCCGTTGACAGTGGATGCCCTAGCGGCTTCGTCGTAGGCGTCGGCCCGCTGGCGCATGTGCCGGATCGTTACTGCGGGAGCTTGTCCTTCCGCAACACGCTCGTCGTAGTTGTTGATCGATGGTTCCTGCCCATGTGCATTGTCATGGACCGGCTTCAGGGCCTTCTTTAGTGCGGCAGCACGTTGCTCCGTCACGTCAGGTGCTGCCTTGGCGGCCTTGGCTACCTTGGCGCCTTCGGGTCGAGCAGCACGGAAAACTACGGTGCCGCTGTGGCCGGTGTCGCCACCAACGCGAATCTCGTTGCCCTGATCGTCGTGACCAATCAAGACCCGGCGGTTATCCACCCCGCCCCGGCGGTTGCGTACAGGGATGGTCTCCTGGCGGTCGACCGTGATCGGTGTATCGGTGATCCTGCTGCTTGGCCCCCAGGTCCCGGTGCTGTTTTTCCCAACCATGACCCGGTCGCCCTTTTGGATACGGGCGAGGGCGATCATGCCGCCGGGGCGAACCCGGTCCTTCATGTTCTCCGGGACGTCGGGCGCGGCCCTGGCTGCCTTGGCTGGTGCAGCAGGCTGGTGAGCCTCCAGGGGCGCGGTCTCTAGCGCCCTGGCCACCTTCCTCGGGGCACGCTTCTTGGGTCCACCGGAGAGGGCTTCCAGGATCGAGCGCTTGAGTTCAGGCTTGGGCTGGACGTAGTCGAGCTTGAGGTCCTGGGCAACCTCACGCAGCGCGTCCAGGCCGTTCTCGTCCTTATCCAACTCGGCCTGGATCTTGTCCCGGTCCCCACCAAGTCCCTGGAGCTTGTCGGTGAGCTTGGACTGCTCACCCACAGGCGTCGGCTTGCGCTCCCTGATGACGCGCTTGGTCGGAGGTGCTGGTGCTGCCTTAGGTGCCTCGGGTGCAGCCTCAGGTGCCGCCTTGGCAACCTTCTTGGCTGCCTTGGTGGGTGCCGGCGCTTCACCCGGTGGCTCCCAATGTCCACCGTGAAGTCGGTCCAGTGCCCTTACGGCCATGCGCTTGTGCCTGATGCTGGAAGTTGCATCTCGACGCTCGACGAGATCGTCGGTCATCGACTGAATCTCGGATGGCGACAGCCGCTCGATATCACCTTCTCTGAGGTCCTGGTACGGCTTGAATCCCCTGTCCCCAACGGGGAGTCCACCACGCCTGGAGTGTGTCACCGCGTTCTGGATGCGGATGTTGGACTGCTCCCGCTCCATGATTCCGCGCTGCTGCTCCCGGGACATTTGATCTGCTCGGAGATCGGCAGCAACACGCTGGAGCAAGCCCGGACCAGGGGCTTCTGGTGCTGCCTTGGCAACCTTCTGCGCCACCTTCTTAGCCGGTGGTGCTTCTGGAACTGCCGCCTTGGCAGCACGCTTCACGGTGGGACGACCAGCCGCCTGAGCTAGGGCCTTCTTACCCACGTCGGTGAGTCGGGGCTTGCCCTTCTCCCACTCGATGATGCCGGCATCCTGGAGCCGCTTGTTGACGTCGGCCCGGATGGTGTTGCCCGTCGTACCGTCAGCCACAGCCTGCGCCACGGCGCGCTGAGCCGGAGTGAGCTTAGGTACCACCTCCGCCTCGGGGGCAGCTTCTGGTGCAGCCTTGGCCACCTTGCGAGCAGCCTTCTTGGCTGCTGGCGGTGCCTCAGGAGCGTCGGCCCTGGCGGCTTGGGCAGCCTTGAAGGCGTCGATGTTGGCTTCGCGCTGGGCGACTTCGTCTCCGAAGCCGTCCCGGATGCTCTGCCGGTACGAGTCGGCCCAGGCCCGCTTGCCGTCGGGAGTCATCTCCTCCGGCGCGATGTCCTCAGCATGTCCCGCGTTCTCAACGCCCTGCAGGCGGTCCTGCAGTTGGCGGCGCTTGACGTTACTGCGGCTCCGGATGGCGTCCTTGATCTCGGCCCGTAGGCGCTCCGCCTCCTTCTGGCGCAGTTGCTCTTGAACATCGCCTTCAGGCGCAGCCTTCTTGGCTGGAGCAGCCTTAGCGGGTGCCTCAGGCGCAGCCTTGGCCACCTTCCTTGCCGCAACCTTGCGTGGTGCCGGACGCTCGATGATCCTGGCGATAGCCGCCATGCGGTCGTCGCCGTCCTCGCGCAGCATCTCGGCGGCACGCTTCTTGCTGAGGGTCTTCTTCTCCACTCGGGCCTGGAGCACACCAACCTTGCCCCGCTGGAACTCGGACAGGTCGTCGTACTTGACGCCGGCCTCGTCGAGGATCGGAGCGAGGTCCTTGCGGTTCTCGGCGTCGATGGCCTCCCGCTGCTTCTGTCCCGCAACCTTGCGCTCGGCCCGCTGTCGATCAAGCGCCTCACGGGCCCGGAGCTTGGCGGTAGCGTCCTCTTCCTGGCGCGCAGCCGCACCGAGGTCAGCCGACTGGCGCTCACGCTTGGTCTGCGCCAGGGCATCGTCGTGGGACAGCCGGTCCCGACGCAGGCTCCGGTACCGGGCCTTGTCGATGGGCTTCAGGTCCGCGATGTCGTTCTGCTGCTCGGGGGTCAGGCGGGGACTGCGCTGCAGCCGGGCTGGAGCTTCCGGTGCTGCCTTGGCAACCTTCCTGGCGGCACGGGTGACAGTTGGACGCTCAGGGGCAGAGACCTCTGGAACGGCCTTGGCGACAGCAGCCTTACGAGCAACCCGTGGGCGCTTAGTGGCCTCCAGTCTGGCTGCTAGGTCATCGAACTGCTTTGCCCGCTTGAACCAGTTAGTCCAGTTCTTCTTCTTTTCAGCCAGAATCTCCGGGGACCTCGGGATACCCGGAGTGACCTCCTTGTCGCCCCATCCGCCAAAGCGAATAGCCGCGACGTTACGTAGAGACTGGGCGGTTCCCCTGAGGTCTCGGGCCACGCTGGCAGGTGACTTGCCCTCGTTCAGATCCTGCTGGGCGCGAGCAACGATGCCCCGATGGTCGGGGACTACGGCTAGTTCATCAATCGTTGGAGCGCCGCCATCTGTCTTTCCCCCTGGCCCCGCCTCGAAGTTCAGGCCCTCGGTCAGCGGCTCCAGGTCGATGTGCTTGGCGCCACCAGGACGGAAGTCCGCCTTGGAGTTGTCCTGCAGTACCTCGGGGGCCGGTGGTGCCTCTGCAATCTTGGCTGGGGCAGTCCGCTTGACCCTGGGCCGAGCAACCTTGGCCGCCTTGGTGGGTGCCTGGACGCCAGTGACCTTCGGTGCCCGCTTGTTCGGGACGCTGCCACCGTCGGTGCCGTGAGGCACGAGCTTGGCAACACTCTTCTCGGCAGCCTTGACCGGCCTCTCGTGGGCCGGAAGTGGTGCAGTCTTTAGCTCCTCAGCAGCACGGGCGACCTTCCTCGGGGCCCGCTTGACGGTGGGGCGAGCAGCAGCACCCTTGACCCGCTGGACTGCCTCCTCGACCTGGGCCCGCTCGTCGGGCGTCATCGAGTCCAGGATCTCTTTCCTGGCCTGAGGTGGCATTGCCTCCAGGAGAGCGTTGGCTGCTTGGTCCTCTATCGAGGGCTTGGCAGTCTTCTTGGCTGCAGGGGCTCGTTTAGCGGCAGGACGAGCCTTCTTGGCTGCCGCCCGAGCTTCCGGTGCTGCCTCAGGTGCTGCTTCTGGGGCAGCCTCCTGCGCCTTGGCCACCTTCCTCGGCGCAGCCCGGGTGACAGTGGGCCGCTCGTTTAGCTTCGCGAGTCGAGCAGCGTGCTCCTCGTCGCTTTCGCCTTCCTTCTTGCGCCGAGCAGCCAGGGCCTCCTCAAGCTGAGCCCGGTCCATGCGAGAGCGGCCAGGGACGTTGAGGGTGGAAGCTTCCTTACGCAGTTCAACTAGGGTGGCTGGCTTCGCGGCCTTGGGTGCTTCGACACCAGGCTCTGCGCCGCCCACCTTCTTGATGCCACGGCCAGGACGGGAGGGCAGAACCCGCTGGCTTTCGCCGTCTTCCCAGTCGATGTAGGTTAGCCGTCCCCGCTTGGCAACGGTTCCCTTGGTGGTCGACTTGTCCTTGTTGGTGCGCTCAACCTTGTCGCCCGGGTTCAGCCGGTCGGGGTTAGGTCCAACGCGCTTGCCTACGCGCTCGGCAGCGTTTTCGTAGGCGTCTGCTAGTCCTTCAAGGCGCTGGGCCTCGCGACCGGTGGGGTCGGTAGGGTCGTCGCGCTCGATCTCGGCCCGACGGCGGTTGAAGTCGGCTCGCTCCTGGAGCATCTGCCTGACTTCGGTGACGGGACGTCCCTCGGCCAGTTGCTTCTCGGCGCGGCGCATGGGGACGCCTTCTTGGCCAGGGATGTCTGGAGCGATCTTGTCGAAGGCTTCGGCCCGACGTGCGGCAATCTTGGTGGCCTTCTTGGCGGTGGGAGAAGGAAGCTTCTCTGCGGCCTCCCGCTGGGCCTGAGTCATGGGCACCTTGGCGGGAAGCTTCTTGGCTAGACGCGCCGTCTCAGCCTTTGATGCTTCGTTCTCTGCCCGGATCTGCTCGGCAGACTTCCCGGGGCCACGCTTCTTGGCTACTGGGCGCTTGCGCTCCGGGAAAGCCTTTTCCTCCAGGCGACGGGTCTCTGCCTTTGACGCTTCGTTCTCTGCCCGGATCTGCTCGGCGGTCTTCGCAGGACCCCGAGGTCGGGGCTTAGCCTCCGGCGAAGGCCGCGCCTGGCGCTTGAGCCTTTCTTCCAGCGTTTCTCCGGGTGGTGCACCCTCTTCCCGACGAGCCTTTGCCGCCAGCGCCATGCGCTTGGCAACAACTTCAGAGGAGTTCTGGGCTGGACCTTCAAGACTGTCGGCATAACGGATGATCTCGTCATCCTTCATGTCCTGCAGTTCTTTCATGGTCTTGGGCTGGCGCTCCGGGTAGACCTTCTTCTCCGGAGTGGCCTTGACTGCTTCAGGCGCAGCCTTCTTCGCCACCCGCTTGACGGCAGCCTTCTTGACGGGTGCCTCGGGAGCAGCTTCTGGGGCGGCTTTCTTCGCCGTCCTGGCCGCCTTCTTGGCCGGAGGTGCCTCAGGAGCGCCCTCTGGCGCAGCCTTGCGCGCCTCCTTCATGAACTTCAGGTCGTCCTGGATCTGGCGCAGACGCTGCTGCCACTGCTCAGGCGGAAGCTTCAGGGCGTCCTCGTAGGAGATGCCCCTGAGATCCTTCTCTCCTTCAGGAACAGCAGCCTCGGGAGCAGCAGCCTTGGCGACCCGCGCAGCCTTCTTGACCGGAGGCGCTGCCTCTGGGGCAACCTCGGGAGCAACCTCAGGTGCAGCCTTGGCGGCAGTCTTGCGAATCCGCTTGGCCGGAGGTGCTTCCGGTGCAGCAGCCTCGGGGGCTGCCTCAGGAGCAGCCTTCTGGGCCACCTTGCGGACCCGCTTGACCGGAGCCGGCACCTCGGGGGCTGCCTCAGGAGCAGCCTCTGGTGCTGCCTCAGGCGCTGCCTTGGCAGCCTTACGGACCCGCTTGGCCGGGGCAGCCGCTGGCGCTCCCTCAGGAGCAGCCTTAGCAGCCACCTTACGAGCACGCTTGACCGGTGCTGGGATCTCCCCTTCCATGGGGGTTGCCGGAGGAGCATCCGCTGGGATCGGTAGCTCTTGCTCGCCGCGCTCGCGCCTGACTCGGTTGGCGTGCTCCGCGATACGAGTGTCCTCGCCATTGGCTGGCCAGCCTGGAGCCTTACGGTTCCTCTCGTCAGCCCTAACGACAGCATCGTTACGTTCGCTATCGAGACGCTCTAGTCGGGCCTGAGTGCCTTCGTCGGCCCGGATGGTGCGGCCTGCAATGTCTGCTTCTCGTTGAGCCTGCAGGCGCTCGATCTCGGCGTCCTTGCGCTGGATCTCGCGCTCGCGAGCTAGCAGAAGCTGCTCCTGGGCTGCCTGAAGCCGCTTCTCCCGAGCCTCCTGCTCCTTTGCTTGCGCGTCCAGGCGCTGTTGCCTGTCCCGAAGGCGGGCCTCCTCTTCGGGGATGACCTGCCGGCCTCCGCGCTGCCTGGGTGCTGGTGCCGCTGCCTCGGGAGCATTGAGGCTGGATTCGTCGGTGACCCGGCCGGCACCGGTTGGTACCCGACCGCCAGCTTCCCGAATGGCCTTGGCTGGAGATGGCTGCTCCAGTGGGGGACCTTCGGGTGCAGGAGTAGGGGCAGGTGGTGCTGCCGCTGGTGCCGCCTTCGCGACCGGCGCAGGACCAGGCGGGGTAGCAGGTCCGAACCGATCCGGCTGTTCCTGCGGTCCAGGGGGTGCCTCAGGCTCCAGGCCACGACGCTGGAACTCGTCCGGCGTCGCTTCGATGGCTGGGGACCGCTGGGCAGCGGGGAGGTCCTTGCCCAGACCAGTGGTTGGCTGCTCGCCCTTAGCGCCCCGAGTGGGCCCCACGGTGGCGAGGGCGTAGAACCCGCCCCGGCCGTCCTTCTCCACCTTGCCGATACGGAGGGGCTGCTCACGGTCCAGGATGACCGTGCGTCCGTTGGGATCGTTGGGGTCACCACTACCAACGATGATGGCCTTGGTGCCCTTGGGGACCAGGACCCTCATCTCGATATGGGGACCGCTGACGGGGTATGCGGTACCCGCGTTCATGGGCGAGAAGCCCTTGTCGTTGACCCGGCGCCCGGTCCATTCCTCGACTTCACCCAGTCGCTCGGGTGGCAGACCGAAGGCGTCTGGCCCCACGACCCGACTCAGGATCAAGTCGTGATCCAGGGGACGCATCATCGCGTCGAGTTCGGAGATACGAGCAGACTGCGGCTCCGGGCGCCTGGGGTCGTAACCGCCTCTCAGCGTGGACTGGATGTCTTCGTTGCCGGCCCGGCTCAGGAAGTAGTCCAGAGCCTCCTGCTGCTTCTTGCTACGTGGACCCTTCTGCCCCTTGAGGTAGCTGGCTGCATGGGCATCAGACCTGAGTGCGGGCGGGTTGAAGCCACGCAGGAGCCGCTCCACCTGGGCCATGGCCGCATCTGGAAGTCTCCAGGAGTTGCGGAACCGACCATGGCTGTCACGAGGGTGAAGCTCCGGGCGCCACCGGCCCAGGTCGATGGCGAAGATGTCATCCCAGTTGTCATCGTCCCCAAAGTCGGGGAGCCATGACCGCAGGTCCACGTCAATGGCCATGTGGCCACTACTCCTCAGCTAGAGCCTGGTACCTCGCGTTGTACTGGATGAAGATGGCGTCGTCCTCGCTGGTCGGGGAGACAGCACCAGCGGGGACTGGGCGACCGTTATCGGCCAGGGCTTCGCGCTGCTGGTCGATGGCGGCTAGCTGGGCCATCCGTCGTTCCCGGTTGTGCTCCTCCAGGTCCTGCTCGATCTGGGCCAGACGCTCGATGCGAGCGGCTAGCTCCGTGTCGGCACCTTCGGCCGTCTCTTCGACTTCCAGGTCCTCAAGCTCGTCCTCGTTCTCCATGCTGAATTCGGTGCTCACGTCGTCCTCCTGCTCCTGGCCGATGACACCCACGGCCATGAGGCTGAAGGCGTGGCCGCTCTGCTCCCGGTAGATGGGGAAGCCTGGGTTGTTGACGGCCAGGGCGGCGACTAGTTCGAGGTTCCCGTTCACGTAGCGCCAGTCACCAGACAGGGCGGAGGCGCGAAGCTCTGCTACCCGCTCCGGGGTCATGGTGGTGGTCAGGGAGCCATTGATCCAGATGCCGTGCTGGTCCTCGCCGATGTTGACCACAGCGGCGGCCCAGCCGGTGTTGTCGTAGTGCTCGCGGCTGGGCATGACGCCCCAGTTGGCGTCTGCGTGCCCCGTACCCAGGGTGATCTTGCCAATGTCCACCGAGGACCCATCCTCGGTCCGGAGCGTCCCGACCTTGAACAGGCCGTAGTGGGTACGGCTCTTGGGGGCCATGACGCAGGACTTGCCGATGCCGACGTGGCAGACCTTCCACTGGGCCAGGTGCCCGAAGATGTGGCCATCGTCGTCGATGGTCAGCCGCGTTGGTGCCTTGAGCCTCGGGTTTTCAAACCACGCGGTCGGCGGTGCCAGCGGGGCGACGGAAGCCAGAACGGCGGCTTGGTCAACATCCTCCACGCCTGCTGCCATTTGCCCCTGCGAAGACTCATCCTGAGAGACCTCGACGCCATACTTCTTCAGCGCCTCCTGGATCCGTCCCTTGATCTTGGCCAGTTCCTCCGGAGAGTACCTTGCCGCGTTCTTCGGCATGTTGATGTAGCTCCATGCCGCCCGGCAGTGCTCCTCAGAGTCAAGCGGGTACCGCTTGATGCCATCATCCTGGTAGCCAGGATCGGCGTACTTGACGTTGCCGTAGGGGGTCTTGTCGGCAGCGAACTCGTCGGCATTGCCGACGGTCATGCTGACGCTGCTGGCGGTGCTGGTGGTCGTGGCGGGGAACTGAGACACCCCGTCTCCGATGTTGATCGTCACATTCGGCGTTGGCATGTCCTCGCACCCACAATCCTCTTCTGGGCTCATCGACGCCTGCTGCTGCTGGCGTACTTTTTCCATGAAAGGCGACACCAAATTGGAGTCGCCGAAGGCCTGAGCCATCACAGAATACAGTTCATTGATCACAGGAATCATGTTCTGTTGGTCTTCGTGAGGGATGTTGGGCAAACCCCCATGTGCCCCAGAAAGAAGCGCCGCCGCAGAGTAGACAGCGTGGTAGATCAAATGGGGCTCGTCGTTGATGATGTCGCACAACGGCAGGCGGAAGGAATCCTGGGCCAGGCTGTCGCCAGTCTGGTTACCGTTGCGCCAGAGGAACGCTGATGAATACCGGTCAATGCTCGGGTTCTCGGACCCGATGCCGGCCCAGTAGGCGATCCTCTTGACGGCGTCGTCAGCGTCGTACTTGTAGTCCCGGGGGGCTAGCGGCCACTGCTTCCAGCTTTCCGCGTTGACGTCGAAGTATGGCCAGTCGTAGGCGTCGATACCCAGCGAGGCCAGCAGCGTCTTGTCAGCGTCCGAGTCCACCTTCAGTTCGAGATGACGGGTGGGCTCAGGGTCATTCTCGATGGACATGTGGACCTGGTGGAAGGCTGGCATCGGCACCAGGGTCACGCCGATGACGTTGTACTCCTTGAACAGGCCAGCCCGCTTGTCCGGACGGGTCGGGTGCTTGACGGCCTCCACGGTGAAGTCGCGGTCCAGGTCCACCGAGGGACCCATGACCTTCTCCTTCAGCATGTAGATGGCCTTCGGCACCTCGGGCACCATGGCCGGGTCCAGGAACTCACCCTCGCCCCAGTAGCCGCCAGGACCGTCGAAGATTCGGTTGACCTTGCCCACGACCGTGGCACCGTCGTGGCCGCCGGAGCCGAAACGCACCATCATCGGCATTGGTGTAGGGCGATGGGTCATCTTCCCAGACGCAAACATGCGCCCGTCGCCCGTAGGCACTTCGGTGGGAGCAATGAGGCCTCTCCAGCGAATAGCCATCAGGCCACCTCCTGGATATGTAGGGAGCAACGGCAGCCGCATACGAGGTTCGGCGGCGCCTTAGGGTCGCCTGGGTGCATCATCGGGAAACCTTCGACGAGGAATGGCTGACCAAGGGGAACTGTCTGACCATTCACGTGGCGGTGAGCGTCGCGTTCGCGATCGTCCATGATCGTGTCCCAGCGCTTCTCCAGTGAGCGCTTGTCCTGCTTCGCGACCAGTAGGGCATGGGCCAGCATGGAACTAGCGGCGTGACGAGTTGTCTCCGTCTGGGCGATGAGCCTGGCCCGCCCATCCCAGTTCTCGCTGCCGGTGTAGGTCAGGACCTGCTCGACCCGATGAGCGATCTGATCGACGGTCTCCCCGGCGTTGGTGCCCTCAAGGATCTGGGCCACCACCTTGGCGTGAACCTCGTCTGGGATCCGGACCAATAGGTTGTAGGTCAGCGCCAGATTCGCCTGGATGTACGGGTCACGCGGGTCATAGTCGCCAGGAAGATGGGCGCCGGCCCAGCCCTCCTGCAGCGCCGGGGTCAGGGCAGCGATGATCCGGTCAACCTGCGCCTGCCACGCCGGAACAGTGGCGGTGATGGCCTGCGGATTCGGCTGCGCCTTGAACTGGCGGAACGGGGCCATGACGGCATCACGGGCGCGGTTGAGCCACCGCTTCAGTCCCGTAGACGCAGCCTTGAACACCGACTCCTCAGCCCCCTTACTTGGCATGGACGACGCCATCCCGCTGGAGCGCCGCCAGCAGGCTCGGTGGGTCGTGGGCAATGCCTCGAACGAGCAGGGTGGAGCAGTACTTGGTCAGGCTCTGCTGCAGGCGCGCGGTGTCGAAGTCGTCGGCCACGAACTTGGTCATGGCGTCCAACTGGCTCCAGGCGCCAAGGAGCAGTCGGTTGGCATGCGCCTGGTCCTGCACCGTGATGCGGGTGTGCAGTTCCATGTGAGGTACGTCCGGGAACCGGTGTCGGTTCTGGTTGGTCAGCAGCCGCTTGCCGGCTAGCTCCAGCCCTCGGCGCACCGTTGCCTCGGCCAGGACAACGACGCCCATCTCCTGGGTGGTCCAGGCAGAAGCTGCTAGGCCATTCGGCGGAGGACCCATATCCGGCGACTCGCGGGTGGCCGGATTCATCGGCGTCTGAGGGATGGGCTGAGGGCCCTCGTCCATGATTCCGGTGGGCGGTGGTGGCGGAGGTGGGGGGCCAGATCCTCCGCCACCACCAATAGCCCCTCCGGGTCCCATGCTGATGCTTTGGGCCGTGGGGGCAACCATTGAGGTCTGTGGAATGACGCTCTCGGGGATTCCAGCGGCATGGCGGACGGCCGCGTTCTGGAATAGCTGAGGGTCGCGGAGCAGGACTTCCTTGGTCAGCAGCCCGGCGCTCTCGTCCTCGGTCTGAGCGTCCGACTCCTTGAAGTACCCGGCCTCACGCAGGGCCTGCAGGCTGATGGCGCCCTTCTCGTACAGGTTCAGCGCATCCTGCAGGCGCTGGGGTCGTACGACCAGGGGGCTGGTGTCGTAGGCGTAGGTGAAGCGCTTCGGGTCCTCGCCCATGAGCTTGAGGGCGGGCTTCAGATAGGCCTTGGTGAGGGCGTCGCAGATCCTTGTCATCAACGGTTCGATGTGAACCTTGATGCCTTGACCATCGACCAGGTAGCCCTGCCAGTGGTTGGCGTCGCCTAGCCCCGTAAGGACCTCGGGGGGCATGTCCATGCCGACACCCAGGCGCTCGACGGCCTCTTTACGAAGCTCGATGGCCTGCTTGGAAAGCTCAGACTCGAAACTGAGAAGCTTCCAGCCTTCGGCATTCTCCGACTCAATGATCATGGGAAGGACGCCCAGGGCAGATCCTTCGCCTCGCAGGCTGGCGGCACCGGCGGTGGCCATCCGCTGCATCAGCGACTCGCCGGCACTGAGGTTCGGGTCGTCGGGCAGGTCCACGTTGTTAGGCATGATCAACAGGCCGGCACCGACGAGGCGAGAGTCTATTTGCGAGAAGATGTACTTGTTTAACTGCTCCAGCAGCCGCAGCGTGGGCTGACAGGACCTGGAGGGAGCGTCGGCGCACCAGACCCGCTGGGGGTGCGGGGTCCAAACCCGGGTGACTAAGTTCCGGGTAAGGTCGATCTTCATGGGCTGTCCGGGCCCACACCAGCCCCAGTTCCACTCCCCGTTGGCGCCGCGAATTCGTCGCATCTCCGATGAAGACAGGACGTACCACTCGTCCTGATCGTCGTCGTCACCGGGGCGGCCGACGATGTAGCACTCACCGGCCACGGTCAGGTCAATGCCCATGTTCCGTAGCGCCTCAGCCTTGGAAGCAGGGCCACCGAAAAGGGAATCGCTCAGGGCCGTGATCTTGGCCTGTTTTGCTTCACCTTGAACTCGGCCGAGGTCATCAACCTTCGCTACGTAAATGCGGACGCGCGAGCAGCAGTGCCCCACCCATCGGGCAGCAAAGCCGAACTCGGGGACGATGTCGTACAGGCGCCATAGCTCCCGCTGCCACGTTTCGTCATTGAAGCGCCATGAGTTGTAGGACTGTTGGTCCATTCTCATGTGCATTGCGCTGGCGAGTAGGGAACGACGGGCGGGCGCTGGGGTATCTGAGACAACGGCCAGCGCGTTGTTGCTCCTCTTCCAAGCCATCTAGTCCTGCTCCTCCAGTCTGGACAGCAGGCCAGTCACGTGAGACATAGCCAACCAGGCTGGCCCAGCCAGCCACCACAGGTGAAGAGGAAGAGTGAGCATTGCCCAACCAACAGCAGCCGGCACTGCAATCCAGATACTGGCGCACCACCGGCAATGAGCTAGATAGGCGGCCTCAGATTCCTCGCCCCAACGATTCACGACCCAACGGCGAAAGCTCACCATGATGCGGTCCGTCGTTACCAGCCTCGTAATCCTGGCGACGGCCAGGGTGACAAGGAGCAAGGAGGCCCATATCATGCCCCGATCATAGAGGGCAAGATCTGATTAGAAGAATACCTACTCGAATTTTGAATTACGACCCGTACATAGGGGTGGTAGAATCGAGAACGTGGCAATTGAGGTGCTCGTCGAGACAGAAACCTGGTGGGTCAGGATGCCTGACCCCACGGACAGGTGGGATGCCGGCTGTCAGGACGGGCGCGTCACTGGCGTCGAGGCCCGAGTTACCACGGCCGGGGCGGACGCTGATTACACCTTCTACGGGCGCGGACACATGCCGGTGGTGTTCGACTGCGAGGCCGTGGAGGAAGAGACAGTCTTCGTTGTCGTGGCTGACTACACCAGCGGGTCAACCTTCGGGACCTCAGCCGGGTACTTCCACATCCTGACGGTGACTAAGTCCTTCGAGCACGCCATGGGTCTTGCTCGGGCCGCCGAAGCTGTCCCAAAGCGTGACTTCGAGTTCGAGTACAACAGCACCCAGTACTACGTGCCCTGGACCGGCTACTTCGAACAGCTAAAGGAGGTTCGGGTCTGGGACTGCTATCTCCGTCCACGACTCGACTAACTCGATGTTGGGCACGCCGTAGGTCCGGGCTCGTGCAACACAGTCAGACGCCCCGTGGGTCCCATGAACCCCGGGGCGTCGGCAGTCCTCTTTGAGGCACTGCTGAATCCAGGCCAGGCAGTAATCGGCACCGAGTCGGGCCATCTCGTCGTTGCGCATGTGCCCGGCCCGGCGTCCGAGCCTGGCCCAGTCAGCGGTCGAGACAGGGAAGGGCCACTCCTTGACGGCCATCGGGTTGATCTGGTGCTGCTCCCCTGTCCAGACGTGGGCGAACAGATCGACACCCTTCTTGGCCATGCCGTTGATGATGATCAGACAGCGGCCCTGCGGTCCGTGCTCGGCGAGCAGGCTGTCGAGCCGGTCCCAGATGGCTGCTGGCCGATTCCAGGTCCTGCTTCCGGTGACCAAGGACCAGCCTGACGTTCCTCTGTTCTGGGTCAACGGGTTCTGGGTCAACGGTCATGCTGCTCCTCCTCTGTTATGAGCAGGACTGCGTCCACCTCGGGCCAGCAGGGTCGGATGCCGAGGGTAACTGCCACGATCGTCTTGAGGTCCAGGTCTAGATCAATCTCCGGATAGAGGTTCTGGCCCCGATTCTCCAGGGCAGCCAGCAACTGCACGTTCAGCCGTAGTCGGGCCCTCACTGAGCTAGGACGGCCTGCCTCAGGCTGGTGCGGGGAGATGCTTCGAACGTGGCCTACAAGGCGCGGTCCTGACTCAAACAGGAGCGTAGCCACGACCGGGGCACCCTGGCGCACCTGCAACTGCTCGGTCAGCACCCGCCCATCCTCGGTCGGCTTGTTGAGGACGGCCACCCGTCCGTACCAGTCGATCACACAGCAAGCCTACCTCACCCCCACGTGCGGGTGAAGAGAAGCTGTGGTTCTATGAGGCCATGACTGAGAACAGGAACCTGTGGTCCCGGTTAAGTCAAGAGTCGCTCCTCATCACGGCCGTCACGGTGGCGCTGGTCTACGCCGTGCTCGGTGTGTCGGGAGCGTTTGCGGCTGCGCCGAGCGCCCAGCAGGTGGTCGTAGCACCGCAACCAGGCGTCTCCTGCGGGGACCTCACCCCAGGCGCCAACGGAACGTACGTCTTCCAGTGCACGCTCACTGGACTGGTAGCTGCACCATCCCCAAGCCCCACCGGCAGCCCGAGCATCAGCCCAACTGCCAGCGCGAGCGCCACCAGCACCCCAAGTGCCACGGCCAGTCCGAGCGCCACAGCCAGCAGCAGCACCAGCCCCACGGTGACCCCATCCCCGTCGCCCACCACCACGCGACCCCCAACGCCGACTTCTACCCCTACTTCTACTCCTACGACACCAAGGCCAACGTCCACCCAGAACGGCTGCATCAACAACCCAGGCGCCTGCGGCTTCCCTGACGCAGCAAGCACTGGTCCTACGTCACCACCGCTGGTGATCTTGAACGGAAACCAGACCTTCTCCACGCCAGGACAGACGGTGGCCAACACCAGAATCAACGGCTGCGTCGAGGTGCGAGGCGCCAACATCACGTTCCGGAACGTGCTGTTCAACGGCAACGGCTGCTTCTACGCGGTGCGCAACTTCAGCACCAACCTGCAGGTCTTCGACAGCGAGGCCACCTGCGGCGGGTTCAACGGCACCGCGTTCGTCGAGTCCAGCATCAGCTTGACCCACGTGGACATCCACGACTGTGAGAACGGGCTCAGCATCTCCGGCAGCGTCCTGGTCCAGGACTCCTGGATCCACAACATGGTCACGGCCAACGGCGCCCACACCGACGGAGCCCAGTTCAACCAGGGAGCCACGGACATCACCTTCCGGCACAACACGATCAACGTGGGTCCGGGCAACGGCGCCACCTCGGCCATCATCAGTTGGAACGAGGGCAACCCGCAGCAGCAGCGCGTGCAGATCACCGAGAACCTACTGGCATGGGGTACCTACACCCTGTACTGCCCCAGGCAGGGCACCTCGGATACACGAGTGACTAACAACAGGTTCGGCCCATTCGAGTTTGGCTATGCCAACTCGTGCGGATCCCCGCATACCTCTGCCTGGTTCGGCAACGTCCGGGACAGCGACGGAGCGATCCTTGCTCCGGCGTAGCATGCGCGACCCCAAGGCCCTGCTGCCGGGTCAGTACGAGGAGATGATCGCTGAGGTAGGCCGGGCGCTGCACCGGTTCCTGCCTGGCCGCAACGGGGATCCCAAGGCTGGCCTGGCCTACACCCTGCTAACAGCGCTGGGTAACGCCGAGGAGCGGCTGAGCCTGACCACCGACTCGGATGGCACCTACAAGTGGAGCCTGCTGGGTGAGCAGATGATGGCCCGCAACGTCGTCCACGCGATCTACTACACGCTGGTCGATACCTACGTGATCAAGCCAGGGCACCCGGAGAAGGAAAAGGGAGGCAGCCAAGGCCTTGACCACCCGCACATGGGGGTGTAGCTTCGACCTTGTCACCGTAGGGGGCGACGAGGGGACGGGGGAGAGGATCTTGTTGGTGAGACCAGGATCCTCTCCCCCGCAAAATGGGGATTGACACCACCCTGATGTACGGGTACAGTTCTAGGTGTCACACAGAAGCTCGCAGCCAGGCCCCAATGTTCAAGGTTGTCAACCCGGGGCCCCGGCCCTAAGCTCAGGAGCAAGGCGATAGATCTAGGGGAACAGGGATGTTGTGGACCAGTGGGACAAAGCGGCAGCACCTGCCGCGATGCGCCACGTCCATGGCGACCTGGAATCGGTTCGCTGGTCGGCCTAGGGTCAGGTAAGGGGGATCCAAGATCCCTAAGCCGCCCTCAGGAACCACGCCCCTGGGGGCGGTTCTTTCTAACTGAACATTGTCGATGTGGTGTAACGGTAAGCATGACCGGCTCCAACCCGGTCGGACAGGGTTCGAATCCTTGCATCGGCGCTTCCTCGGGGAACTGAGGACCTGTGATTTGAGAACTCCACAGTGGACAGCATGTATACGTCCTAGCCTTGGGACGAGATGCGATACCAGATACCGACACTGGCGACAATGCGTAAGCAGGGTTCCGGAGATGGACGAGATGGAGCAGCACAGAACCAAGGCTAGGACTTACGGGACGTAGCGCAGTCTGGTCTAGCGCACCTGGTTTGGGACCAGGGGGTCGTCGGTTCAAATCCGACCGTCCCGACGGGCATGTGTCTGACATACGCACTGCTGAGTCCGAACCTCCTTCCCGTGGATGGAATCGCGAGGTGGGGTCCATAGTCAGCGAGGGCGGTATCCGGGTCCTGTATGTCGCCTGGGTTGGTAGCTCAAGAGAGCAGAGCCCCGCATTTGGGGCGGGAGATGCCGGTTCAAATCCGGTTCGATCCACACTGAGGCAGGCGCCTTCGGGTTGGGAATGATCAGCCCAATCCCCTGACCTCGCGGCGACCTCGAAGGTAGTGGAGTCATCTAGTCGCGACTGGGTGTTCTCCTGGCCACGGTGGAGATCACAGGCTTGAAGCCGTTGGTATCAATACTTTCGGGGAACGCGGGCTTATAGCTCAATTGGTTGAGCACCTGTCTGGCAGACAGGAGGTTCCCGGTTCGAGTCCGGGTAGGTCCACGTCGGCGTGGGGAAGCCTAGGGGACAGGTAACCCCTCCCCCGCCGGCTCCATCCCTTAGCTAAGAGGGGAGGGAACATGACGAAGGTCGTCGTGTACCACGAGCGGTACGGCTGCGACACCGGTTGTTGCGGCCACGCCATATACGTGGATGGCGAACGTGAAGGGTTCGAGCTTGGCTCCCCGTTCAACGAAACTCCTCGGGAGTTTGCTGAGCGCATTGTTGCTGAGGAGCTTGGTTCGGAGCATGTTGCAGATCTCGACTGGGATAATTGCCTGATCATCGAGGACTGCGAGTTCGATTGCACAAGCTGGTACGGATCGACGATCGCGTAGCTTAACGGCAGAGCAGGCGTTTCTAAAACGCTGGGTTGTGGGTTCGAGTCCCATCGCGATCCCTGGAAATCACGTAGCTCAACGGAAGAGTGGTGGACGCACTAGATGCGTGGTTCGAATCCCGCCGTGGTTTCCTTCAAGGCTTTGTTGAGTCCAAGAAGAGGAGCTTGCATGAGCGCTCGTCGAAGGATCGCAGCGGCTATCGGTGCTGTGATCCTGGGTCTGGGAATAGCAGTGGCTGCCGAGGCCCCAGCATCAGCACATGGAGAAGCGTGTGGACCAACCCACATCTGCGTCTGGTACGCCGCCTGGCCCGGTGGCAGCAATCCCGCCTACTACTGGACGTCGCCAGCTTCGAGCCAATGCATTCCCTTCGGTCCTGCGATCAACGATCAGATCGGGTCGATGAAGCTCACGTGGGGCTGGTCAGCAACGATCTACGAGAACGCGGGCTGCTCCGGCACGGCCATCGCCACGGTCTATCAGGGACAGTTCAAGAACTGCACCCAGTCAGGTTGGGCAGGGGCCTGGTTCGGAAGCTGCTTCCCTCCCGGGAACTCCGGCAGTTCGATCTGGTTCCAGCACCCAACGAACTGATTCAACAGCACAAAGGGCACGAATCTTGTGCCCCATGTCTCCTTAGCTTAGGTGGTAGAGCATCCGGTTGAAGCCCGGACTGCGGCGGTTCGATTCCGTCAGGAGATACGTAGGGCAAGGAACCGAGAGTGAACGGGATGAAGATGGTAACAACCAGAAGGAAATCCTGGACAGGTTGACTCCTTGCCTTACGTCTGGACCGTTGGAGGAATTGGTAAACTCACCGGCCTCTCAAGTCGGAGTATTGCGGGTTCGAGCCCCGTACGGTCCTCGCCTAGGAAGGCCAGAAAGACGAATGAGCCTAGGTGCTCGGGAGTGCGTCTAGTGAATGGAGCATCACGGGACGCAAGCGTTCCAGTCAAGGTGGGGTGACTGGGGCAACGTGGATGAGGTGTAACAGGTTTGCACGTCTGTCTTCCAAACAGAAGGAATCGGGTTCGAGCCCCGGCATCCGCACATGGTTGATTTCCATGATCTACCGGCAGAAGAACGCAGCTACTGGTACGAGAAAGCCAGAGAAGAAACTGGCTCAGAGTTCTTCGATCTTCCACCAGAGGAACGCGGCCACTGGTACGAGCGCGCAGCGAATGATGCTGAGAAGCGAGGCTGGGTGTGGCCAGACTAGACAAGGGTCCTGAGGTAGTACTTCAGGCTCTCCTGTCCGGGGACCCGGAACAGGTCGCTGAGGCGCTCGCCTTCCAGCGTGAGTCGTTCAAGGCCCAATTCGGCTGCTACCCAGAGGAACTTGTCTTTGAGGAGGGAGTCGACGAGGACAGTTAATCCGGGGTACGGCATCGGCGTCCGTGGCCAGACTTTGGATCTGGAACCTGCGAGTTCGAGTCTCGCACCCGGAGCGGAGGACCAGATGGACAAGGAAGCAACGCCTGACCTTGGATGGTGTCAGGCAGTGACGACAGCGCAAGCGTTCGGTAGCTCGTGGGCTTCGTCAACGTGGAGTTGTCAACGCAAGGCAACCCGGGTAGTCGATCGCGAGGCACTGTGCTGGCAACACGCCAGCATTGCGGAACGAACGCGGAAAAGATGAGACGCAGAGAACCCTGGAGAAGAGCAAATGAAGAACTGGAACATCGACTGGAACAACAAGGTCGCCGAGGTTCTGGAGAATAGCGCCCGGGCCTGGCGAGATGGGACCATCGGCTGGACACAGAAGACGATGGCACGCGACGGCTCCGGCGATAAGATCTCGATAATGTGCCCTGGTGGGGTACTCGATCCGGCGATAGCTGAGGTTTGCAGCGCTGGTGCCCTGGTGTGGCAGATCAAGAAGGCGAACGACCTCTTCTACGCCGCCAAGAATGCGCTGGACAAGAAGCTGGTTAAGCGTGCGCAGGAGGAAGGGTTGACCTACCCCTTCAACCTTCCCCTCTGGAACGATGTGCCCAGCCGCACTGTCGAAGAAGTCATTGATCTCTTCGAGGAAACGGCGAAGGATCTTCGCAACGGCGCTGAAGTTTAGCGCCGCCTGCCCATGTAGCTCGACTGGTGAGAGCGCGGACGTGGTAAGTCCGAGGGGTCAGTTCGATTCTGACCTTGGGCTCGGGTTCCCTGGTTCGGAAGTGAGATCCGATGTGTGTGATTCGCTCCACAGCGAAGACTGATGCCAGGGAACCTTAAGCCGGGGTAGTTTAATCTGGTTAAAACCCCCGTCTCGTAAGCGGAGAGAACCGAGTTCGAGGCTCGGCGCCGGCTCGTGAATGACAGATCAAGGATCGCTGTAGTACTACTGACCCTGGGGGCATTGCTGCTTAGCATCACCGCAGTGATAGTTGCCTGGATTGACTACTAACAAGTTGTGGTCGTGGTGTAGGGGTTGCACGGCGTTTTGCCAAGGCGCAGGAGGCAGTTCGAGTCTGCTCGGCCGCACGTTTCTTATACACAGCCCAGCGAAAGGGAAGGACATGGGCTTCTAGGACGGAAAGGAGCACCCAGTGCAAGCAGTCCTAGTTCTCAACGCTGACCTAGGACCACTGCACCGGGTCAGCCTCAGGCACGCGATCCGGATGCTTTGCCGTGGTGTGGCAGAGGTCCACGAATCGGAGCCTGACATACGGTACGGACCTTGGGGTATGCCCAAGGTCGTCAAGCTGGTGAGGTACATCGTCACCAAGTGGCGCTACACGGCGGGACCGTCCTGGTCACGTAGTGGCGTGCTACGTCGGGACAACTTCACCTGCAGCTACTGCAACGGCCACACAGGCATCACCGTGGACCACGTCATTCCCACCTCCAGGGGTGGGAAGAACACCTGGACCAACACGGTGGCCTCGTGTGATCCCTGCAACCAGCGCAAGGGCGACCGGACCCCGCAAGAGGCCGGTATGGTCCTTCAAGTCAAGCCGGAGGCGCCTACATGGGCCAACCTGAGACGGTGAGAATGAAGCTGGACCCTGCCGTCGAGGCAGTGAGGGTCTACCTGATGCTGGAACAGATGGCACCAGACCTCCTTCGGATCAACCCCTACGCTGCAGAGACGGCAGTTCTGGCGATGATCCGAATGGAGAAGAGCCTCAAGGCCCTCTGGCTTTGAGGTGGTGGAACCGGCGGTTGGTACCCTCCCCAGGGCAACCTCCAACCGGCTGGCCCCCGGGGGCACCCTCTTACCCCCGTGACAGGGTGCCCCCGTCCTACCCCGATCGTCTAACTGGCAGGACACCTGGCTCTGGACCAGGGAATGGCTAAGGTTCGAATCCTCCTCGGGGTGCGTGTCCAAGGAAATCAAGTACGAGAAGAAGATGGTAGAGCGCCGCATGGCAATCGAAACCATCACGTGCGACAAGTGCGGCCGGGACCTTGACCACGAATCAGGCGACGAGGACAAGTTCCCGAACCAGTTGAGGATCACCCTCAACGAGGACGAGTGCGTCAACGACCGGGTTCGCCTGGACCTGTGCACGGACTGCCTCAGGCCGATCTGGGAGAAGATCTGCCAGGCCATCGGCGCCGACCCAGAGGCGGGCGAACTGAGGATCGGCCAGGACTACAACTAGGCCCGTGTAGGCAAATTGGCAAAGCCGTCAGCATGAGGTGCTGGTGCTTGCAGGTTCGACTCCTGTTGCGGGCACATGGGGCGTCAACAAGGTAAAGAAAGAGAGAATCGCATAAGGGTATCTTCATTTTAGATGCCTTGAAGACTGGATCATGACGGGCTAAAACAACCCTGCTCTCTTCGGGTCTCCTATGGCCTTAGTCCAGATCTGCGCCCCCCATACTTAGGCAGGTGATGATGAGATCGAGGTACAGCAAGGGAAAGCCCAAGGGACGACGCACCGTGTATGCCGGGAACTGGTCCCGTGCCTTGCGCCTGATCCCTGGAATCACCAAGGTGACGAAGGTGTCTGAGCCTGCGCCTGGCCCCGAGATTCCCGAGGAGCCGGTCCAGCTTCAGTCAGGTAGCAGCAGGGAGCTAAAGGGTTGCGCGGATACACACTGATGCAGCACGGAGAACGTGCACCTAACGGCTTCATCAAGAAGGACGGCACGCGCACCGACCTCTACGTGTGGTACATGGTCGAGCTATGGGAGCAGCCGTTCTGGCCCTGGCTCATGGCAACGATCTACCACTGGTACGACATGTGGATCTACAAGGTGCCGGGGTTCAGGATTGCCGAGTGGATCTGGGACAAGCTGCATTGGCGCAGTGATCCGCTTGAGTACCTGCCACTAGCCGCAGAGCAGGACTGTAAGTGCTACTACCTGACCAACAAGAAGCGCAAGGTGTTAGCCAAGTTTCGAGTGGGCTCGGACAGCGAGATCGTGAAGGCCTGTTGGCCCAAGCCCGGAAGGACGTGACGTCATGGAGAGGCGTTAGTCCTAGCCATGGCGGCTAGGCGGCCGAAGGACAGGTCGTTACATGTCCCGCACCGACGTCCATCGCCCCTGGCATGTCCAGGAGGCTGACTCTTACGAACGGCACCGCTGGTACCGGTACCAGGATGAAATGTGGCCCCTTTACAAGACTTGTCGATGCGATCACTATGGCGAAAGGGCCAACCGAAGGCGCGGCTTCAAGCAGGCGCGAGTGATCTGGCGCAGCATTCGGCAAGAACTGATCAAGCTTCAGGACCACGAAGATGTGGACGTGGGTCCTATCTCAGGGAGCGCTTGGAGGTGAACGTGACCGGATACTTTGGCATCGCAATGTCCATGGACGGGCAGGGCCGCGTAGTCGCTCGCCTCATGGGTCTTCCAGACCAGTGCTTAGAGCTTGACGAGAACCTAGAGCACTGGTGCATTCTTCCTCACCCTCACGAGGGTGAGCATGACTTCCAGGGTGGTGGTTCACAACCGCAGCAGTAACCCAGGAAGAGAACGCTGGCCTCCTATGGTGAACTGGCACCGAGGTCAGTGTCTCGCCCACGTAGCACAGACGGTTTGTGCAGCCGCCTTGTAAGCGGAAGGTTTCCGGTTCGAATCCGGGGGTGGGCTCGATCCTAGGGGGCCTCGGGTTTCGCGGACCTGAGCCAGCGCGCAGGTAGTGCCCCCTAGGGTTGTATATGGGGCAGGTGCTGGTGCACAGGTCTCCCTTGCAAGGAGACCCCGATCGGTTCGATACCGATTTGCTCCACGCCGACGCACGCTGATTGGCTCAAGCGGCCTGACTTAGGATCAGGTGTTTTAGGGTTCGAGTCCCTACGTCGGTACCAAGCTGTCGTAGCCCAATGGTTAGGGTCCCGGCTTGTCAGGCCGGTTGGTGCGGGTTCGACTCCCGTCGGCAGCGCGTGATGATCCCTTGTTTCAAGTGTGGGTACGTGCCCGAGTCTGTCGACAAGGAGCATTGGCCCGAGCAGCCCTACGGGGCCACCGTCTTCACCAGCGGTGGGCAGTACGGCAGCACGGTCTACGACCCGATGTCCAACCTCCGGCACCTGCGCATCATCCTCTGCGACAAGTGCCTACTGAAGCACAAGGCCGAGGTCCAGGAGGTCTTCGTCACCCCAAGGTCGTCGTTCTACGACTACCAGCCCTGGGACCCAGGTCCCTTCATTGAGAGCGAGGAGCCATGTGGATCAAGTCCAGGAGATGCGACAGTAACGGCTGTGTAGAGGTCATGGACAAGGAAGATGTGGTCCTGGTGCGCAACTCGCAAGACCCTGATGGCCCAGTAGTCGAGTTCACTGCCGAGGAGTGGCGTGAGTTCGTCGGCGGGAACTGGAGGAACCTCCGGTTCCCTGAGTAGGAAAGGTTTCCAATGTCTGGTTCCAACGTGACCGCCCCGAGAATCAACTGGGGCTGGGTGATACGAGGGATGACGACTAGCTGGAAGTTCGAGGGGCAGGGCTCCAGGAAGGCCCGCACCATGGAGATCGTCTGGGAGCGAGAGCGCGGAGGATCCAAGTAAGTCTCGGGGTGTGGCGCAGGGGTCAGCGCGCTTGACTGGGGGTCAAGAGGTCGGGAGTTCGAGACTCCCCACCCCGACAAGGAAGTGTGGCAGAGCGGTCTATCGCGCAGTCCTGCTAAGACTGTGGCCCCTAAAAAGGTCCCTCGGTTCGAATCCGAGCACTTCCGCTTGGGATAGGCAATTACCTGTAGTCCCACCAGTCCGGTATGGGTAGGCCGATAGGCCGGACACCTAGGGGATGTAACTCAGCCTGGTTAGAGTGCCGACCTGATACGTCGGTGGCCGAAGGTTCAAATCCTTCCATCCCCACGAACTGCCGTCAGGACAATTAACAACTCCTATCAAGCCACTTCGACCTGGTCCTGCTAGTGAATTATTAATTACCTGGCGGCAGTTCCCAGCCCGCATAGCTCAGCGGATTAGAGCGCCGCACTACGGATGCGGAGGCCGGAGGTTCGAATCCTCTTGCGGGTACGTGAAACGTTGGTTCAACAGGCAGTTCCCGTACTACCGTCTATGCCTGAGGCCCTGGTGCCTTAAGGTCCAGACCAACGACAGCCGGTGCTGGAGACATCAAGGACGTGATGACTAAGTCCAAGAAGGATAAAGCTCGGTTCTGGTGTCGCACATGCAAGTGCATGGGCTACCGAACCGAGGAAGGCGCTAGAGAACGCGCAGGCGACAGACCTATTTGGGTATGTCCGAGTGGATGGGGATTCCATTATGGCGACGTGGGTAAGGTCTAGTCGCTGCGACACTGGGACTTGCGTCGAGGTGGCCTGGGCAAGGGCTGGTCACCGCGGCGGCGGCGAATGCGTCGAGGTTGGTCACACCGAGGACGAGGTCCTGATGCGCGACTCCAAGGACCCTGATGGTGTCGTACTTCGCCTCACCAGGGACCAGTGGCGACAGTTCATCCAGTCCCTCAAGGACTAAGCACAATGGAAGGGCCAGCCGACAGATGGCGCCGGCCACTGTCTTGAAAACAGTTGGGGCTAACAACCCGTAGGAGTTCGACCCTCCTCCCTTCCGCGTGAATCCGCTACGAGTAAAGAAGATGGATCCTAGGGGCTGGAACTGGTTGTGCCGTCCCTGCACCAGAACCCTCCGCACCTCAGGTGCGGGGTATGTGACCCAGCAGGGCGCCTTCGAAGGTGCTCTGACTCATTGGAGAATCGCGCACGTGTGGCGCCCTCGGAACGAACGAAACATCCCCCTCTCCCAGTAGCTCAATGGACAGAGCATCTGACTTCTAATCGGAAGGTTGCACGTTCGAGTCGTGCCTGGGAGGCGGATCCCTAGCTCAATGGTTCAGAGCAGCAGCCCTTTAAGCTGAGGTGTCGGGGTTCGAGTCCCCGGGGATCCACGCAACAAGTACGGTCCGGTACCCAAAGCCTGGTTATGGGCCTGCCTCTTAAGCAGAGTTACGTGGGTTCGAATCCCACCCGGATCACGTGAGATACCTATACAGGATCATGGCGCTGGCCATGTCCATTCTTATCCTGTCCGCATGTTCACCCGGCGTAGATTTCTGGGGGAATCCGGTGCCCAGCGACGAGCCACAAGGTGCAGCAACATGTGCACAGCCGGATGCGCCGCCTCCCAGCGACCCGAACCTCGACAAGCCGGCAGACACACCGCCAGGACACAACTGGGTGACCTACGGGCTCAGCGTCGTTGCTCTTAGCCAGGACCTGGACTCCAACTACTGCATCCCGGTGGAGGTCTCCTACACCAAGAGTGTGACGGATCCTGACCTGGCCGTGGACAACAGACGGAACCTTCCGGCGACGGTGACCCTCACCACGAGCACACCCTGGCAAGGGTTCGTGTCCTTCGACTACGACCCGACCCTGGAACGGTTCCAGGGTCGACCTCCCACGTACAAGATCGAACTGACGGCCACCTACTTGGCTAAGAACGACCGGTTCGATCTAGCAAGCCACCTGGCGCTCGCCTGCAGGATCCATATCCTGGGCGCACCGGTGATGCAGGACATCGCAATGCCACCCAACCGGTTCGTATGTCAGGTCCAGTTGACCAACAACCGATTCAACCTGGCCTAGACCCTGGAGGAGAAGCTATGAGCAAGCAGGCGGGGCAGGTTGCCCGACGAGCAGCAGCCGTCATCGAGCAGCGCGGCTGGCACCAGGGCGGCTGGGAGGGGGAAGACAAGGCCGTCTGTATACGATGCGCCTTCAACCTCGTGACCTGGGGTATCGCCGCCATGCCGTCGAGCAAGGAAGAGGAAAAGTTCATCGACTGGATGGCCTCGCTTGGTGTCATCCCAGGCGGTCCCACCGGCTCCCATGACCTGGCCGACTGGAACGACGACGAGAACCGCACCAAGGACGAGATCCTGGCGTACCTCAACAAGTTTGCTGAGGAGCATGACCCTCAGCCCGTGCTACCCTAGGTAGTGCGACGCGGGGTAGGGCAGTTCGGACAGCCCGCTGGGCTCATAACCCAGAAGTCGGAGGTTCAAATCCTCCCCCCGCTACGAGGGGGCACATCCTGGGAGCCGGGGTGTGCCCCCACTCTCACCCAATGCCCGTGTAGCTCAACTTGGTAGAGCATCTCTATGACACGGAGAAGGTTTCCAGGTTCAAATCCTGGTGCGGGCACGCAGTCGTAGACCAACTGGTCAGGTCGCCGGTCCTTCAAATCGGAGGGTGCGGGTTCGAATCCCGTCGACTGCACTCCTGGGTCAGGCACGCGGATACTGCCGCACAGAATCCAAAGCAGGCCTGGCCCAGGTTCAATCCTCCAAGGAGCAGGACCTTGCATATCGATAAGAAGGCACTGGAGCTTGCCTACGAGGCTGCAAGACTGGAGGGTGACACTCCTCGCGGACCTGTAGCTGCCGCCATAGAGGAGTACCTGAGGCACGCCGAAGAGTGGTGCCCGTACGATTGCGACGGGTGCCATATGCACTGTTGGGATGAGCCCGAGGTGTCTTGTCCTGACCATGGCAACGACGTTAGCGATCGATTCATACACATTCCCTCGTAGCTCAATTGGCCTGAGCAGCGCCCTGTTAAGGCGACGGTTACTGGTTCGAATCCAGTCGGGGGAGCACCAAAAGGGGAGGGGTCGTGGCCAGGACCATTGACATCAATAACATCGTCACCGACAACGAGGTCTTCATGACCCGAGTCCTGGATCTATTCTCCAGGTTGGACAGTCACGACATGTTGTTCTGGCGAATGGACGACGGGAACATCAGGTTCTTCGTGATCTGCAACGACATCTTCTTCTGGGCCACAGCGGACGTGGAGGAGATCACGCAGGGCAACGTCGAGAACCTGGAGCAGGCCGTGGCTGATGTACAAGTCGCTGATCCTGACGCTGATGAGTGGATGGGACCACTCCTGTTCTGCGCCAGGCGGCGTGGCATCAGGCCCATGCCACGGATGGAACTGCCCAAGACGCTCAAGCCACTGTTCGATGCTTGTGGCCCTGAGCGTACGAACAACGATTTCCTAGAGTAACTCGGTGGAGAAGAAGTAATGGGAACAGCTATCGGACAAGAAACCAACTATCAGAAGATGTCGTGGCACGCCGACCAGGCCGAGCGCCTGCAGGCGCAGATCGAGGAAATGGAACGTGTAGCAGCCGCGAAGGGTGTTTATCAGCAGATGGGACGGATGGAGCGTTCTGACGAAACCCTTCTGCCTGACAGCTACATGGCAGACTCGCTACTACGCGAAAGCCATCAGTACCGGCGCCTCGTAGGGATTCGCAACGGACACCAGGCGCAGATTCAGATGTACTCGGCACTCATTCTCGCCGGCCATAAGGTGACTGGCAACCTCCGGGTCGAGGGAAACCTGATGATCCGGAACAGTGCCCAATAGACTGGCCCGCCCAGGTGCACCGGCGGGAACCTCCCGTGCCATAAGGGAGGGGCGCTCGACTCTCGTAGCGCCGCACAGACACGAGGGAACCTGCGCCAGAGCCCATCCGGTCGGTGGGGTCTGCCTTATAAGCAGAACGTGGTTGGGTTCAACTCCCACCTGGCGCACGGTAGCGAGGTCCCGAGAGGGTAGGAAAATCCCACGGAGTCCCTAAGCGTCTGGCGACAGACGAGAAGACCTAGCCGCGTAAATGGTGTTTGCGCGATACCTCGCTATCACTAAAGATCAGGACCCGTGGCCAAGCGGCTAAGGCCCCTCTTTCACACAGAGGAAATCGATGGTTCGAGTCCATCCGGGTCCACGGTGCTCATGGTGTACTGGCAGAGGCCTTGGCCCGTGCACGTCAGGTTGTGGCCCTGAAGGTCCGGGTTCGATTCCCGGTGAGCGCCCCAGACAGGGTCACCACCGTCTTGGCGTTAGACTTGGACACTACATGCAAACTGAGGAGCATCCATGGACGTCGTTGTCGTTCCGTCGAGTAACGTCCTCGCATCACTCAAGCAGGTACAGCGACTTCCCTTGAGTCAGATCACCGCTGACCAGGCCCAGGCTGTGGTCCGTCGACTAATGTGCGAGGCCGTCGAGGTACCGAAGGTCGAGGTTGCCGCGTTCAGTTCGTTCGTCTAGACGGGGAGGCCCCCATGGCAAGGCTCTGGCGCAACACAGAGGGCACCCGCGAGGGTAAGTACCTGGTCCAACGCCGGGACGGCAGTGTTCCGGAGTGGCCCTACTTCGTCCTAGGTGCCGCTGACCCGGCTGCCCCTAAGGCGTTGCAGGCCTACGCCGACCGGTGCCAGGACCTCGGCATGGACCCCGAGTACGTGGACGACATCCGAACCATGGCCACCGAGTGGTCGGTCTGGCGTGTCAACCACGGCGAAGGTGATCCTGATGCACCACGGCATCGCAAGGATGATCCAGAGATCATCGCCAAGATGCGGCAGGGGCACGGGGCGTAAGATGGAACGCGGTGGGTATAGCTCAATCGGTTAGAGCGCCGGGTTGTGGTCCCGGAGGTTGCCAGTTCGAGGCTGGTTACTCACCCCAAGCCGAGGTTTGAGCCACCGGAGGCTCACCGGGCCGTACACCCGGCGCACTGGGCCCGCTGCAGCGGGCGCCTGCATACTGGTTCGATTCCGGTCCTCGGCACAACGGCATCTAGTCTTAAAGCTCCTTGATCCTTATGATCAAGGAATGACGGAGGAGACCCCCCAAGACGCCTTTGATAGAGGCGTTACTGCTGGAGAGATTGCTGCCAGGTTGGCCAACCACGACACTCACTTCGCCTCCATCAACGGACATATCGGGGACTTGGTGGGCGAAATCCACGGTATGCGGCTAGACGTCCAGCGCCTTGTCGATCAAGCTGAAGCCTCGGCCCTGACCGTCCTCGCCACCGCCAAGGCCCTGCGTACTGCCGAAGAGACAAGAACCAACTCCTCGAACCAAAGCTGGTCGCCATGGTTCCGCGCCTTCGCAGTCCTCTCGGCCGTGGCAACCGTTCTTTCCATCCTTACGATGGTCGTTGTTCTGAGAACCTGATCAAGCCAGTGTTGAGCAATTGGTTGGCTCAGCGGACTGTAAATCCGTCTCCTTCGGGACTTGGGGGTTCGAATCCCTCCACTGGCACGCCACCTTCGCTCGGTAGCAATCGGTATGTCGAAGCCCCACCCCGGTGGGCCATAGGCATTCTGTGGAGGTCCGAGAAGCTTCCACGTCTCAATGGCGCACCACCAATGGAGAGGGCCACATGAGATTCAGGGGACTTCTGGCTGCGTTGGGCATCGTGGTGCTCGGCACCGTGGGTACGCTCGCGGTGACAGCAGCACCGGCCCAGGCCACTGCCTGTAGCAGCGGGCAGCTATGCACATACTGGAACGTCATGAGCGGCGACCCGATGTACTACTACACCACGCCGATCTGGACGTGCCTGAACATCGGTGCTTCCTGGAACAACCAGATCAGTTCCATCGACAACCGGCGCTCATTCAAGGTCACGATCTGGGACGAATACGGCTGCACCGGCGCCCACGTACCCCTGGGACCCTCCACCTACATCTACGACCTGGGCTGGCCTGACCTGTTCAACGACCGAGCCAGTTCCATCAGCTTCGGCTGGTAGGTCTCCCCCTCTTAGCGGAGCGGGGAACGGGAATGGAGTCCCCAGTCACGGCTCCATTCCCACCCAAGCCCACATAGCTCAGCGGAAAGAGCGCTGCCCTCCGGAGGCAGAGGTCGCTGGTTCGAATCCAGTTGTGGGCGCAAAAACTGGATCTTAAGTCACTGAAGTAGGGATAGATGTACGGCTCGATGCATTTCGAACCCTTCGAGTACGAGGACCTCGACCCAGAGGACAGCGACGAGGAGCGTCGCCAACTCTGGGCCAAGGCTAAGTTCGGCAAGCTGATGGTCAACGTCAACCTGCCGGAGTTCGACGTAGTACCGGAGGAACCGGTGTCGGGAGATTCGTTATCGGATAACGCCAGGTCTGCAAAACCTGGAAGCTAGGGGTTCGACTCCCCCTTCCGACTCGGATGCTGTCCACTGTGGACGAGGCGAGTGAGCGTTTGGGTCTCAGGTCGGGCTCATATCCTGACCATGTCCGGATCAACACCGGAACTCGCTACGTGGACCTGGATACCGAGCTACTCTTCGCTACCGTGAGGAACATGGCCGACTTGTACTGGATGGGCCAGGCACCCAGCACCATCACGGACCCTCGGGTTGAGCGGTCCTGGGGTGGTGGTGCCTGCCCCGAGCAGCACTGGGGCCACCTCAAGGACGGTCGCTGCTTCTACTTTCGCATGCGCCACGGCTGCGCCACGCTGCAGCTAGGTCCAGCCGGCCTGAATCCGGACGTGGACCTGCCTCTGGTCAATCCGTTGTGGAACACGGCCGACTTTGACGCTGCTCTGGCTGCCGGTAAGGAGTACCCGCACACTTTCTTCGCGGAGCCGCGTCCTGGCCTGAACGTGTACCCGGAGGACCCCGACGGAGAGTGGGCTGGGTTCTTCTACACCCCCGAGGATCGGGACCGAACCTTCACCACCCTGCTCGACGAGATCGAGGCCATCGAGGGCGGCACTGGCACCGGCTGGTGTGCCCCTAGTCCTTGACCCTTACCCGGACATGGGGGTATGATCTAGGTACTTGAACCACATCGTGGACCTTTGTTACCTGGAGAGAGGACCCTCATGGACATCGGCGAAGAGCGCAAGATGGTCGAGTTCGAGCCCCTGAAGACCGACACTCCGGCCCCGGTCGAGACCCCGGTTCCGGCTCCGTCGACCCCAGTGGAAGCCCCGGCCGAGGAGCCAGTGGGTGTCTGACTTCGGCGATGTCGACGCCAAGGACCTAGTGCCCGGTACCCTTCGCGGGTACCGGGCCTGGACCATGAACAGGTACTCCGGCAAGTACTCCGGCAAGCTGAGGTCCGTCTCCAGGGCGTACACCTGGGACCCCGGCAGCCACCGTCCAGCCGCATGTTACTACCACGCTCAATCAGTGATGACCCTTGCCGAAGAAGTCACCATATGGAAGCCCGCTCACCCTGCTCCGGCCGCTCAATGTTCATGTGGCTATTACGCCACCTACGACCTACATAACTTGTACGCCTTCAGGTCCTGGCATCAGATGAATATATCGTCCATCGTCGTCGGGACGGTTAAGGCTTATGGCTCCGTGGTACTAGGAACAATCGGCTTCAGGGCCGAGTACATGGAGATCGAGGCGTTGGTTGGCTCAAATCCTCTCATTCCCGTGATGGCGGGCGTGTATGGGGTTCCCGTAGTTCCTGACTTCGAGACACTTCTCAGTCATTACCCACCCTCCAATGTGGACGAACTAATTGGAGCCCCCAGCAGGGAGCTTCTGGCATGAGTCAGCATTCTTCCTACGCCGCTGAGTTCGGCGACATGGAGCTTGTTCCCGGCACTCTTCGTGGCTACCGAGGCTGGCGCTGGAATGAAGGCACACAGTGTTTGACGTCGACGGGATGGTTGCACGACTGGGCGCAGGAACGGCTGCAGCCCGATGCTATGTGCCTGCGTCCCGATGGGGAAGCATGGGATTTACACGCAGCATCCCTTGACGACTACCGACTACATTTTATGATGCAGTCCTCCCCGCCCGTTGTCAGACGTTCCGGAGCCCCCGTGTCCCAATGCACCTGTGGCTACTACGCGAGCTATGCGCCAACGGCGTACATCGATCACGGCTGGCTCTGGAACAGCGGCTATCTGCATGGAACAGTCTCTGCTCATGGCGCCGTTGTGCTTGGCACCAAGGGTTTCCGTGCGCAGCGCGTCGAGCTAGACGCACTGTGGGGCAGAACTAGCGAGGCGGCAGCGGAAGTCTACGGGGTCCCCTGGTTTCAATTCGAGCGGGAGATGCTGCAGGAGTTCCCGCCGTCCAATGTGGACGAGCTTCTGCGTCAGACGGGGGTTGAACCTCAACATCCACCCCTCTACGACGAGTTTATGAACCCCGTACAACCTTGATTTCACCCCCTCGTGGGGGTATGGTTGGACCATGAGGATCCTGCTGGCAGGCGACACGCATGGGAACACCACCCATGTGCGGTACCTGATCGACGTCGCCGTGGACCAGGGATGCGATCGGATCTTCCAGCTTGGCGACTTCGGCGCCTGGGAACACATGAGCGACGGGCGCCAGTTCATGGACAAGGTTGCCAACTACGCCCGGAAGAACGCCATCCTGGTGTACTTCCTCGACGGCAACCACGACAAGACCTCGTTGCTGCTGGAGAAGTACGGCAACAGTCCTGACCATGAGGGATTCCTGAGGGTCCGCAACTGGATCTTCTACTCGCCTCGGGGTCACCGCTGGGTCTGGGACGAGGTCAGCTTCATCAGCCTCGGAGGCGCCTACAGCATAGATAAGGACCACCGCATCAAGGTCCTGGAGGCGCAGGGCTCGGGCAAGCCAGAGCGGTACTGGTTCCCCGAGGAGGAGATGACCGACGAGGACATGGCCGCAATCCTGCTGGATCCCAGCCCAGTCGACGTCATGCTGACCCACGACAAGCCTCGGTGTTCTAACCCACCCTGGAATCGCAAGGACATACCGGAGTGCTGGCCCAACCAGGACCGGCTTCAGATGGCCGTACGCACCATGACGCCGGCCCACTTCTACCACGGGCACCTGCACTACCTCTACGCCCAGAACGTGGACTACAGCAACCTGGGCGGGCAGCGACGGTCCCTGCACGTGAGGGGGCTGGCCTCGGATCCCGGCGGTGGCTATCCCGGCTACATCCTGCCGTACTCGTGGCACGTGTTCGACACCGACGACTTCAAGATCGATCAGATTGCCAAGGGGGGAAGATACCCATGGGCGTGATAGGAGATCGCCCGATCCTAAGGACCTTGAATCGACTCTTCGCCTGGACAGGGCTGACCCTGGTCGAGCGCGAGAGCGTCAAGATGCTCATTGAGAAGGCCAACGTTGTGGAGTCCTTCCACCCGTCGCGTACCGGTGCTGCGTCCTGGCTGCGTCATGTTGCTAGGGTGATGCCGCTGACGGAGACGGACCGCAACTCCAAGACGGTTAAGGAGTTCCGTCGCTATGGGCGTTGAGCAGACCCAGAAGCCGTTGGTCGAGGACCTTGCTAACGTGCTCGCGCGCTTTGTGGTGGGCTGGGAGCCTGTCATTGGCGCCGACCTGGCGCAGCACCCCGACGTCGTCAGGGTCATGGCCCGCTACCGCGAGGAGTACGTGGCCCAACCTGGCGTAACACGCGAGCAGTGGCGAGTCACCGGTGAACCGGGTGGAGGCTTCCCGCCCTACTCGTTCACCTGGCCACGTCCCGGTGTTCCCGAGGACGCCGAGCAGGCGGCCCGTCATTTCATCGCCCCGATTCTGGCGCGTGGTGATTGGGCCGATGGACCACACCTCAGCCGCCGCACCGTTTACGAGGGTGCATGGCGTTCTGTTGACACCGAGGAGACGAAGCCGTGGGCGTAATCATGGACGCGCTCAACAGACGATCACCAGCCGAAGCTGCCCAGTACGTACTCGACCACATGGCTAGCATGGTGGAGCCCATACAGGTCATCGCGCTTCGTCACGTCGTGGAGAGGCTGCTTGCCGAGCAGGAGTACGACACGCTCGTCGCCGAACGAGACCGACTGCAGCGCGACCGCGACAACCTGACCATCATGTTCAACGATGAGGTGAGGTGGCGCAACGCCGAAAGCAGCCGGGCCGAGGCCCTTCGCACTCAGCTAATGCAAGCCGAGCGGGTGGTCGAGGCGGCGCGGGCGATGGTCGGCTCTCTGGTTGGCGCGAAGCACCTGTACTCGGCGCTCGTCGCAGACGTGATCGCCGCTGTCGACGCCCTCGACGGTACGGCCGGACCCGACAAGGAGAACTGATGAACGAGGGACCGTTCCCAACTGAAGCATGGAAGGAGATCTTCTCCACCGTGCCCAGCTACCCGATGGACCTGCCCGATGATGTGATCCGGTACATCGCAGACCTGGCGATCCATGTCAGGCAACTGGCCGAGGACCTTGGGCCTGCATTGAAGGCGGGTAACAACCTCCTCGCCTGGTCGGGGCCTGCCCTGATCATGGGTTCCTTCAAGAGGATCGAAGACTTCATCGTCAGCCAGATGGATAACTGAGTTGACGACACCCCCACATGGGGGTGTAGAGTGGGTCCCCGGACACACGTCCCCCTATGGAGAGAGGCAAGGACATGGCAAACCTCAAGCTGAACCAGGTCGTCGCAATCGAGAAGGGTGCGAAGGCCACCGGTGAAGCCTCACTGACTGCCGCCTACCACGCGGCCCAGAAGCTTGGCCCCTGGAACGGGGTCACCCGCGTTTACCAGCCGAAGGACGAGGACGGCGACACGTTGCCGCCGGAGTCGACCCGAGTCCAGTTCAAGGGCCAGGACCTGCTGGACAGCGTGCGCCTGAACCTGGGACGCCTGCTGGACATCACGGCCACCAAGGACGAGGGCAACACCCAGGCGCGAGCCGACGTGATCGTGGACGGCGAGTTGATCCTCAGCCAGCTTCCGGTTCCGACGCTGCTGTACCTGGAGAAGAAGCTGGGCGACCTGCAGAACTCGCTGCTGCGCAGCCTGCCCGTCGTGGACCCGGCTGACGTCTGGGTCCTGGACGAGAACCAGGGCGTGTACCGGTCGGAGGCAGTCCAGACCGTGCGCACCAAGAAGGTCCCACGCTCGTTCACCAAGGCCCCAGCCACCGACAAGCACCCGGCCCAGGTCGAGGTGTTCACCGAGGACATCCCGGTCGGTACGTGGACCACGACCAAGCTTTCCGGTGCCTTCACGGAGACCCGCAAGGCGGAACTCCTGGACAAGGTCCGGCGCCTGATCCAGGGCGTCAAGGAGGCTCGTGAGTTGGCCAACGTCACCGAGGTCCGGGACGTGCGCGTCAGCGAGGCGATCTTCAGCTACCTCGGCTGGTAAAGTTTCCTGAGGCTGGGCCCCGGAGGGGTCTGTGGCCCAGCCTCCAAGACTCCCGCTCCACTGTGGGCGGGTGAATGGCACAAGCTCAAGCTCAGGTCGAAGCGCTCTACAGCCGTCCTTCAAGCGGCGCTACCGCTTAGACCGTCCTTCTGAGGGCCCAACTGGACCGAGCCCCACATAACCAAAGGTCCACCCCCCCGAAGTTCTTGCCACAAGCTAAGTATTGCCGCATTTCACTACATCGATCGGGCACGATCACATACAGTGGTTGGGAGTTCGAATCTCCCCGGGACCTCCAAACATGGTCCTGTAGCTCAACGGCAGAGCGTCTGTACGAAGGCCTAAGACGTGCTCTCAAGTGGCGGTAGTGATCGAGGATGGCGGCGCCTGACTCAGTGGGAGTCAAAAGCCTTAGAACGGCTTCTTAACCCATATAAGAGCAGTTGACCCGGGTCGTCGGAGATGCGGCCCGGGTCTCCTTTTTGTCAGCCCTTGTGCTGGCCAGGACGTCGTGGGCGCTGACTCGGAGGCATGGGCTCGCGGGGATCCGGTTCGTACCCACTCGACACCAACTGCCAGTGGTAGCGGGCCGCGATGTCCTGCCAGTACCGACGGTCAGCGGACTCCTTGCGAAGTTCTGCCACCTGCTCCGAGTGCATCTGCTTGATGTTGTTGATGGTTTCCTTTTCCCGGGCTGATGCACCACTGCGGACGGCCAGGATTCCACGGCCAAGCATAGAGAAGAAGGCGATCCCGCCCGTAGAGAGCAGGATCGTCAAGATGATGGGAACCCATGTGGGCATTTACGTTTGGCCCCCTGCCCGGTGCTGGTACCGATGAAACTTCATGGCCTCGGAACGGACTAGGGCCACTTCCCGCCACCGGGCGAGGAGCAAAAAGGACCATCCCAGAAGGGTGAGGGACAGGGCAAGCTCAACGAGGTTGCCCGAGAAGGCATTAGCGAAACCGAAGATCATGAATGTCATGATGATGGGCCAGAGGCCTGCGTACTCGCCCAACCATACGTCTGCTGCTGAGCCCACAGCAGAACTCAGTCCGCCTACGGCAAGTAGAACGGCCCAGAGGAATATCACCGGGCCACCCGTAAGGGACATGGGCCCACTAGCACTGAAGGAAGGGAAGAGCAGGGCCGCAATACCCCCACACCCCAGAAGGGCATAGCCGACAGCCCTGATCCAGTGCCGATGTGCGGTCATGCCCTCATCGTAAGGCTGATCTTTACTTCTGAAGGTATTTCGCCTTATTCTGCGATCATGGCAGATCACGCAAGCGAAGAAACCGTTGCAGTTAGGGCGGATGCGACTGAACGATCGCTCAGGTCTTTTATCCAGGGCTTCGCGCTTGACATTGTCGTCGCCGTCACCCTCGTCCTAGCCACTGCCTTTGGCGCCATCGAGTGGACTCCGTTGTACTGGAAGGCACTTGGCCTGACCCTGGCCAAGTCGGTGCTCCAGGCGGCAGTGTCCTACGTCATGCGCGTCGTGGTCACACCCAGACGTTCCACCCCGGCCTAGAAGTCTTACCCCTACATCAGGGTGCTGCTACCCTGGAGCGCATGACTGAGCCCGAGGAGATCGTCAAGGGCATCCGGGACCAGATGCGCAACATCAGCCCCTCGGACGTGGGGAAGCTGGACCAGTTGAAGGCTTCCTGTGCCGACCGGGCGCGCGAGGTGCTGACGTACTACCTACTCGCGGGCCTGCATGGAGAGAAGGACCAGACCGAGCTTCAAGAAGACGCGGCCATCAGGATGGCCTTGGTCTTCAAGGACCTGGAGTTCTACGACACCGTCGGCGTCGCCCTGGTCCTGGCTGAGATCGTCACGGACTTCCTCCTGGCGCAAGGGGATGGGACGTATGCTGCCGCCGTAGCAAGGGTGATAGACCCGGACCTCCCCCTCGTCCCTGGTCGACCCAACCTGACCGACGACCCACTCTGGCGCCTGGAGCGCGGGTAACAAAGAAGGGACCCCAGCCGGTAAGGCCGGGGTCCCTTCTCCTCCGGGTGGAAGATCAGACGTCCGGGGTGACTTCCTCCGGCTCGCCGGCCACGACGCTCAGGCGCTCGGCCAGTCCTGCCACGACCACAATCTGCAAGTCGCCAGAGGCAGCGAGCGGACCCGTAGCGTCCACGTGCACGTTGGCCGTGCCGAGGACGCCAGTGGCAGCCGCAGAGGCCGTGCCGTCACCGTTGTCGGTGAGGTTGATGATGCTGGGGTCGTCCACCGTGTAGGCCACCGTCTCGCCGGTGGGGGTAGGTACAACGTTCCCCACCTCGTCGGTGAACTCGACCGATAGACCGACCTTCTTGTCAGCCTGGAGGTCCATGATGACATCCGCCTTTCTCGGGGGCTTCGATTCCGGGGGCGGACCTGCCACCCGGTCTTCCTCAGTGGAATCAAGAGTCGGGCCAATATGCCAGACCAATGACGGGGGACATGGGGGTTTAGGACAGCAACAGCCGTCCATAGTCACGGTGACCGTGACGCTCAAAGCCAGGCCTCCCTTCGAGAGAAAGAGGCTTTTTATTGGGCGTTGCTATGTTCCCATACCCAAAGGTGATCGGTGAACAAACGGTGCACTAAAAGTCGGTTCTGTAGCTGCCGGAATCTACCCAGAGCGACTGCAGCGTGCTCGACAGCGCATCCCGAGGACTAACGATCTTCATCTGCTTCTTCTCCCCGTCCATCAAGAAGCGACAGGCGTGGACAAGGGCGTCCAGACGGTCAGGCGAATCACGCATCCCCCAACTGACGAAGGTCGACATCTGGTCCTCAAGCTCCTTGAATCGACCCACGCAGTGGAACCGACCCTGCTCGCAGCGCATAGCCACCGGTTCACCACGGGTGCGCTTACCTACCTTGGTGTCGATACCAACCAGCGGAGGCTTGGTGCCGTACTCGAACAGTCCCTGCTTGACAAGCTCGTAGTAGGCATCCTCGAAGACCTGCTGCATCCAGCGCTTGCCCAGGTTGACCTCGCACACCATCCGGTCGGCGCCCCACTGATGCACGACCCGCCACGCCTCCAGGGCAGCCTCACGACCAACGGCCATGATGGAGCGGTCCGCCAGGACGTAGAGGTGGTTGTCGCGCGACCTGGATACGACAGCGATGCCCATCTCGTCGTCCTCGCCGGTGAGGGAAGGGTCAACTCCCACTACGGTGGCCACGATGTTGTCGGGCACGGTGTCGACCCGGTTGTTCTCGATATCCAGGCGGGAGAACAAGGCACCCTCAAAGCCTTCGATGATCTCGCCGTAAAGCTCCTGGCGCCCGATCATCGTTCCCTCGTACCGGCGCTGGAGTTCTTCAACAACCAGGGCCGAGAGGTTGGATCGATTGTCGAATGTGGACCCACGAATGATGTGGACCGACCCGTCTTTACGGTCGGCCCATTCCTGGATGATGTCGATGGGTTTGGGCGTCGTGGTGACGAAGGCTCGGGGATGGTCCCCGACGAGGTCGGATCGCAGGGACGGCATGATGCCCTCGTACCAAGACTTCTTCGGGTACTTCCACTTGCCGATCTCGTCCATCCAGGCGCCAGCAGCGTTGTAGCCACGAGCAACGTCTGGGTCGTCGGCACCCTCGGTGTAGATCCTGGACCCGCTAGGGAACAACACCATGGGGCGTGGGCTCATCTTGTACCGGTGCTTGATTTTGCGCCGTTCCAATACCCGCAGGATGCCTGCGGGTCCTTCCATGCAGATGGTCCTGGCGTCAGAGAGGGTCTCTGCGATGACCAGCCACTCAGTGGGGACGCCGTGACGGTCGAAGGGATGCCTCAGGGCCTGGTTCACGATCCATTCGGAGCCGGCTCGGGACTTGCCGAAGCCACGACCGGCGAGGGCCAGGCACACCAGCCAGTTGCCAGGGGGAGGCACCTGCTCTGGTCGAGCTACCCACCACCATTCACCCCGCTGGATCTCTTCAATGATCCAGGGGGGCTGCTCCCTGATCCAAGCCTCCCGCTCGGTGGCTGGCAGCAGGGCCACTCGATCCTGAAGACTCAGGCCCACAATAGATGATCATAGGGGCACATGCCCCTTTTGGCCAGCTATGAAGGTTCAACCAACTTGGTCTCCATCGGGGGGTTGACACCCCCACATGGGGGTGTACAGTAGAGGGAGCACCAACACGGTCACTTGAAAATTTCAGAAGCTCTGCCTCCAGGTGGGACACCTGGCACCGTGACTCGGTGGTTCGGCATCGTGGCTGGGCATGCCTGCGACGACCTTCGGGCAGTAGAATGGAGCAAGACACCCGCTGCAGCACCGTAGGTATGGCACTAACTGACGTGTGCGCCGGTGTCTCCGGCACCAGGGTCACACCTGGTACCGGAAGCCCACATGGGCTAGGTGAGGTTTCCCATCCCCCTAGTCCCGTGACCGGCCGGATGGTCCCTCCTCCGGTGGGCGACGGAGGGACACAAGCTTCCCCCTGCTGTTCCTGCCATGCCATACCAAACCACGCCGCAGCAGAGGGATGAGGAGGCCCAGGATTCTCGGATCCTGGGCCTTCACTACATCCTGGAGAGAGTAAGGAAGGCTCATGGCCTCGTTTACGGAGTACGACCTGGCCTGGATGGCTGGCGTTATCGACCTGAAGGGCAGACTGACCTACAAGAAGAACAGAACCAGGGCCACCCGCCAGATCACTCTGACCGTGGATTCGAAGGAGCACCTGGTGGTCAGGCGCCTGTGCGGTATGACCGACACGAAGCCGGAGTTCCGCACGACCTCGCCCCTGAGCCCAGAGATACTGCGTCGTAACTGTGTGGAGCACTGTCCCGAGGCTCATACCCACGTGGAAGGCACCTGGCAGTACGGCAGCATCCGCTGGACCGTCACCGGTGCCTCCATGGTCGTGGTCATGGACGGCATCGGGCCCTACCTCACCACCGATCGTGGGTACCAGGAGGCCGTCGATGAAGTCCTGGCGGGAGTAGCCCTAGAGGGACGAGGAAGTATTGCGGTAGTTGGTAGTTTGACCCGGCTCTACGATCTAGGCTGGACGGTACGACAGCCGCTCCTGCACGCTGTGGAGGAGCGCATGGTGACAGCAACGCCCCGGTAGCTCAACGGACAGAGCAGCGTCCTCCTAAGGCGAAGGCTGGCGGTTCGAGTCCGCCTCGGGGCACGCTCTATTTGGGATTTTTACACAGCTTCTATCCGAAAAGGATAGATCGATAGATTTAGGAGGATAACTATGACATGGACCTAGGAAGCCACACCGTGTGGCCATGGAGGAACCATGTCAAGAACCGACAAGGACATGCCCTTCTGGGCGTCCGCCGAGTACTACGAGCCCTGGCACGCCTGGCGCTGTGTCCATGCGCCTGGCTTCGGGCGCGGTGACCAGCCCTGCACCCTGTCAGACCAACCCGTCCGTCAGCACCCGACGCGCAATAGAACCATTCGGTCCTGTACCTGGGAAGCCGACTGGTCCGAGCGTCGCAGCTACAGGTACAGGTACACCCGCCCACCAACCAAGGAAGACCGGCACCTTGACTGGTACGGGCCCGACCGGGCTAAGGTCAGGGACCAGATGACCAAGGCCAAGCATCAGTACAACGGCTCCCGCGAAGTGGAGATCGTGGAGCGCGTGCAGCACCACCGCCACGCCAGCATCAGGGGCTGGTGGGACTAGGAGCCTTACTCTCTCCACCAGCCCCGGGGTCCAGGATCAGTGTCCGGCCTGGACCCCGGGGCCCTTTTCATGATCATCTTAATTCAATCCCCGGATGACTTGACGCACCCCCATATCCCCCTGTAGTGTTAGTGGCGTCCGGAAACGCTGAAGTGGAGCTTCGTTTTGGATACGGAACCAGCGGGCCAAGCAAGGATGCCGATACGCGACATCCTCTGGTCCAACCCTGAGTGGTTTCGCACCTCCGTAGGGGATGTGCAGTCACTCAGTCTGAGCATCAAGGAGCGAGGTCTGCAGGTGCCAATCCTGGTGACTGAAGACCTGCTCGTGCTCGATGGTGCCCGTCGAATCACGGCCTACATGTCATTGGGCCGCAAGGAGATCCCGGTAGTTGTCACCAACGACTGGGACAGGATCATCGGGCACCTGGAGCGCACCCGGGCTGCCGAGGCAGCCGGTCTGCCCTTTGAGTACATGTCATGGGAGGACCTGGACACGCTGTGGCGGCTGGGTGTTGTGCCTCTCTACAAGCCGACGAAGATCGCCAAGATGGTCAAGGCGGTCGCAGCCAAGAAGAACGGGAAGGAGCCAGAGGTAAGGCGTCCGCGAGGAGATGTTGCCGTGAACAGCGCCTTGGGGCGTGCGTTCGCGATGGACCAGGCAACAGTCAAGGCTCTCAGGGATCTGTTCGCTGCCATCAAGGGCATCGAGGAGAGATACAGGCCGACGGACGATCAGAGCAAGGCCCTTCGGATGCTCATTCGACAGGTCGAAGCCAAGAACCCTAACGGCACGTTCACGGGGATCCACGGACTTCGCACCCTGTTGCGAGAGTTCTCGAAGGGAGAGATCCCCCTCGAACAACTCGCCGAGGTCCTCGAAACGAGGGAACTGGCGGGGCGACGGCCCAGGGATCAGGTGAGAGGCTGGGAGAGAAGACGGCGGGACCACGTGCCGACCGACGACCAGGTCATCGCCAACTTTTGTCGGGTCATCAGCCAGTTCGGTGAGGAGTCACTACGGTTCGAGAGCTTCGAGCCAAGCCTCAACACTGAACCCCTAACCAGCCAGATTCGCACCACAGTTAACCGGCTCAACGCACTACGACGTCGCCTGGAGAGAGCGACACAATCTACAGAAGGTGAGCAGGACTCATGAGTACCAACCCCACGCACCACCGGATCCAGTTCCGCGATCCTGGCAATGCTGTGGTCACCAAGGGTGGACGTCCTCGCCTGGACGCACCGGCGGAGGAGCGCACGAACCTCGCGCCAGAGATCGACTTCGAGCAGGATGCAGACGCCGACTCGACCCGCAAGACGGTGGCCAGCAAGCCGGTCACAACGGACGAGGTCAACCGGACCTTCAAGTCCGAGAACCCCAACCACTACCAGGTGATCCGCAAGCTGCGTTTCCCCGAGACGGTCATCGACCCGGTGATCCAGCGACCGGAGCAGGCCTCCGAGATCAACACGATCGCCCGCAACTTCAGCCCGCCAGCACTCAACGTGCCGACGGCAAGCTGCCGCATCGACGAGAACGGCAACGAGACCTACGTGGTTCTCGACGGCCAGCAGCGTCGAGCAGCAGCGCTGAAGATCGGGTACGACGAACTGGTCCCGTTCGTGATCCACTACGGGCTCTCTCTCAAGGAAGAGGCCTGGCTGTTCCTGAACCTGAACTACCGGCGTTCGGTGTCGGCAGCGGTCCGGTTCAAGAACGAACTGGTGGGCGAAGACTCGGTCGCCCTGGCTATCCGCGCTGTCTGTGACGGCCTCGGCATCGAGATCGGCGTCCCCAGCGGCCTCATGGCCGTGGACCTGGCCAAGCGCCTCGCTAGGTCCCGCGAGGGGCTGCGCCACTTCCGGTGGGCGATGGAGGAGATCCAGACGATCTTCGACCCTGAGCGCAAGGGCGGGGTGTACAACAACCAGGTCATCGAGGCCTTCGCCCGGTTCCACCAGCACTACGAGGGCAGCGTGGACGTCAAGCGCCTGGAGCGCAAGCTGGCCGAGATCGGCGGCGTGCACCAGTACATCGGGCGTGGCCAGAACGTCAAGACCTTCCGGGGCGGACGCATCTCGGACTGCCTGATCGACGTGCTGGTGGAGCGCTACAACCACCACATGGGTGGCCGAAGCAGCAAGAAGCTGGCCGAGTTCCCTCGCCGCCGGACCCGCGAGGTCGCGGAGGCGTAGCAGCACGACAGAGGGACCATCCTTCCGAACCCCCGGGAGGATGGTCCCTTTTTTTGTCGGTACCCCAGGCTAAGCTCCTGATCATCCTTCAGGAGGTGCTTCGTTGACCGACGAGTTTGCCGTTTTGGGTGGGTCAAATCCCCACTCCATGGCACTCAAGCACGAGCTTTCACAGGTCATTCTGTGGAACGAGCACAATGCCCCTCGGTCGTTGCAGCGCGCCATCGGCCCCTCGGAGTTAGGCGATCCGTGCGACCGGAAGCTGGCATACCGGATAGCTGGCGTCGAACAGGTCAACTTCGGCGATCCCTGGCCAGCCATCGTTGGCACTTCCATCCATGACTGGCTAGAGCGAGCCATCAACCGGTATCAGTCCACGGTCAAGGACCTGGGCTACCTCACCGAGTGTCGGGTGTACCCAGACCCCATGGTCAAAGGTCGCAGCGACCTCTTCCACGTCCCCACGGGAACCGTGGTAGACCACAAGACCAGCGGCGCCGACGGCATGCGCAAGATACGCAAGGGCATCATTCCCGATGGATACCGCACCCAGGTCCAGGTGTATGGGCTAGGACATCGCCGAGCCGGTCGCGAAGTCAAGAGTGTGGCCCTGATTTTCTACCCTCGCTCGGGCTGGCTTGACGATGCCTACGTCTGGGTGGAGCCCTACGACGAACAGGTCGCTGTCGTCGCCTTGCGCCGGCTCTACCGCATAGCCTACGAGCTTCTCGACTACGACATCGAGAGCAACCCTCATCGTTTCCAACTCGTTGAACCCACACCAGGAGATGCCTGTGTGTGGTGTCCGTTCTACCTGCGTGAGTCCGATGTGGACACACCAGCCTCAGAAAGGGGATGCCCCGGAAGATGAGCACCATTGACCAGGCTGCCAACGCGGCCAACTGGTACCAGAACATGGCCGTGGCGATGCGCGAGCGGGACAAGTGCCTCGCGGCCATCGAGCGCTGGCAGACGAAGCTGGCCGAGGCTGAGGAGCACATCCGCGTCCTGGCCTCCCAGGTCGACAGCGACCACAAGGCGCCACCGGCGGCAGAGCCAGCCCCGACTGACCTCGGTCAGGGTGTTGACCCAGACTGGGCCGAGAGCGCAGAGTAGTGACCACTTACCCACCCAAGGCTCGTCGCGTGGAGCGCCTGACGGTCTTCCTGCCGATCCAGCGGATCGACGACTCCGGCTGGCTGGACGTGGGCGATATCCGCGAGTTCGTTCGGTTGCTCGACGAAGCCGCCGTCACGGACAACGTGGTGGCCCGGGTCTGGTGGGACAGTACCGACGAGCGCCGGCCGGGGATTGAAGTAGTTGTTGAAACAAAGATCGACCCTAGGAGAGAGCCATGAGCATGGACGACGAGTGGGGCCGTCCCACCGAAGTCACCGGGGAGTACGCCCGGCCTAGTGACCTCAAAGGTCACCTACTCATCGTGTACCCGATCGGGTACGTGGACGAGATCCAGACCCAGTACGGGCCCTCGGACGCCATCATCGTGGACGTGGTGGACCTGGACGACAAGGACGAGCAGGGCCTTGCCGGCAAGGTGTACCGCAGGAGCACGTTCTTCCAGAACCTGCTGATCGGCAGCCTCAAGTCTCAGATCGGGACCAAGGTGCTCGGCGTCATGGGTCAGTCGGTGGCCAAGCAGGGCAGGAATCCTGGCTGGATCATCGTTGACATGTCCGGAGACCCGACTGCTCGTGAGCGTGCCAGCGCCTGGAAGCAGGCCCACCCGAACTTCCGGGCCAGCCTGTTCTCGCAGCAGCAGCATCAGCAGCAGGCCAGCATCCCTCCACAGCCGCAGGCACAGCGGCCCGCACAGCAGGCACCGGCCCAGAACGCCACGCTGGACTCGATGAGCTACCACCCAGTACCTGGGTCAGCGACGCTCAGTAACGAGGAGAAGGATCTTCTGCAGCAGTTCCGGGCCCGGCGCAACCAGGCCGGCCAGCAAGATCCGTTCCAGGACGAGGCACCGTTCTAGGGGGACATCCCCAGGGCATAGATGAGGCCCTGCGCCGGGAGCAGGATACCGGCACAGGGCCTCTAGCCCCTGGAGAGAGCTACCGACAAGATACCCGGCGACGCCCCTAGCGCGAGGCTAACACCCGGGTCTACAGTCGTCGTACCTTCGGTTTCCAGGTGCAGATGCAGGGGCCCTTGCCACCCCAATTGGCAAGGGCCCCGGGCGGGCGGACCAGGATGCCAGTCACTGGTTGGCCCGTCTATCTGCAATCGGAGATAAGATGCCAGATGTTGTGGTCGAGGGTCAAGTAGCCCACAAGAACATCGCTCTCCCGTGGTGGATGGCAGGCGTCTCGGTCGTCCCGATCCAGGCGAACGGGACCAAGCGCCCGACTCGGGACTGGTCGGTTCTGCAACGCACGAGGATGACGAAGCACGAGGTCGAGCATTACTGGCGCGAAGGCCAGGACGTCGGAGTAGCGGTCATCTGCGGGGCCATTTCCGGCAACCTGGAAATGACGGAGCTTGAGTCAGCAGCAACCACAGCCGAGGCGCTGAAGAAGGTAGAGAAGGAGTGCGCAGCCCGGGGGATTATCGACCTTTGGGAATCGCTCCTCTACCACGGCTACGCAGAACTGACCCCGACCGGCGGCCTCCACTTCCTTTATCGAATTACCGAACACGATATTCCCGGTAATACGAAGCTGGCCCAGGAGCCTGACCCTAGCAACCCTCGGCTGATGAAGACGCTGGCCGAGACCCGAGGCGAAGGCGGCTACGTCATCGTGGCCCCGTCCGGGGGCCAGTGCCACCCGACCGGTGATGACTGGTCAACCGTGGCCGGGCAACAGGGTGTCATTCCTGAGATCACTTGGTCACAGCGAGTAGCACTGCACAACGCCATCACGGCAGCACTCGATGCCACGCCGGCACCAGCAGATCCCACGTCACCCCCGGCGCAGCCATCAGCAACGTTGGCGCAACGCCAGGCCATGGGTCTGGGCATGCGTCCCGGCGACGAGTTCAACGAGAAGGCCGACTGGAATGAACCCTGGTTCACCGACCAGGGGTGGCAGGTCAGCCACCGGTTCGGTCACGAGACATTCTGGGTGCGTCCTGGCAAAAACCCTAAGGACGGACACTCTGCTACCACGGGTTACCGGCACGGCAGTGACTGCCTGTACGTCTTCTCCACCTCGGCTGGCCTGCCAACGGAAACCCCACTGAGCAAGTTCATGGTCTACGCCACCTACTATCACGGTGGAAACCTGTCCGTAGCTGCCAAGTCTCTTCGCCAGCAGGGCTACGGTGACCCGATCGGAACCACGGTCACGGCCCTCGTGCCATGGACTGCCGACGATGGCGCCGAGGTCGAGGTATCGTTACCCTCACATACGGGTCTAGACCTTACTGATGTAGGTAACGGACGGCGAGTGAAACAGCAACACGGCGACGAGTTCCGGTTCAACACCAGGGAAAACTGCTGGTACCGGTGGGACGGTGCCGTCTGGGTGAAGGACGAGCACAACTACATCCAACGTGCTGCCGTCGAGTGTGCCGAGTTTGCCCGGACGCAGGCGGGCCAAGCAATGCAGGCGGCCGAGATGCGTGGCGACGAGGAAGAAATCAAGGCCGCGAGCAAGCTGTATGCGCGGGCCTCGGCGTTGATGAACAAGGGAAAAATCGACGCCGCCATCGCCATGTTCGCCACCGAGCCCGGCATCGCCATCACCAGCGACCAGTTCAACCTGGACATCGACCTGCTGAACCTGCCCAACGGCATCCTGGACCTGGAGAACAACACCTTCATCCCCGAGCACGACCCGAAGCTGTTGATGACCAAGAAGATGGGCGCCAGCTACGACAAGGATGCTCAGTGTCCGATGTTCGAGAAGTTCATGGAGGACGCTTTCCCGGACATGGACCTTCGCCTCTATGTCCAGCGGGCTATGGGTTACTCGCTCACCGGCAAGGCCGACGAGCGCGTCATGTTCATGCTGCACGGGCCTTCCGGTACCGGCAAGTCCGTGCTGACCTCGGTCATGAGCACCGTGTTCGGTGGCTACGGGGCGACAGCACCAGCGTCCACCTTCCGAACCAAGAAGAACACCGAGACCTTTGACCTGCACCGGCTCCGAGGAGCACGCTACGTCTGCACCTCCGAGATGCCGGAGGGTCAGCAACTGGATGAGGACCTCGTTAAGCGGGTCACCGGTGGCGACGTAGTGACTTCGCGCGGACTCTACGAGGCATACAGCGAGTGGCGCCCCAACTGCGTGGTGTGGATTGCCACCAACTTCCTGCCGAAGGTCAACAGCGACGACAACGCATTCTGGCAACGTGCCAAGACCGTCAGCATGAACACCGAATTCATCACGATGGAAGGTCATCGCCTGGGCTACGCGCAGATCCTGGCGAAGGAGGCCGACGGCATCCTGAACTGGCTCATCGAGGGCATGGAGCAGTACCGGCTCTACGGTCTGGCCGAGCCTGAGTCAGTACGCCAGGACATCGAGGCCTACCGTGTCGACGTGGACATGGTTGCGTGCTTCGTCCGGGACCGCATCGAGGACGGAGCACTGATTCCCCAGCTTGGTGCGCAAATCAAGTCGTCCATCCTGCGGGGGATGTTCGAGGCCTACTGCACCGAGAACCACCAGATACCGCTGGGCATGCGTCGGTACCAGAACCGACTCAAGGCCATGGGCTATGAGTCCACAAAGGTCGGTGGCACGTCCTACTGGCAGGGCCTGACCCAGGACCTGGAGTTCGGAGTTTTAGGACTTTTGCAATGACCATTCAGAATATCCCACGCGAGCTTCCGGATGTCGATGATGTCATCCCCGATAGGCTAAGCGTGCAAGGACGCGAGCTTCCAATTGCAACGGTAAAATTTCGGACGGATGGCCACCGAGACGCTGACATAGCAGCAATTTATGGTACGCCGCAGAACGGATCCCTCGTACGGGTGCACTCGCGCTGCATGCTCTCGGAGGTCTTGCACTCACTCGAATGCGACTGCGGTTGGCAACTTCGGCGCAGCGTTGAGCTTTTGACTGTCCAAGGCGGAGTCCTGATCTACCTCGACCAAGATGGGCGGGGCGCTGGTGCTCAGCGCAAGGCCGCAGCCTATAGGCTAATGCACGAGGAAGGTCTCGACACGTATGAAGCACACACCAAACTTGGACTGCCGCCGGATCTCCGCGACTACAGCGCAGTTCCAGAAGTGCTCAAGAGTCTTGGACTCTCGTCCATTCGACTTCTGACCAATAACCCAGAAAAGATTGAGGCGCTGCAACTTGGAGGTATTCGGGTGGTCAGGGTTCCCCTGATCGCGAAGCCGACTCCAACGACTATCGCTTACCTCATGTCCAAGAAGCGGCACGGACATCTACTATAGATAGCGCGCAGGAAGCATCGCTGATGCTTCCTCCAAATTTTTGGCAGAGTAAAGTTCCTGAGCATTCATCGATACATGTAGGAGCATCGATGGCTGTAGGTGACGAGCACCAATATTCAGACGGACGAATATACGTGGAAACCGAGTGGGGGCCTAACATTTGGTGGACCTGCGCTGACTGCGGGGCCCCAGCAGCCGCCTGCTTCGAGTACACTGGCGTAGTGAGGTGCTCGGGCTGTTGGCCCAAGTTCCACGGCCTGGACCCAGCACGTGGGCCCGGCGCCCTAGCTACTTAGTCCACAAGGGACAACCAATGCGAACAAAGATCCTGTCAGTGACGGCCGCTGACTGCGAGCTACAGACCTTCAGGTCTGGCGGCAAGGGTGGCCAGAACCAGAACAAGCGGGACTCCGGTGCCCGCTACATCCACCATCCCTCAGGCGCTCGGGGCGAGTCCCGGGAGGAGCGCACCCAGTGGCAGAACCGGAAGATCGCCTGGCGCAAGATGGTTGAGTCGCCGGCTTTCCAGCTTTGACTGCGCCGGACGCTAGGACAGCAGCTAGCCGTCGAGGCAGAGGCTACGCGCTACGAGACCCCTGAAGACGAGATCAAGGTTGAGGTCAAGATCAATGGGAGATGGACTCAAGTTAGGGCAACGGACCTTGCGTGACCAGGCCGACTACTGGCTGATGGGTCCAGGGTCAAAGCCTCTACGAAGCAGGTGGCAACCGATCGTCCCACCTCGGATCATGGTGCGACAGGAGCCCAACCTCTACAACGACCGGTTCTTCGTCTACATCGAGATGGTCGCCATGCCTGGTGGTGGTGCCACCATCGGGGTGAAGCTTGGTCCCCACAAGAGCCATGGTGCTGCCTACCGGGCAGCCGAGAAGTTCATAAGCAGCGACGAGGCACACGACTGGCTCGAAAACTGGTGCTCTTAGATATGGGTCCAGGTCTTGCGGTTGATGACGTCCCGGACGGTCGTTCGGGGGATCTCCAGGCGTTGGGCGAGTTCTGCGATGCTCATGCCGGCCACTCCGTGGAGGGTCCTGATAGCGAGCACCTTCTTCTCGGTGAGGCGAGCGGAACTGTTCGCCTCTCCATGACTGCCGACGGCCACTGTACTGTGCTCCTAGATAATGAAGGTCAACGATGCTGAGGCCAATCCTAGCGCAATGAGGTCGACCCGGGCGGCCAGACGTTCGCCTACGAACGCGGCGATAAGGAAGCACACAAACGCAACGATCCATAGCAGCAGGTCAATCATGCCTGAGGGTTTACCCGATTCGCTGCTAGAGAAAACGGGCGAATAGTAGTACCTTGTTGCCATGGCTGGCGCGATGACCATGGCATTTCATAGGCGCTGGGGCGATTTTGAATGCCCCGAGTGTGACGAGGCTGCGTCTGCCATTGAGTCCGAGTTCGTCACCGTCGGGACGCTCAAGAACCCCAAGGGCACCGAGCGGCTGATGGTCTACTGGACCACCGGCGAAGGCGGCACAGTCAAGATCCGCTGGGGCACGGACGGCTCGTTCCGGCGCTGCGTGCGACACCTGAGGAAGTACTTCCCCAAGGACCCCAAGGGCCTGTGTGCCAACCTGCACCACCGGGCAACCGGTGAATGGCCCCGGGAGCATGGGAAGCTCGGCATCCCCAGCTAAAGGTCCTGGAACGTTCCGGGAGCTATGACCTTCAACTGACGAAGAAGCTCCTTGGCAAGCTCCTGGATCTCCGCATCAGCATGGGGCGAAATACGCTTGGCGATGACCTCGCGCCAGGCCCGCATGTTACCGGTGACGACGAGCTTCGTCTCCGTCATGTTGGGCAGAACGGCGCGGGCGGCCTGGCGAGCCTCCTTGCGAGTCATACCCGAGTGCTCCAGCGTGGCTACGATGACGGCGTAAGCGCGATGCGTCGACTCCACGACATCGTTGATCGCGCCCTGACTGAGCGTCGCGTCAATCATGTGTGCGGGCAGGTTCTTCCACCCCGGAGGCGCGATGTACTCGGCCTGCGACTCGTCCACGTACCGCTGAGAGACCTGTGAGAACGACAGGTGCCGGTGTCGGACAAGCTCGTGAGACAAGGATCTGGACACCCCGGCCACATAGAAGGTGGCTGAGGCATGCTCCAGGACCGAGAAGTGCGCCTGATTGATGATGTTTCCCAGGTAGTCGCTGTTGGCAGCCGTCTTGGGATTTGGCCGGTCCCAGCTTTGGTAGCAAAGACGACCGGCGAACTCGGCCAGATCATCGGCGTCGGCAATGCGCTGCCCGCCGAGGATGTATCCCGCCTCTTCCCACGCCCCGACGTTCACCGTGGTGGTGTGAGCGATCAGCCGAACGATCATGCCTCGGGCTCGCGGATAGGCTCCTTCACGGCTGGGCCCTGAACCTCCAGAGTCAGGTCTCCGACGTCGAGACGTAGGGCCTTGTGGTAGTAGCCGTCTACAGTGGTGTGGGAGGTCTCGACGGACTCCCAGTTCCTTAGCTGCTCTTCCAATCGCTTGTACTGCCGGTAGTCAAGGCGCAGGTAAAGGTCAGTCATCTTCCACCCCTCGTTGATTGATCAAGTCATGATAAGCGACTAGGCAGCTTCCTCAAGCTCGTCCCACTGGTCCAGCGTCAACCCACAGGGCCGATCATCAGCATCCCGGGCCTCGACGACGCCACACAGGCAGCAAATGACCACGTCCCCAGGCAGCGACCTAGGGACGTGAGCCTTACCTACCTTGGCACAAGGGTCACAGAGCCCCTCAAGGGCGACGATAACCGGCATGCCACGACGATAGCCCTGCAGTGTCGGGTTGAGCTAGAGCCAGACCTGCCGAACCTAGCCTTACCACGACAAGCCATACCGAGCCTTACCTGCCCCACCGAGCCTGACCACACCTCGCCATGCCGCACCCTGCCTGCCCCACCAGGCCTTGCCTTGCCTCAACACGCCAAGCCATTCCCCACCTGCCCTACCAAGCCCAGCCTTGCCGCGCCTTGCCAAACCTAACCTGCCAGACCCGACCTCGCCTCGCCCTGCCGAACCCGACCGCGCCATGTCGTACCTGCCTCGCCGAACCCTGTCACAACACACCGTGCCATGCCACACCTGCCCTGCCTGACCACGCCTTGCCGAGCCTTACCAAACCTGCCGGACCCCGCCTCACCCATCCAACCGAACCAAGCCCTACCTGCCAGACCACACCTTGCCAGGCCCAGCCGTACCAAGCCCTACCTGCCGCGCCATGACCAGCCTTGCCTCATCAAGCCCCACCTGCCGCACCCCGCCTTGCCGCACCCCACCCTGCCTGCCAAACCGTGCCGTACCGTGCCGTGCCCCGCCTGACCTCACCTGCCAGGCCTTGCCGGAACCAACCTCACCTCGCCTCACCGCGCCATACCTGCCGCACCCTGCCACACCTGGCCTAGCCTTTCCCCGCCGCACCAAGCCGAGCCCTACCTGCCACACCGAACCCCGCCTAGACACACCCTGCCTCACCACACCTGCCAAGCTCTACCTCACCATGCCGCAACGCACCTGGCCTCGCCTGCCGCACCAAAGCCCTGTCTCACCATGCCCAGCCCAGCCGCACCTTGCCTGCCACGCCAAGCCCTGCCCTGCCTAGTCTTGCCGCACCTCACCTGCCCAACCCCGCCAAACCCTGCTCCACCGTGCCCTACCTGCCACACCGCGCCTAGCCCAGCCTCACCCGGCCGTACCTCACCTGCCGCGCCCTTGCCTCGCCATGACACACCAAGCCCAGGCAAGCTCTAGAAGTCGCCGTCGGCGACCTGGAACACCGTCAGGCCCAAGGATCTCCACATGGAAACAACCTTGTTCCTGTCGTCGAAAACACCCACCACGTTATAGCGTTCCCTGATCTCACGATCGAAGATCTCCATCTTGACCACCTCGTCTGGGCGTTCATCGCCGGTGTCCCGCATAAACAGCCGGCCCCACTCCACACCCACGTGATTGATCAGCCACTTCTCGGTGGGCTCACGGCAAATCTCCGGCCGCGCGGACAGAAAGACGAACTGGCACAGGCCCGTACTGTCCAGGGCCTCCAGAAGCCGAATGACGGGGTCGTTGGCCCGGTCCAGGCCCACTGCATCCCAGTCGTAGAGCCCCCGGTCCCCCTGCAGGGCCACGGTGCCGTCGATGTCCACCAAATATGTGGGCACACCCTCGATGGGCACGTAGACCTGGGGCGGCTCCGGCAGCGGCGGGGCTGGCGGAATCGGCAGCGGGAAAGACTGGCCTACAAGGAACGTCCGGTGGTACCCGGCGATCACATCCTCGGGCACCGGCCGGTCCCGTAGGGAGTTGCGATGGAGCACCTCATCCAGCGGCGTCTGGGACATGTCGTAGACCAGAATCAGGCAGTTGAACTGCCGAGCCACGGCCAGGACCTCCTGCACCGACTGGTCGGCCAGGTGGATGTCGTCCACCACCACGTCCATGTCGGCTGCCAGCAGCGCGGACAAGGTGACGTTGCGTAACGCCTTGGCCTGCTCCACGCTCAGGTCCCCACCAGCCATAGCAGCAAGGTCAGCCCGGCTAACCCTGGCTCGGATGGTGGGGTCCTGCTCCACCCATTCCCGGGCCCAGGTGGTCTTGCCGCAACTAGGCAGACCCCGGACGATCGTCACTGACGCCATCGCGGACTAGCTCCTCCTTCTCCTGTTGGTGCTCAACCATGAGTCCCTTAAGTTCCCAGCCAACCATTCCGCCGATGACTGCGAACACCAGGAGCCAGAACACGCCCATCAGTTTGTACCGGCAATAGGATCAAGCCTTCGGGCAACACCCACTGGGCTAATCGTGATTTCCAGTTCGTTGGGATTGCCCCACGCCTCCAGCGCGTCCTTACTGATGTAGACCTGGCCAATCACCGGCAGGTCACCCCGGTCGAACTCTTCCTGGTACACAACCTTGTTCCGCGTTTCGCGGAAACGCCAGAAACGCAGACGCCGTGGTCCTGCAATCACGGCTTTCTCCCTCCTCTTGCCGCCCACACATAGGCCAGGACTGTGAGTAGCCCCAGCATGAACATAAAGAAACCGATCGCGCGGTATGCCTCGACGCTCACCGCACTGGCTCTGGAACCGGAGCGCTCCTCAGGAGATCGAGGACCTTGGCCTCATGCTTCTCGCAATTCCAGGGCGCCGTCTGGTAGTCGGCAAACCAGTACGCAGTCACGGCAGCAAGGTCGGCCCCCACTGGAATGGCCTCGATGCTTTCCACAGCGAACTCAGCAGCCTCGTCAAAGTCCATGTTCTCGAACAGGTCCTCCAGGAGGCAGGCAACAGGCACAGGAATGCCGTAAAGCCTTTCCACCTCGTGGTGCCAGGCCACGATCTCGTCCGCGTTGTCAACCTTCATCTGGGGTAAGGTGCAGCCCAGCAGGCAGCCCTTGTACTGGCTGGCCAGTTCGGGTGCGTACTCCTGGTAATAACCCTGGACAATTGAGTCCTCGGCTCGGTGCTGCTTCATCCGAAGCACGACCTCTTCCTTGAGGCCGGGATCACCAAGCCAGGCAAGTGGCTTGACCTCGTTGGTGACGGTGAGGATCTCGTTCATTCTTGTTCCTCGTCTTCCTCGGGCAGGCGGTGAGCCCACACGTCAGTCACAACGGCATCTGGGTTCGCTCTGCGGACCTTTTCGACAGCGATGCTGACGGCGCTGGCGGGGTCTAAGGCGCTGACCTCTACCTGCCACGTCAAGGTCACATCGAACTTCGACATCACTTCAGTTCCCTGGTAGCAATTCTTGACCGGTCACTGGATCATAGGTAGTGCGGCCGATTTCGTTGCCGTCGCTATCGAGGTTGACAATGCTGATGCCACCGCCAACGACCTCGTGATACAGGCCAGAAGCCATCACGGTCTCCCACCAGAAGCTCGGGTACTTGTCACCGTTGACCCGAAGGACCTCGGCGGCACGACGGTTCCAGTCGTCTGCATCGACTGTCTGACGCATGTACGCGGCGAGGCCCTCTGGCGTAGTTAAAGTCTTCTCCACACCCAGCACCATACCCCACCCCCACATGGGGGTCAAGGTCCGCTCCTGTTGGACCAGGGACCTCGATGCAGGGGATGGGGATTGACCTAGAACCAAGGGACCAGGTCCCGATACCAGGACGGGTCAAGGTCCTCATCCTCCCATGGACCAGGACCCTGATGTCAAGGGATGGGGCTTGCGCCAGCACCAGGCGCCAGCATCGAGTGACGTAGGACCAGGCTCCCGGGACCAGGCCCCCCACTGTCACAGCGGGCCCCTTGGTTACAGATTCAGTAACCAGAGCCCCTCATTTGACAGTGCCCCAGCCCCCATCCTCCTCGGCCAGGACCCGTTTTGAACACCGAGAGTATCGTTCCTGTTGCGATCGGTAGTTTCCGCAGGTCAGAGGGCCTAGCAGGAACGATGCGCGATCTTCCTCCTGGATCTGGCTACCAATCGCTTCTCTGTATAAATTTAAGTCTTATTAGTATTATTTTTCTCTGTCCCTCTTTGTCCTATATTCATCTCTACACCCCCTCCCTCCTGCAATTAAAATACTTTTACTATAACTATTCTTTTTTTCTCTCCTTTTCTAGCGCTCTCCTCGTCTTTTTAACGTTCCTGATAGATCAAATAGAATAGATAAAGATAAATAGTACCAGGTAGAAGACATTTGATCTTGGAAAAAGTACCATTGAACGACGCTCATCGATCGTTCCTAACGTTCCTGCCCAAGATCCGCGAAAAGGTGCCTTGACCTGCGCAAATGCGGTCTGCGGTCCGAACTGGACCAGGAACGTTGCCCAGCCCCTTGTGCTGTAACAAGAAATGTGCTAACATGAACAGATGCCGGTGATGCCAGCGGTCTGGTGGGACCTGCTCCTGGACGGAACCATCAGGCGCGTGGAGTTGAGGCTGACCCCATGGCGCGATGCCGCCGGCATCAGGGCACTGATCTACCGGCAGGCGGAGATGCGGGAGCGTCTCGCTGCCACCCACAAGCCGCAGTTGGGCACGCTCATCGTCCAGGCGTGGGGTGGTCAGGGGCTAGAAGCCTTCAGCCCCAATCACAACCTCAAGGACCCCAAGATCTGGACTGCTGCACCGGTCATGCAGCTACCCGCAGCGATGCGCGTACGGTCCCAGCCCCAGGCACCAGTGGCACGTCCTCCCACTACTTACAGCGCTCAGGTACCTGCACCAGCGGTCCATGACCTTCGTCATGATCCTGGCGCGGACCTTGGAGACGACAACATCGAGGACCTGCTGCCACCTTGTTCCTGTGGGCTGGGACTGCACAGCGCCGAGGTTCATCCGCCAAGCTGCCGGGTCTGGGGCTAGCTCCAGCACCTTGGTCCTAGGTCAGCCAAGAATCAGGCAGCAGTACTGTCCTGGCCTAGCTCCTCGGCACCGGTCCCGGCAGCGGGCTCGGACTGCTTACCGGCACCCCAGGCGGCTGCTGCTGCTTGGCCTTGCCTGATCCGGGCTTCGACTCCTTCGAGGAAGTCGAGGACCAACGCTCCTCGGTCGACGGCCTGCAGGGAAGGATCATCTTCTTCTTCCACGGGGGCGGGGACCTTGCTGAGCCGGTAGTGCAGGGCCAGGTCCTTCTCCGCTCGTAGCCCAATCTCCAGGAACCGGGGGTCGATGGGGCGGGTGCCGTCCATGTCGTCCCGGATCCGCTGCTCGCACCGGGCCCAGACCAATTCCAGCCGTTGCACGATCAGCGCCCTGACCCGAGGTCCGTCCTCGACCAGTTGTTCTTCGCTGATCTCTCTGGGTGCTGGTCCTAGCTCGTAGGTCATAGGCCCAGGGTAGGCAACATGCATGTCATTTTTCTAGGATCCCTATCAAGGTTCATGATCTTGTACATGAGATTCGGGAAGTTGCGTGCAGCACACTCAACTCTTGAAGCATTGAAGAGGAGCAAAGTCTCAGAGAGACACAAAAAAGCACCAACGCTTCAACTTTGCGTTGGTGCCTGGACCTCTGAATCAAGATCCTCGTTGCCTGGCGCTTGTTTGTGGGCTTTTGGGCCTTGGCGCGATAATCCCTCATCCGGGGCCTGGCGCGTGCGCGAGGAGCAGGAATCGAAGGTTCTGGTTCTGGGCTGAGAGGCTTGATTCTGGGTGAATATTCAGGTGTCAAGGTGCTTTGTGCTTGCAGCTAGAGCCTAGCTCGTTGCCCCTGGTCAGCGCAAGGGGCTGGCTCAAGATTCTTTGGGGCTGGTCATGGGGGCCTGGTGCTCGGCCACCGTGGGACCTGGCCACTGGGGCACCGTACCGGGGCCGGCACCGTGGCCCCCGCCCCTAGCACGGCTGGTCCACCGTGGACCGTAGGTGCCAGGGGCAGGGGCCCGTGGTGCGGTTGGTGCGGTGGTGCTAGGGGG